TCATGTGTTGAAGAAAGTTCAACTGATTGTTCTTCGTTTCTACATAGAAATCCGGACGGTTAATATCCACAGAACCTGCCGGTCTGGTGCCGAAAGGAGGATTGGCAAGTATTACATCTACAAGGGTGGATGGTTCTTTCTCCAATGAATCCTCACAAACAATCGGACTTCGGTCTGTTCCCACACCATGCAAATATAGGTTCATGGAAGCAAGCGTTACGACCAATGGTGTGTTATCTACACCATGCAGTGCCTTGTTACGCAAGAAATCACGTTTTTCCTTACTGGCAGACTGTTCTTTCATGTAATCATATGCAGTCAAGAGAAAACCTCCGGTGCCGCAGGCCGGGTCACAAACTGTTTCTCCAATTTGTGGAGCTATGCAATCTACCATTGCTTTGATGAGCGGGCGTGGAGTAAAATACTGACCGGCACCACTTTTCTTGTCCTGTCCATTCTTCTCAAGGATGCTTTCGTAGATAGCACCTTTCACGTCTCCATCCATGATCAGCCATTGTTCCTCATCAATCATGGTAATGACTTTTTTCAAATAGACTGGCTTGTCAATCTTGTTTTGTGCTTTTGTATAAATTGTGCCGATAAGGTTTTCCTGTTCACTCAGTTGTTTCAGAGTATCTTCGTATTGCTTTACTAAATCTAGACCGTCAAGAGATATTAAATCACTCCATTGATAACCAGATGGTATTGCTGATTCTTCTCCAAACATTTCTACATTCTCTGCGTCCATCTTTAAAAATAGAAGATAGGTGAGCTGTGTAATATAATCTGTAAAACCGATACCTTGCCCGGCAAGAGTTGTTGCCAGATTCCAAACTTTTTTGGTGAGCGATTGCTCTGTTGTATTATTTGCTGCCATAATTTTAATCAAAATTTTTATGCTCTATTATAAGCATGTCATCTAATGTGACTTTATAAGTATTTATTTCAGTTACATAATAGAATGGATATTGCGATTTGCCTTCTTTTGACACATCAATAAAACAATTCCACGGGGATACTTTTGGAGATGTAGCTCCAGGGTCAAGACAGAAAATTTTAGTTATGATGTCATTTTCATCGCTTTCTATTCCTATAGCCAATAAAGCATGTGCACCATCATTGAATTCTGTCGAGATTATAACTGGAGTATTCTGGCTTACGAATTGCCTTATCAATTCAATCCTATCATCATTAGATCTTGGCCTTTTGTGTATTGCCCTAATTTCAAATGGCTGTTCATTGATTTCACGTGCTAATGCTGTATAGTTATAACCATTTTGAATAAAACCTTGTTCATAGAAAAAATGGTATAAGAATTTGCCTTTAGGAGTACGCCTATCGGGGAATTTATATAGTTGAATATCTTGCTCTTCAATCATCCCTTGGCATAGCATTGCCATCACAAGGGAATAAATAGAACATGCGCCATCTAAATCCCCTTGTTGCTTATGTACATTGACCCATCGCCCATCAGCATCTTTTGTTTGCAAACCAGTTCGATTTAATCTTATCCTATCTATTATTTGTATGGTTGTCATTATTATGCTGCTTTTCTTAAAACTACAAATGTATATAGAGACTGTAAAGCTTCGTTAGCTTTCTGCATATTGCCAAAGGCACGGATCATCTGTGCTGCCTGAGTTGCATCATCTTCACGAATCTCTTTGATTGTACAAGCTCCGTTGGAAGCAATATAATCTACAATACGACTGATAACTTCACGTTGTTTATCTGTTATTTCGCGCTGATTTTGTCCTAACCATAGATTAAAATACTGTTTAGAGGTAGAAACTACACTATCTAATCGTTCTATTTGGTGTAAAGCAAAACGTACAAGCTGTATGATATTAGTCAAAGCATCGCTTTCTTCTTTTGTAGAAGAACGTCGAACACTGTTTGGATTCAGAATGGCATATGAATTCCACAATTGTTTGGAAGTAAAATGATTGTTAGCCATCTTGAGTTTGTTTTCCAAATCTTTTAGCATTGAATAGGTAATTGGCTCACCTTCATTATTATAAATTATACGTAGAGCTTCTATTTCATCACTATGTTCTTTGCAAAAATCTTCAAAGGCTTCTGTGGTACTTTTAGCTTCTTCTATTGAAAAACCTTTAGATATAAGCGTGTCTTCACCAGGCATTAGTGTGTTGACAAACCCGGCAGCAAGAATAAGCAGATATCGACGCGCATCTGCATGATTTGCAAGCGGAGCTACTAAACCTTTCCGTTCGTTATTAGGCTCTTTAGTACTTATGAATGGCGGCAGAATATTGTTTTCAAATGCTTCGTAAATCCTTGAAGCAAGTTCTTTCATGTCGTCATTTGCTAGACGTACGAACTCAGTTCGCTGTGAATTATCAGCTTTGTTGTATATTCTGGAAAGTGTTGCAGCAAGACGTTTCAGATGCTCATCAGGAAGGTAACCATGGGTAATCTGTTCCAACAGCTCTTTAAGAGTAATAATCTTTGTAGTCGGCTCATCAGTTATCGTAGGTATTGTTTTTTCGTGTTCAGTAACACCTACGGCATCAACTAAATAGAAACAATCTTTACTGAACGCATTTGGAGTTACATTTCGTAACTGCTCATCTCCAATTGTGCGTACACCACGTCCTTTCATCTGTATATAGAGCGGTAAAGATTCTACATCACGCATGAAAATCAATACTTCAAGAGGCTTAACATCTGTACCAGTTGCTACCAATGTACAAGTTACGGCAATTCTGAAATCCTTGTCATTCCGGAACTGACGTATCAATTCATTACTATCGCCCGCAGAATAAGTTATTTTTTGCACGAAACGGTCATCTGTATGTCCAAATACCTCTTTAGCTATCTGTACGATATTGCTGGCATGAGTCTCATTTAGAGCAAATATCAAAGTTTTTGGCAGATAGTCAAAATTGGCATCCCGCTGTGGATCATTGAATAACTCCGTATAGACTACATCACGATAAGTAGACAGAATAAGTTTTATTTGTGCAGGATTAATGACACTTCTGTTTAGCTCTTTATTGGTATATGTCTTCGTTTCTTTATTGGAAATGGTTTTTACATCTCCGGTATAACGTGTTTCTTCTTTGATTTTTTCTCCTTCTAATATAGCACCGCCATTTTCTGTAACCTGCGTTTTGATTCGATATACGCGACAATCTACATTTACACCATCAACGATACTTTTCTCCAATGTGTAGTTGACTATGCGATTATTGTTAAAGAATGCCATTGTTTCAGGAATTGGTGTGGCTGTCAAGCCAACAAGTCTGGCTGTATCAAAATATTCCAATACCTTACGCCAATTCCCATAAATGGAGCGGTGACACTCATCTATGATAATCAGATCAAAATAATCATGTGGTAAATTGGGATTAGGAGGCAATACAACTTCTTCTGTAGGATCATTATCATCATCGTTGTCATTATCCTCAATAACATCGCCTTTCAGAAAAGAAAAAAGACGCTGTATTGTTGAAATAACGACATTGCTATCAGATGGTATAGAAGAGGAACGAAGACGATTCACTGTAAATATTGTATTGAATGCATCTCCATTTTCTGTCAACCGGAAAGTTCCAAATTCTCCCTCTGCCTGTTTCCCGAGGTTATTTCTGTCCACAAGAAATAGTACTCTTCTCATTGGAGTATATGAAAGAAGACGATATGCAGCAAGACATGCGGTATATGTCTTACCTGCACCTGTTGCCAATACCATCAAGGCGCGATTCTGCCCACTCCTAAAACTTTTTTCCAGTTCAGTAACTGCCTCATACTGACAATCACGTAATCCTTTTTTCTGCAAAGAGGGAAGTCCTGCGAAATAATCACTTATTCCTAACTGCTTGACCAACTCATAAGGAGTAGGGATAGCCATTATCTGTTTAAAACTTTGCTTTTGTTCGCGAAAATCACAGAAAAACAGTTCTTTGCCATTTGAAGTAAAGATAAACGGCAATGGCTTCTGATATGCCTGATAGATATGGGGAACACTTTTAGCATATAATACAGCCTGTTCGCAAACATTGTTGGAAAAAGGATCTATTTCTTCTCTTTTAGCTTCAAGCACACCAATAGCCTTTCCGTTAATGAAAAGGAAATAATCTGCCTCAAGATTACCTTTTAGCAACCCTTCCCTTATTGCGACAGCCGTGCAAGTCGGTTCATAATCTTCTCTATTGATTACCTTCCAACCTGCTTCGGCAAACCACAGATCTATCTTTTGCCTAGCTTTTTCTTCCGGAGTCATAGTCGTTCCTATATTTCTGCATTATCAGAAGTTATACGCCAAAAAGATAACACATGCCCACAGAATATCATTCTCGTTCATCCTTATCTGTTATCAGATCTTTTAAGTCAACTTGAAGAATCTCTGCTATTTGTTGCAGTGTCTCCAAGTTAGGTTGGATTCTGTTGCAAGCATAGGCATTAACCATACTAAAACTCTTATCCAGTTTTTTTGCCAACCACGTCTGAGAAATGCCTTTGTCCGACAAAACTGCCTTTATCTTATTTAGTTTCATTCTTAGATGCAATTTTATAATGCAAATATAGTGAATTATATTCAATAGTCCGGATTATTTTTATACTTTTGTAGTATAAATAACTAAATGCCCCAAAGTGAATATGGTAAAATAATGCACTTATAGAACAGCGTTTAATAAATTATAACATTATCGTTAAATTGTAATTTCGTGAATTATAAAACCAAAAAAGAGATTAAAAGACGGCGTTATCAACTCAAACGAATGAGGCGCACAATGAAGCGTCAAAGCAAAAGTTACAAGTTGCGCCGTAGGCATCGTCTTGAAAATAGACGAAGAGGACTTGTGGCACAACTGAAATGGGAACGTAAAGCTTATGTAGAACTAGAGGTTCCTAAAAACTTTTCATTCATAGATAATACAAATGAAATTCTAGAATATTTCATAAAATGCAAATCGTTATTGCATAATAAGGAAAAGGTTCAATGTGATTTGTCACATATAACAGCTTTATCTTCAGATGCAATAGCATTACTTGCCGCATGTGCTAATGATGAGTCGTTTTTAGGAAAAAGAGGACGCATTAGGGGAAATGCACCTACAGATCCAGAACTTCTTAAATTATTTACAGAGTCTGGCTTTTATAATCATGTAAAAGCAACAAAGGTTTTAAAATCTGCACACAAAAGTGATACTAATTTGTTCCATCAAGAAAGCAATTATCAAGTGCAATCAGATATAGCAAAAAACGCATGTATACTAGGAACAAAACATGTGTTTGGAAGTAATAAACCTTTCCCAGATCTATATGAAATGCTAATAGAAGCAATGTCAAATACCAATAATCACGCAAGCAATAATTCAAATGCAAATCAATTCAAATGGTGGTTATATACTTATAACGCCCCTAATGGGCACACGATGTATACATTTATAGATTTAGGTGTTGGTATATTTGATAGTATCCCTGTACAGGTATTTAAAAAAATCAAGAGAGTTATAGGCTTGGAAAATAATACTGATTTAGTGCCCGATCTTCTTGACGGCAAAATTAAATCACGAGAAAAAGTAGACAATAAAATTAGAGGAAAGGGGATTCCACAAATAGCTGTCAATAGCAATTCTCAATATTTTGCACGAGCCTATATAATAAGCAATGATGTGAAAATAAACTTAAAAGATAAGACAGCAGAAGCTCTCGAACACAACTTTTCTGGTACTATGCTGTTTTGGGAATTAACAAACGGAGATACAACAAACAAAGACATATAGTATTTTTAATAAACATAATAACGGTTTAGACCATTAAATGTGGTATCTTTGTATTTAATTTGGTTTGATTGTTGAACATAGAAAAAGTAATATGGAAGATATTATCATAGACATAAAGGCTGATTTCTCTGACTCTCCAGGAGCTCGATATCGTAAAGACGGACCACATTCTGGCGAAGAGTTTTTTGAGGTATTGTTAAAACCCAAATTTGAAGAAGCAGTAAGAAATAAAGTAAAACTCATAATTAATTTGGATGGAGTGTGGGGATATCCATCTTCATTTGTATCAGGGGCTTTTGGTAAACTTTCTCTAGAAATGGGAAGTGAAGTTGTTCTTTCTACAATTGATTTTATTTCTAATGAAAGTGAAATTAGAAAAAAACGTATCATAACGGAAATAGAACATCCAACCAAAAGAGACAGGTAATGAAAGAACTACTTAAATATGCTAGTGGAGCTGCAATAGGAATAGTTGTAACTCTAGTAATTTTATCCTTTATTAGAGGATGTATAAACTATGAGATAAATATTATTGATGCGTTAATGCTCATTATTACAACTGCATTAACAATTGCTGTTGTATATTTAGGTAATTCGCTAAATAAAAGGAATGTGGCTCGCGATATAATATCCAAAGATTTAATGGAACTTTGCGATGTATATAGTAGGAATATGTCTATTTTAGAACAGCTTAGTAAAGGTGAAATATCCCTAGACGATGCAAAAACCGATATTAGAATGACATTTCACAGAGGAGATGTCATTTCTGATATGATACTAGAAGAAATCAAAGAATCTTTTCCTAAATTTCTAAACGATAAAAATTCAATACAAAATTTAGCAACGTCATATTGGAAATGGCTTACAGATGGTGACATGCAAGAAGCGAATTTTGTAATATCCCAACAATTTTTGAAAGAGCATGAAACAAAAGTTAGAAAAACAATATCTGACATTAGGTTAGTTATACATAGATTAACAAAATCAGCATAAACTTATTCTATGTATTACTATCCTCGAAATAGCAGTATTCTGTTACTATATAATTTTAGTAGTCCTTCTCAACAAATATACGTCTGGGAACTATTGGGTATCAAATATACAAGAAAATAATAGATTATAACTGTATATCAGATTGATAAAAAACATACTTCGGTTCAAGCGTGGAACTGCAATGCTACCACGTCTAAGTTGGAGGTCGTAGGAAACCTTTAGTACGGATATGGCAATAGCAGCCCACGCTATAGCGTGAGAACCACTATGCTTTCTCTCGTACTAAGCTCGAAATTTCCTACGTTTCCAACTTACTAGATAAGCATAACGCTTCTTCTTTTTTTCGTATGTTTTGGAATGAGGTAACTCATTCCGATTACAAAAGTAGAGATTTTCTTTGATAATTCCTTATTATTAAATGCCTTTCTTTTGCATGCACTATATTTTCAGTCCTTTATCTTGTTTAGTAGAGGTAATTCCTAAACTATTTCTCCATTCATTCGCTTTCTGCCTAAACCATTGCACAAGCGGAATGTTGTTCACGCATATATGATAATATCCTTTCCTGTTTTTGTCTTCCTTAAATAGGAATGCTGCATTTTCATCATGGAACTTTCGGTTGAACTCTGGAGAATAGAAATCACCTTTTAACCTTATCTCCTTCAACTTGCACAACTCCTGAATTACTCTTTCAGAGAATTTCAAGGTGGTTCGGCAGAAGTCAATTAACGGTAACAGGTTTTCTACATAAGGGAAGTATCGCTGTATCTTATCCACATATTCATTGAACTTGGTACGCTCTTCCTTATGTTCCTGTTCCATTGTTTTGATGTGTTGTATCAATTCTTTGTTCTGATTTTCAAGTGCGGAAATACGTTGTTGTAAATCCTCTCTTTCGGTTTTCAATTTATTGCTACCGAAAAGAGAACTGACCTTTGTCATGAATGCGGCTTTCGCTTCCGTCTTGGCAGCTTCCAGTTTTTCCGATTTGACCTCCTGCCTTATCTCGTCAAGCTGTTGCTCTGCCTGTTGTTGCTCGGTCTGTAACTGCTGCATGTTGGCCTCAAGTTCACCCGTCTTCCGTTTCAAATCACGGTAGTATTGGGCGGTTGTCGTATGGCGTGCTTCCGAGCCACGCACACCACGTTGCAAGCCATATTTCTCCATTGCTTTTGCGTAACTGTCGTGGTAGGCAACGAGTTTATCACGTGTCAGCACGTCATCGGCACACAGGCGCACGGTATTGGCTTTCTTGCGGTACAAGCATTTACCATCCTCCTGCTCCTTATTGGCTTTCCTGCGCTTTCCTGTTACTATCGGTACGACCGTGGCATGAATGTGCGGTGTGTGCTCATCCATGTGCAGGACTGCCGAAACTGTATTTTCCTTGCCGAATGTACGGTGTAGCCATTGCAGGTTGTCATCACACCATTCGTCAAGTCTGCCCCCGTCCTGTATTCTCGTCATATCCTCGTGCGTACCCGAAAGCACGATTCTAATTGCCCGCACTTGGTCGGGGGTTATCTTACGTTTGATACCTGCCGTACGGATACGGTGACTTATCGCTTCGGTACGGTCGGACACTCCATCAGGAAACTCCACCAGTTCACGGTTGAGATGTGTACGTGCCGAGTCGGCGTTCTTGGGTATGCTCTTACGTTCTATGTGGTCGGATGCGCCCGTGTCAGCCGAGCCTTTCGCTTTGTTGATTTGAATGCTTATATATCCCATGCTTATTTTTCGTTTTCAGGTTTGACAATTTGGTTTGTTGGTTTCCGTCCGCTGCGGTCATGTCGCATGGCAAACGGGGGTGTCCAGAGGGGTGTAACCCCGTTGGCTCATTGGGGCATTTTTAGCGGTGCTTGCACTGCGTAAAGAAAATGCCCTAATGAGCTATGGCTTTTCTGTTTCCAAAAGCCTATGAGAGTACCTCTCTTCACATAGCCTCCGCCAATGCAAAACTGGCACACAATCTTGTAGAGAGTTGTACCTACGCAAATGATTTCTTCTTTTTTCTTCATATTTTTGATACTGGTTTTAGTGCTGCCGACATTTTGTCGACAACGGGTTAAACATGGTTGCAAAGCTACGGAAGTGTCGGTAAAATCTTGATACGCAAATCTATGCGGAACGGCGCAAAATAGGTCATGCCAAAAGAAAATGCAGTATAAACGGGTTGCTCTTTCAGGTAAAAGGAGATAAAAAAGCCCGAAGTCGTGGAATATGCACGTCTTCGGGGATTGGTTGTTGCAGATAATTACAGATTGACTGACGCACTGATTTACGGATTTAATGACTTCATGTCGTCACTACGTCAGATTAAACCGTTAATCATCAAATGGCTGGACATTAAAAGTTCATGCTAACATTCATACGGCATCCTGTTATTCACTGACACCAGCAGGACTTGTTCCTTTTTTCGCCGGCACAATCTTTCCAGCAGGACATTGCGAATCATTGCGGCACCTGACGTGTCAATGCGGAAAGCGAGTGCCACCACCATCGGCAGGGCATACATGTCCGCATAATAGCCGTTGGGCAGCCTGATACGTTTTTCTGCTTCAAGTGGATTCAAAACTCCACACTTGTACACGGCACGGATGGCGGCACGGAGCGTCGGGGCGATTACCCCGAACAGTTCCACCAGCTCCATTTCATTCATCCATATATTACCTGTATCGGATGGTATGGTAATTCTACCATAGCTGTCCGTTGTGATTATTTCCCGTTTCATATCCCTGCCATTTTCACGTTTCCGAATGATTTGCTCAGTTTGTCGCTCAGCATCGTGAGGTCATTATCCAATTTCTGCACGGTTATCTTCGCATAGATTTGCGTGGTCTCAATGTTCGTATGCCCCAAAATACGGCTGACGCTCTCGATTGGCATCCCTTTGCTGAGAGCTAGGGTCGCAAACCCATGCCTTGAGCAGTGAAAGCTGATTTTCTTGGTGATGCCGCATTCCTTTATCATCTTTCCCATACGCTTGCATATTGACCAATAGTTGAGATTGGGAAATACAAGATTGTTTTCCTGAAAAGCCTTGTAACGCTCGATTGGTTGCATCCATTTTTAAGGAGGGAAAAAGAGTGTTGAATTTACGTGATTATCAGTATTTTGTTTGTTTGTCAAAATCTATAATCAGTTAGTTTCAGCACAAAAAATGCGGATAATGGACGTTGTTTCGTTACCAAATCGTGACCCATTTTAGCGTTAGGCATATACGTCTGTTTTTCAGCTTGTTTCGCAAAACTTCTCATTTCTAAATAGCTCAATATCAATTACTTTTGTGTTATAAAAAATATTGAGTTATGCGAAGTACATTCAAGGTTCTTTTCTATCTGAAAAAGAGTAGATTGACGGCCGATGGCTACCCAGTCATGTGTCGTATCACGGTCAATGGCACCCAGACAGCTTTCAGTTGCAAAATGACTGTCCCGGCAGAGTGTTGGGATATGGCGGCGAATCGACCGAAGAAATCGAAGAGTCCGCGTATCATCGAGATTAACGACTACCTCGACGACATCGAGAATCGGTTGAAGAAACATTATCGTCTTTTATGCGAGAAAACCGATTATGTGACAGCCCAGCGTGTTAAAGATGCCTATCATGGTTTCGGGGACGATAACAAGACGCTGCTCGAAGCCTATGATTACCGATTACAACAAGTCCAACAGGATATAGGCATCGGTCATAAGCAAAGCACTTACGACAAATTGTCGAATGAACGTAGGTGTCTGGAGTCGTTTCTGAAAGACAAATACCGGGAGGATATGCTGCTCAAGGAGCTGGACAGCGAATTTATCGAGACCTACTACCAATGGATGTTGGGGGTGCGGGGTTATAATGCGACTACGGCGTTCGGGCGGATTCAATCGCTCAAATGCGTATTATACATCGCTGTGGCGAAGCATTGGGTTTCGCATCACCCTTTTCTGGAGTTTCATTGCCGTCCCGCTCCGGCCGAGCGGACACGTCTTACGGACGATGAGATTTGTCGTTTGATGGCTCTGGACCTCCGGTACCATCGGCAAAGGGCCATCCGGGATATGTTTATCTTTTGCTGCTTCACCGGCTTGGCTTATGCCGATCTTCGTAATCTGCGTTATCGGGATATTATCGTCAATGAAGCGGGTGTACCCTGTATCTATGCCAAGCGGGAAAAAACAGGTACGGAGTACCGGATACAGCTGTTGCCGATTCCGTTACAGCTTATCGAGCAATACCGGGGTTATCCGGGTAAGTTGTCCGAAGACCGGATTTTTCCGGTCAAGGACCGCAACAGCATGATAACAACGCTGAAAAAACTCGCAGCCCGGGCGGGCATCGACAAGAATCTCTCGACGCACGTGGGGCGACATACTTTCGCCACGACGCTTACTTTGGCCAAAGATGTACCGTTGAAGACGGTTTCCGTGATGCTGGGCCATAAACACATCACTACGACGGAGATTTATGCCAAGATTACAGCCTCGAAGATGAAGAACGACATGAGTCGTCTGGAGGAGCACCTGTCCGATACTTTCACCTTACAGCAAGAGGCGCAGCCTCCGAAGCCATACAAATCCTATTACGTAAAAAAGGGGGCATAACGGGGCCTTTTCACGATAACACCCTCGGAACGAATTGTTCCGGGGGTGTTGCATGTTACCGAACACGGGCTACCGACGCTTCCAGGTCTTGAAATCGCGGTAGTTTTTCCGAAGTACCTCATATATTCCAGACTCGGGATACAGAAACTTTCCGCACACGGAAGTGAATGGAATCGTCCGTTCGTCGCGCAGTTTCTGCAAGGTGCGGGTCGTGATATGCAGTTTGTCGGCCAATTGTTCGCTGTTCATGTAATGTTCATCCGCAATGGTGGGGCGCATTCGCTTTATCGCCTCTGCGATATTTTGTTCGATTCGGTCGGCCCATCCGATAAGCTCTCGGAACTCCTCGGAATCTACCGTTATCATGTTTGCCATCTTCTACTGTTGATTTTTACGTTGTTCCAAAATCCGTGCGATGTCCGCTTCAAGGTAGTAATACTTTCCGCCTATGGTGGAGTACGGCAGTGTTCCGTTCTCCCTGTATATCTGCAATGTGCGTTTGGATACGTCGAGCAATTGGCAGACCTGCTGTGCGTCGAGTCATTTTTCAGGTGTCGCCGGGGCTGTTTTCTGTTTGAAATCGGCCACTGCGACCGAAAGACGAGAAAGGCGGTTTTTCAGTTCCGTGTACGCCTTTTGTTCAATCAATACGAAATCCATCCGTAATAAATATTAGCGTTAAACAAATTCTAAATGCCGGGGCCTTTTTTCCGGGGTGCGGGATTTTTCGGGGGAATGTTTCTCCGGTTTGCAGAAGCCGCGTACCGGCCCCTGCCTTGCAGGGTCAGGCGGTCGGGCACGCGATGTATGGCCCGGACGACTCCCGTGCGCACACGCTCCCGCTCCATGTGCCGGTAGAACAGTTCCAAATCATGAGGGTCCAGCGGGTCCAATCCGCATTGACAGCATCCGATGATTTCGTTGAGTGTCACGATGCGCCGGATGATGCCGTCCGCATTTCTTACGGCAGACAAAGCCTGCCTCAAATCCCGGCTGCGAGGCGCCATCCGCCCGAAGCCCTCGATGTCGGGGACTTCGGCCTGTATGAATGCCCGTTGGGGAGCGGGTTCTCCGGGGATGACACGCCGGAGTTCTTCGTCGATGAAGGTACGGTAGTCCTTGTTGCTGCCGCTCTCCAGGCGCAGCAGTTCCATCGTATCGAATACGGCCATCATATATACCTGACCGGCATTGCCGCCGTCGGTGGCTTGTACCCTGTTCTCTTTCATAAGTTTGCAGATTAAATGGTGACCTTTTTATGCTTGGCAGACTCCTGTCGGGGTACATGTCGTTGGTTCTGTTCCTGTGTTTGCCGGGTGCTGTCGTGCGATGTTTTTAGCTGTAATGACTCGGGAGCGCAGTTCAGAAGCCCCAGAAGTTGGTTCAATTTCTGGGGAGAGCCGAGTGTCTGGCGGCGAAACGACTCCACATCCACCGGGTCCAGCGGATTCAAGCCCTGTTGCTGACATCCTACGATATCAATTATCGAGAGCGACTGTTTCGGTGCACCCTTGATATGGGCGATATTTATCTGCCTATCCTGTTGCTGCAGCCCCACCAACGCCATTTGATCGGGTTCTATTGCTTGGAACGAGAGATACGGTATGGGTTTTCCCGGTTCGATACGCCGCAGCTCCTCGTTCACGAAATCGACGAAATTCTTTCGGGCATCCATCTTCATATTACATGCCTCGTGCGTCCAGGTATCAATAGAGAGCAGTAAGACTGTCTTTTCCCCTTCCTCGCGGCGTAGCTGCGCGACCTTTTCCCGCAGATCGGGCGCTGCCACACCATACCCGTCGACGGCCTGCCGATAATCTTCGGGAAGGGTTTGTCTTTTGCTTTTTTCCGCCATTTGGGTAATCGGAATATCGTGTTCAAGAGCATACACTGCATCTTTCAGCGAAACGGCGGCAGCTATCTTAATTGTGTGGTCATCGAGCTTGGGAGTTATGTCTTTCATATAGCGACCGGCATTATCCTGTGTCAGTTCGGGCAGCGGAGACGGCGATACAAGGTGTATCATCAGCTGGTCTGATACCGGTTGTCCCGGTGTCAGTCGGTCCAATTCCCGGCATACATCCCCGACAAAATCTTCGTTCGGAATCAGTCGTGTCGTTCTGCACGTTTCATCCATTATCATTAGGTAGCTGTACTCCTCTGTTTTCTGTTCATCCATATTCGTTCAATATTTATGATGTTTTATATTTTAAGTCCTTTTCGTTTATAAGGCTCATCCTTCCGTATTTCCCGCAGCTGTTCTGCTGCCCGCCTCATTGTTTGCAGTTTTCGGACCTGGCTGCGGAATACAGCTTCGGTCTGCCGGAAATCCTGCCGCAGGCGCACGTTCTGCCCCTCATCCGAGAGCGGGTCTATGTCGTGCCGGCAGCAATAATAGAGCGATACGGTATCGGTCATCTGCACGAGCGTTCCTTTGTCGTGCTGTATGGCAGGCCCCAGACATTCGAGCAGGTAGCGGGTTTTGTCCTGCCCGGAAGTGAAGTGCAGGCCGCGCATATCCTCCATGTCGTAGCGTCCGAAGGTCAGTATCGGCACGCCTCGCTTGCGGATGGATGCGTGCTGTATGCTGTCTATGAACTGCCGGAATCCTGCCTCTCCGATACCCTCGGTCGATATGTCGTACACCTGCATTCCGGGGCCCAGAGCCACGTAAACGCTGCCGTGAAGCTGTTTCTCTATCATGGCTGTACGGTTCGTTAGAGAGTTATTCCGGTTTTGCGGTTTATTGAGCGCCGGGCCACATGCACCTCTTTTCTGTCCGGTTGCGGTTTTCGCAGGCCGGGGTACATTCGTGCCAGCAGCGCTGCGGCGACTGCGCGTCCGTCTTCACCCATCGGATGTATTAAGGAATCGGGGTGTCGGAGCGCCGTTCCCGTTCAATCTGCCGGTACGAACAGTTCGGGCAGCAGCCGTCCGTGCTCCCGGATGTGCAGCAGTTGTACGATGCGCCGATTGTGGGGCGTGACGTACAGGTGCCCGACCCCGTTTTGAGCCACGAATCGCAGGTAGTGCTCCAGGTCAGGAGCCATGTCGAATATCCCGTGCGGGATGGCGTAAGGCAGCACCGCCTTTTGCTCTATCGTTATTCCTTCGCCCGGTTTTTTGCGTGTTCGGTGCAGGGCGGAACGTATTCCGGTCTCCAAAGGTGCGACATCATAAAGGGCAAGTCTTTGCATGGGATATTCCTGTCGGAAGTAGTCGCGGGCCTGCCGCTGGAGAAAGAGCCGCAGGGCTTCGTGCGAGGCGAAGAGCCGGCACGTGCCGTCGCAGTCGGCCAGCGGTACGGTCGGGAACGGTGCCATTCCGCAGCGTATGACGTTGATGCCGGGGCCGTATCGTAAATCGTGCAGGTAATCGGCATCTTGACACAGTGCCATATGGGAGCCGTCCGGGGAGAGCGGGTTGAGGCCCTTGTCGCGGCAGTAGGCCGCCGTGCGCAGCCGTACGGCGGCATCGGGAACGGCCCCGAACGAGCGGACGCTCTGCGGTCCGAAGATCTGTTCCTCGAAGTCCGGCCCCGTTGCCGGGAAACGGAACATTCACAAATCAGGCAGGAAGCGGTCGCAGGCGAAGTAATCGATGTTGGCGTCGATAAAGTGCCGCCAGGAGGTTTGCGTCCCGTCGTTGCGCTCGAAACTTACGGGACGGTACAGCGGGTCGAGCGTCAGACAGGCCCCCGGCGTGGTATCTGGAATCGTTGTCATGGCTGGAACGGTCGTTTTCATTTAGCAAATGGTTTTATCGTGCCCTTTGGTGCTCTTGCGTCCGGGTACCCGGCGTGCAGGAGGCGGAGATAAGGTTTCTGTTTCGGCTCCGGTATTTTGTGCTGTTTCCCCGAACGGTATTCTATATCCGGGAGAACGGGCCGGCGTAATATCCGAAACGTCTGCACGCGGCTCGGGTCTTTCGGCCTCGGCTTCGAATCTGCCGCTGCGGATGCCGTAGTCGGCCGCCAGAATGTCGCAGGCTATATCGCGCGTCTGCCGTTGGAGCGCTTCGTACCCGAAATCGTGGTGCGAGGCGGGATTGTCCGCACGGGCTTCGAGTGCATCCCGAATCTTTTCGGACAAAGCCGCAAAGCGTCCCTCGTAACCGAAGGGATGAAAATAATCGGCGGCCAGATGACCGGCATAACCATTTTCTGCAATGTACAGCAAAGAGGCGATGTCGTAATTCTTACGACCGACGAGCAGCATATTCTCCTTCGTAAAACGGTCGAAAGCATAGAAGTCGGGACTCATCCGGTAGTGCTCGACACAATATGCATCGGGCAACGAATCTCCCGGGAGCATCCGCTCGCAGGAGAAGTCGCACTGCGAATAACGCAGCCCGCACTCTTCGGAGCGTTCGTCGCGCCGTGAAGCTCTCACGATGCAATTGTCGGCCAGTGCCCGTACTTCTGCCGAAGGAGCGTCGATAGCGAGCAGACGCAGCGTGCCGGCATTTTGTCGCGGGTCGAAATAGACATCGGCACAATGTTGAAGGTAACTATGACGGGCTTTACGTCCCAACGGTGTTTCGCTGAACAGCAATACGCCCTGTGCCGTTTCCACTCCCGTGATGCGAACAGCGCCGGACTGCGGAGCCTGTCCCTGCAGCCGTGCCGGTACGGTACGCAGGAACTCCCGATACCCTTTGCGTCGTATCAGTTTTTCGTGTGCGGCGGCATCGGTCGGCAGCGGCAGTCCTTCGGCCAGCGCATAGGCCGCATCGAGCAGGAGGGTCTGCGCCGTAGGCTGCCGTCGCAGTCCGCGCAGCAATTTACGGTACTTATCCGTATCCTCGGGCCAGGTATTCCGCAGACGTTCCTTGCCGAGTCGGTAGGCTTCTATCTTTAACTCCGTCAAAGGCCGGTCACCGAAACGGTGCAGCATCCGGCGGGCGAAGCGGCGGTATTGCCGCTGCCATTGCTCCTGCCGCCGGTGGTCGTCCTGTCGTCCGGGCAGGACGATACGGAAAGCATGGAGCGGCTTCTGTGCGGCGTCGAGCAACAGGAACAGCTCGGTATCCTCTCCCCGGTCACGACGAAACGGGAACATTCCGGCGATACGGGCCATGAAATTTCGGATTGCAGGCATCGGATATGCGTCTAAAGGAATCTCCGGCGTTTTAATGTCCCACGGTTTCACCTTCGATATCGTCAGGCACCCAGGGCACAACGCTCACTTCGGGCGTTGGCTGCGGGCAGGTCGTGACATCCATTTCGGTTTGTTCCGTTACCGTGCAACCTGTCAGTGTGCCACAGGACAGGCTGAGGACGATAACGACAAGACATCGTATTTTCATGATTTTAGCGGTTTTTGATAAGAGAATGAAGTTCCGGGTCGAGAGCCGCTCGGTATTCGAGGTTTTCATCGAGTGCACATGCCCTCTGGTAGGCGTCGAATGCCTTGTCCTCCTCTCGGAGACGGGCATAGGCAATAGCGAGCAGATAGCATACGCGGGCATCGTCCGGCGGAAGCCGTTGCAGCAGTTCGCAGGCCCTCCGGTCGTTGCCGAGCGAGAGGAGGCATACGGCCGTGTTCAGGTCCCCGTAGGGCATTAACAGCTCCAGTGCCTGTATGTACTTCTTTGACATCAGCAGCTCCGTACCCCGACGGTAGAGCGTATCGGGTGTGACGGTCGTAAGTGCATCCTGCGGCGGATACAGAGCGTCGTTCCCTGAACAGACGGGAAATGTATGCCGCACGTAGCGGGCGGTCGTATCGGCGAATGTCAGCAGCGAGGAGATGTGATACACGAGTGTATCGGAGGGTGGCAGCGGGTACCGGCTGCCGTCGAGGGCTTCCACGCAGCCTTCGAGCGTGAGGCGCAGGCGTCGCCCGGCACTGGCGGTCGGAATACGCTGGGTAAAGCGGTACGTGGCCTCGCCGTTGCGGTGTGCGGGATAGTCGGCCCGTACGTCCGTCACCGGCGTATGATGTACGAAGCGACGGTATGCCTGTGCCGCCTGCACGCTGTCTGGCTGGAAAAGCGTCAGATAACGGGCATACTGCCAGGTATTGCGCTTTTGTACCCGGCCGAAGAGTTCGCCCGAAAGGACGATGTTTCCGAGCGGCTCGCGTCCGTCCTCCCGATGCAGGACAGGGGTGATGACTACGCGACGGTCCGCACCCGACAGCTCTGCGGGCAGGCGGACCGTGAAATCGACCGTTACCGCACCCAGGCGTTCGGGCAGGGAACGCGCAGGTGCCACGACCACGATCTCTTCGATTTCGATATGATAGGTTTCCTCGCCGTTCTCGCGGGTCACGGTAACGGGAGTCAGCCCGAAATCGGCCGCAGCGCTTTCCCGTATCTCTATCGTATCGGCTGTAGCGGTCGCTTCAGGTCGGGCATCGACGCGCAAGGCCCGGGGCGTATGGCTCAGGACTGCGGAAACGTCACGGCGGTCGAGCCGCCGGGCAACGCTGCATCCGCCCGCAAAGAGCAGGAGCACGGCCAGCGTGGAAACGATAACACATAATATTCTTTTCATGAGTTGGTTACGTTAAATCGGAAGGATTGGTACTTACCGTGTAATTGTACGTTGCACCCCGTTCGTCGCGCAGCGTGAAGGTGAAGTAGTTATTGACCGTCTGCCACCGGGTTTCCCCATCCGAATTGATGAATTTCAAAAACGTGTTGCTTAATCCGTTTCCGTCATGAACGGTAATCCACTCTCCCGGCTGCCAGTTTTTGTATTCGCTGTCTTTCGAGCGTTTGTACTGCATCTGCCATTGGGACTTGAATGTTCCCGAAACTTTCTTGTAAGATACCTGTATTTCATTGCCCGTATCGAAGCGTTCGGTCAGAATTTGCAGCTTGCCGCAGGCGGCGCCTGCCTTCCATGCCAGCGTATTGCGGTAACGCTCTTCATCGTGCCCCGACCAGAAGGTGACTTGGGTTTTGGAGATACGGTAATCGCTCGAATTGGTCCCGAAGATCGTGATGATGTACTGATAATGGTTATTGCGGCGTATGCTGAAATCCGAAGGGTCTCCATTTCCCAGATAAATACGGTAATCGAACAGGTTGCCCCGTATTTCGACCCGTACAACCACATAGGCGGCATATCGGGGAGACAAAACAGCCGTGCGGTCCCGGTAGTCGGTGATGGTCGGAACGGGATTCTGGATGTTTTCAAGCAGATAAAAGGACGTATAATAACTCCGCAGCGAACTGCCGCTCTTATCGTTTATCGGATAGGCGACGACCTCTCCCGAACCGCCGAGTCTGTTTTCTGCAAAAAGCATATTCTTCGCAGGAATATTATACGGAACGACATGCAGGATGCGGGCGTCGCTGTCGAGGGTCTTGTCGAGTTTTATATTGACGCTCAGCAACACGAATATTCGCTCCAATTCGATGTCGAGTGTCGTTTGCCGGTCTATGGTGACTTCCAGCTTTTGGGACAGCAAGGTCGCATGACGCGGCGGAAAATCTTTTTCAGGATCTGCCGCCTGGAAGCAGAACTGTGTCAGTTGTGCGGGTGTCTGTTCCCCCATGTCGTACCCCAGATTGCCGATGCAGTAAATCCGGCACGCTCCTTTGGGTACGGCTACCGTCGGCGGCAACGACGACTTGGTCAGATACGCATGGTAGGCATACTCCGCCGTTTCGTTAAAAATGTAAAGGTTTACATTATCCGGACGGCCGTTTACCACTCGGGTTTTCGGTATAGTATCGTCGTATGGGTCGTCGGTATCGACGATGCGCTGTTCCACGACACCGAAAGAGAGTTGCAAAGGTACGGTCCTCGCCTCGGGTACGGACGGTGAGGGCTGGAACCGGAGCTCCTCCGGCTCGGTCTTCTGGCATGCGCACAGCCACAGCGTGCCCAGCACCGTGATGAAAATGAGAAATCGCTGCATAATAGGATGAAGATGAAAGGTTAGGATGTTTAGAATAGATAAGTAAAACTCACCTCGCATTTCGAGGGGCCGAAAGCGAGCCGGCGGGTGCGGTATATCCGCTCGTCTTCGGTGGCAGGGAGGCTGCGGCGCCCCCGCCGCTCCTGCATATAGTAGAGTCCGATGCCGGCTTCGAGCGAGAAGTTCCAACGCGGAGAGAGCGGCCACGCATAACCGTAGGAGAAGCCCGCACCGGCCATCCAGCCCCGGCGGTAGCTCTTCTCCGTACCCACGTCGTACAGGGCGGCCGAGAGATTGCCCGAGAGGAAATGTCCCGTGTAAGGTTGGTAGAACCAGTAGCGCACGGCAGGGCGCAGGGCGACATGGCTCATCTGCAGGCTATGTCCCCGCACGGGATTTCACAGAGCAGCAATCTCGAAAGAATAGTGCGGGGCAACCATAATTTCAAGGCCTGCATTGAGCGTTCCGGCGGCCAGCGCCAGCAGATTGCTCCTGACGCCGCAGTATTGTGCCGCCGCAGGCTTAACACCCGCACAGAACAGCGCAAGCAGAATGACGAATTTGATTTTCATGACTGGTCGATTTTTCGTGAATACCGGTATGTCGGTCAGATGTCGCCCGACAATAAAGAGCGGCGGAGCGGAACTGCCGCCCCGCCGCACGATGTCGGATATGTCCGGGGGTTATTGGCCTAAATTGATATTCTGAGTCGTAGGAGTTTCCCAATTCGCAACCGTGATGTCGGCGACTACATCCTGTCCGGCCAGCCCTGCAATGCCTACCGCAACACGATAGTAACCGTTACGCACAAGCTGTCCGTTGTTGCTTGCCCCTGCGAGTTCGACCTGATAGCCGACAGCGACCTGGTCCTCTTCGGTTGAAAAGTCGCCGTCGCGGTCGTAGATGCCGTCGAGCGTCAGCAGAACACGGCTGCCGGTCCCCAGCGCTCCGTTTTCAAACACGTAAAACAAGTTGTTGAACTTAGCCGATGTACTACCCGGAGTCTGGGTATGGGTGAAGGTCATGGCACCGGGTTTAGCTGTACCAGTAAAATAAGGCGTCTGCGAAGCAGCCCGTGAGATTTTGGCCGAAGTGATTTTGACTGCTCCCGGATAACGCGACGAGAAGTCGGAAGACAGCGATGTCTGTACGGCGATTTTGGCCACGTCGCGCTTGAGGGTAATGGCGACTTGGGTCGGTGTGTCTCCCGATTCGATGGTCTGGGTCGCATAGCCCGACATGAGAAAGCCGCCGGAGCGCAGGCTTTTGGACGTGACATCGGAGAATGTACCGTTGTATGTGGAGGGAGCGGTTTCCGCCAGTGCCAGCAGTGCCGCTTTGGTCGTTACGTCACTACCGACGGCGGTGTTGCCGATGGCGTAAAAATCGACGCTCTGACCGGCTGCGGTACGCGGAAGAGAAAACGTGGTTTTTCGGGCTGCGAGTTCGCTCGCGGTGAAATTACGTCGCACGAGCAGGTTGCCGTCCTCGCCGAAACAGAAGAGCGTGAGCGACGACAACGATTGCTCTCATGCCTCGGTCGTAGAGGAGGAATCGAAAAAGGCGCGGGTGGGCAGGTCGGTGTTTTGCTCGCTTACGAAAGATACGGTAACTTGTCCTGCCTGAGCGGAAGGCGTCGGCAGCGGAGCTTCCTGTTTGTTACAGGACGTCGCGGTCAAGGCCAGCAGTGCGGCACTTGCCAGAATAAGGGTTTTGTTCATGATTGAAAGAAATTTGGTTTGATAATAAGCGTCGCCGCACCGTGCGGCTTGCAGGGACAAAGGTATAATCGTTTTCCGGCAAAAAGTACCGTTTCCCGGAATACCCCGTTTTGAAAATCGAAAAGTTTTTTGCCGTTTTTCAAAACATATATTATTGGCTTATAGTACATTAAACTTTAATTGTCGGCAAAACACTTTGTAAAACCGCCTTCGCCGAAAGAGCCGGCGAAGGCTTGAAATATCGCTTGATTTCCGTCGTGAGGCCAAGAGGTTACTTCAGATGTTCTTCGACGGTTCGGTCGAACGCTGCGAGCAGCTTGCGCAGAAACGAGGCACTGTCCGAGCGGTCCAGAACGAAAGTCTTTTTGACATAGATGTTATCTACACGAATGCCGAAGGCATCGCACAGCAGACGCAACAACGGAGCATAACCGGCTCTTTGCCCGGTCGCGTCCACTATGACACCCTGTTCCTGCAGGGCGATAGCCAGCTCCACCAAGTCGTTGTGACTGCCTGCCCAGCGCAGGTGCCCCGGTCGGAATGGAGCTTCGCCGTTTCCCGACGTACCGAAAAGCGATACGGTATAGGCGATACGCTGATGGTCCTCGATAAGCTGGAGTGCCTTGTCGATGCACTCGCACCACGCTTCATTTTTTTTTAACCTTGAAGAAATCCGTTTGCTGCAAACTTTGCAGCTCCACCCGCGCATGGCACAGCTCTGACAGAAACCGGTGTATCGGCTGTCCGTCATAACTCTCTTCCAATGTCGTCACGAAAACATCGTACGCCTGTGTCACCTCCTGCGCAGAGGCCGTAGCGATAAGATACTGTGCGGCGCCGTCGCGCGACGGGTCGCCGACATACCGCAGTGCGGTAAGCAATCTGTTGTTTTTCATAACATAAATAGTTTAGTGAACAATAAAAAGATTCCGGGACACGAATGCCCCGGAAAGATTATCATCCCATGCCATAGCCTGTGCGCAGGAGTGCTGACAGAGATTGTCACCCGCAGGCGAAGACCTCTTTTCACAACCGAAATATCAGCTTTTTTACAGCCGCATGGCTGCAAATTTACGCTGGACGGATGGAATACACTTGTTGTTGCTGCGACGCATCATGTTAAGAAATCCGACAAAAGCGGCTTGCACGCCGGTACCGGGACCGCTATTTCCGGTTAAATTAAACATTTTATATGAATCATAAAAGTAAAAATCCTGCCAACAGGCGATTATCGGTGTTTTTTAGTGCCGATTAAAGGAGTCCCGCTGAAATCCGGAATATGTATTTGCTGCCGTTTCATGGTCGTCGTTTTCCCCGTTTCTGACGTTCCGGCAACTCGTTTTGTGGTTCATCTTGCAAAGGAAATAAGGGGAATTGCCGAGCGAAGAGGGTAAGGGCTGCGCCGTTCGGGATAAAAAAGATTGACAGGCTGCAAAGGTCTGTCAATCTTTTTTTCCCGAAACCCTCATTCCCTCGATTCCCCTTATTGTCGGCAAGCTGAAACGAACAAAACGAGCATGCGGCACGGCAAAAAAAAGGTCAAGCTATGAAAACGAGCGCAAATACACACTCCGGATTGAAACGAAACGAAAACTTCGCATCGACCGGCAAGGATTTGCGGGACTGGCCGGGGCGGACGGGGCGCGGGATTCTGCGGCTTATGTCGGTGGGAATGGCGCTGGGACTGTTACGGCTCCTGCCCGTGTGGGTCTTTTATCTGTTCGCGGTGTGGGTGTTCGCACGATGTTCGGTATGGTTCCTCACCGCGCTGTTGCGGGTGCTCGCCTTTGTGTTTCTGATTCTTATACTCGCCTGTCTGTTTGTCTGATACTCCATATACGATAACAAAAACCGATAAAACTTAATGAATTATGAGCAAAGTATTTCTTTTGGGCGCGAACGTCGAAATCGACACCGAGATTAAAACGGTGGGAATCGGGCAAATAATCCGTATGGAAGGATACGAATACGATAACTATGTCGTGGCAGACATCACGCACGATAGTTACGGGTATTCTTATCGCCTGATCAATTTGCGAACATACGAATATGTTACGGCGGAAACGATACGTCCGCTTTCGCAGAAATTCGGAATCGGATTCTATTACGACGACACTGCCCCGCAGTTTTTCGGTACGGATGAACTGCGTGCCGTCATACACAAGGCCGAGAAGATAGCGGATGCCGAAATCCGACGCAAAGAACAAGAACGGGAAGAACGACAGCGGACGAAACAACGCGGTATGGAACTGTTGCGACGAATCGTTCCCGCCGACGTGCGAGCCGTTATTATTGCCGAATTGCACGAGGACGACAGCGACCCGATGACCGACTATTACGGGTACCGCAATATCCGAACCGTTATACTCGGTTTTTCGCACAAGACGCGGGTGGATTTTGCAGAAATGCGCCGTGCCGCCGCTCATTTTCCCGACACGGCATACCTGGCCGAATATAACCGCGAATACGAGCATCGGGAAAAATACAGTATGGGGCACGGGTACTGGCTCGGTGAAAACTATTACAGCGGTTGGATTATTTGTAAAGAGGAGTGTTCAAATGCCGAAAGCCTCATCGACCGCTACGCATACGCCGCCGGATGCGAAGGGGGAATCTATGTGCCGGAAATACCGCAAACGGCAATGCCGGAACACTTGTCCGCAGATGCCGACTCACAAAACATAACCGTTGAAATCATAGACTATTCTGAAAAAGCGATAGCGGTGTTCGGTGATACCAAGCCGCTGAAGGAGATTTTACGCTCATTGGGCGGACGATTCTCTCCGCGATTGCAAAATAACGGTCAGACCGCTGCCGGGTGGGTATTTCCAAAACGAAACGAGCAGAAAGTACGCCAAACCCTCGCTTCCTATTTAGCCGCATAACACAACCAACCATACACGGGGCGAAGCGACGCACGCACGCCCCTAATTAAAACACACAAGACTATGAAACAACAGCTATTGGCCGTCATAGACGCGCTGGAGGACTTGCAGGCTACCGGGCGATATACCGTGATGTATTCCGTCGCCGGACACGTACACGATTTCGATGTAGCTATTTATTGCGGGAAATGGTACAAGGGCGCCAGCCCGATGTTCCGGCAAAGCATCTACACGGACCGTCCTCTGTGCCGGCAGTATGGCGGCATCGGCAAACTCGACCTGTACGAACTGGAAGCATTCGTCCGGCGACTGTTGCGGGCCGTAACCTCGAACAACGCTTAAACGATACGCAATATGACTGACTTGCATTTTTATCCCACCGCAGAAGATATGCGGAATGATGCAGACAGGTATGCCTGTCAATGGTATGAAACGATTTCGCTGAAAATGCGGTGTATTTGCGGACGGCTGACCGACGGCATACTCGTGCGCTTCCGCATCACCGGGCAAATTGTGGACACACTCGTATTCTGCCCTGACTGTTATCGGAACCAAAACCGGGCATCGTAACCCGATATAGCGAACAAAACATTATCAATCACAAAATCAGATACAGCATTATGAAAACGAAAAACGTAAAAAACAGCAAAGAAATCACCGAGAACAACGCAACGACCGATACTACCGTACAGGCCTCGATGGACGGACAACGGGCCGAAGCCGACGCCCCGGCGGAAACGGAAGAAATACAGAATACCGAAACGGTACAAGCCCCGACCGACCACACGCCGGAGGCGCTTCCTACCGTGCTGATGGATATTGCGCAACTCCGGACAAGTCCTTACAATCCGCGCACGACTTACGAGGAGGAAGGCATCAAAGAATTGGCGGCAACACTCCGCGAAAGCGGTTTGCTGCACCCTCTGCACGTGCGTCCTAAAGACGGCTATTATGAAATCATAACGGGAGAACGCCGCTTCCACGCCGCAAGACTCCTCGGCTGGAAACAAATCGCCGTATATGTCCGCGAAGCGACGGATGCCCAGGCCCGCGATATGGCGCTGACCGAAAACCTCCAGCGGGAGGATATGGCCCCGATGGACGAGGCACGGGCATATAAAACGCTGGTCAGCGAAGGTGCGGACATTTACACGCTCGCGGCCAAGTACGGCAAATCCGACCGATATATATACGACCGGTTGAAATTGAACGACTTGATTCCCGCCATTGCCGACTTGCTGTCACGGAAAATGATTGGATTGGGAATTGCGCTGGAAGTCAGCAAATGCGAGAAATTCATCCAGCAGGATCTTTACGAAAATCATTTGAAAGGTTCTGCCGAAGATGATACGCCCCAAACGGGATGGCGCGGGAAAGGCCTTGCCGATTTCCGACGACTGTTGCAGGATGCCTATACTTCCGACCTTACCCGATACGCTTTCGATAAAAGCGATTGTTTGCATTGTGTCCACAATACCAACACATACGATATGTTTGCCGAAACGAACTCTTGCGGCCATTGCACGGATAGAGAGTGTTTGCAGGCCAAAAATGCCGCTTTCGTGTTGGAGAAAAGCCGCGCCTTGCTCAAAGTGGACCCCCGAATCGTCGTGGCGAATTGCAGTTACGGATACACCAATCCGGTCGTTAGGCAGAACCTCGAAGAGGAGGGACATACGGTGAAAAAGGTCGGATTCGGATACCGTACTTTGCCTGCCGAGCCGCAGGCGCCGCAGGCGGAACAATTCCGGGAGGCGAACGAATACGAACAGGCGGTGGTGCGATACGAAATGCAGAGGCAGGAGTACGAGCAGACATTACAGGAGGCACTCCAGCAGGCCGAAGCGGGGGCGATAAGGCTGATGGTATCGCCCGAACCCACCGATGCCCGCCTTATCGCCATACCTGTAAACCACCGCGAAAAAGAGCCGGATTTCGTGAAACGGCTCTCGCAGGAGAAGCAGGCCAATGTCGAGCGGGCGATAACCAAAACGGTCGAGGACACACGGAAGATGATGCGCAAAGAACAGATGGAGGCCCCGGTTTTCTCCGCCTTCGATGAAAACGTATTGCTCTATTGTTTGCTCGATGCACTTCGGCACGACCACCTCGCCCTGTTCGGAGAAAAATACCGAGAGTCACATTATTTGACCGACGCCGACAAACTCGAAATCGTCAAGAATCTGACACCCGAACAGCGTGACATCATCCGACACGACTACATTGTCGAAGCATTGTCGAAAAAGGGAGAATCGAAAATTGTCGGGCAGATGATTATGGAATATGCCAACATCCATTATAACAGGCAATTTTCGCTTATCAAAGCCGGACACGAGGAAACGTGCGAGAACCGTAACGACCGCCTCGACGAACGAATCGCGGAATTTCAGGCGAAAGAACGGGTCAAGAAAGAGCAGGAAAAGAAAAAGCGCAAGAAACAGGCGGTAACCGAAACACAGGCGGTAACTGCGGTATCGGCGGCATAATATCGGACAGGGGTGCGGAGCGGTACAAAGTACCGCTCCGTATCTTTTACTCGAATCGTATGGAAAACACATCACGACACCGAAACGGACAGACGAACAGCGTCCCGAAGGAGCAGGAGGGGGCTGCGTACCGCGTTACCTGTACTCCGGGACTGTATGACCCGGATTTTGAATATTTTTATGCCAGGCAGATTTTCATTATTTCCGATAAATCCGGCACGACCTCTTTCGCCAGCAGGATGGAGCGCAGGCTGTTCCTGCGTACCGCGTCACACCATTTATCCCGGAGAAGGATACGGGCATTGTGCCGGGAGATACACCGGGACCTGATGCGTGAACAGGCCGCAGCCGGGCGGCTTACCGGGTCACATTAAACGGGCGGACGCCTCAAGCGGATAGCCGCAGTCATGACGACTGCGGCTATTTCCGTATGCATATATCTCATTATGACGTCGGGCGGCATCTACAGCCGGTATCCCGTCCCGTAGGTCTCGGCCAACCATAAGCCGAAGAAACGGTCGTACACCTGATAGACGTTTTCCTCTTTGGTTATGAACTCCTTTTCGAGCAACTGCCGGGCTGCCGACTGCACACTGCTGGAAGAATACAGACCGTGCCGGGTTACGAAATCTACCGAAGTAATCTCACGGGCACGCCCCTCCTTGCCGATAGCAAACAGCAGCTCCTTCTGCCGCTCGGAAAGCATGGCGACCATGTTCTGATACATCGCCTGTTGTGCGTTCACGGTCTGATGCAGTACGATATCCGCCTCTTCGAGCGTCGCCCCTTCTCCTTTGGCGGTCTGTTCGTACAGACGGTTCAACATACTCTGCATATACCACGTATGTCCCTCGAACAGCGTATAGATACGTTCGATACACTCCCCGGAAATCTCCTTGCCCGCCTGCCGGAAATGGCGCTGTACGAATCGGCGATACGCCTCTTCTGCGATAGGTCCGAGATTCATGAACGATGCGCTCTGGTAAAAAGGCCGCGAGGCCGAAAAAAAGATATTCTGCATCATGTGCCGCTGGCTGCCGGCGAATACGAAAGTCGTATTGGTACATTTTTGAATGTGAGTACGCAGAACGGCTTCCACGTTCTTCTCGGGATACCGGGCGATTTGCTGAAACTCGTCGATAGCCACCAAACAGGGCTTGTCGGCAGCTTCGAGGTAGGCGAACAGCTCCTCCAGCGACACTTCCGGCCGGCGAATCTCCCCGATACCGATGTCGAATACGGGCTCTCCGGTGACGGCATCGAGCTTGAAAGCCGGACGCAGGGAGGCGATAGCCGCGAAAAATCCCTCTGCAAACTTCCGGCCTTTGGGTTTCAGCGTATCGAAGATGTGTTTGCCGAGCATGAACACCAACTCCTTGAGCGAACCGGTAGCGTAAATGTCCACGAAGAACGTGTAATATTCCCGGGCAATCCGCTCCTGATGGAAACAATGTTCGATAAGTCCGGTCTTGCCCATGCGACGGGGCGATACGATGACCGTATTACGCCCGTTTACGAGAGCCTGCGTAAGCTCCTCGGTTTCGACTTCTCGGTCGCAGAAATAGTCGGCGGAAACGTAGCCGCTGACAATGAAGGGATTTTTCAATATTTTCATGGCTTCAAATCAATACGATTGCGGGATATAGCTTAGTAGCTTGATTTACAACGCATCTGCAAGATTGAGGCAAGACTAAACCTACATAGGAAACGGCAACAAGGGCTTTCAAGCCCTATTTTTTTTGCCGTCCCCACAAAGATAGTAGTAATAATAGTAAGTCGTTCGCATAGGAGTATATTTTCGATACCATAGTTGATAGTACACAGATAATTTTTCGTCCGGTAAATGCGGCCTACACAGCCCTTTGCCTTGCCGAAAAGAGGAAAAAATATTATTTTTGCCCTTGAGGTTCCCCGTTATTACATAGCGGAGACCCGAAATATCGTTCGAATAAGAGCGATGCGACATAGCGGCGCGTAAAGCGTTGCGGATAGATACAGAGTAGATTTACTCTTTCTGCCTAACCGAATTCTTGCGACCCGTCCGGGTACTCCCGGCGGTGAATTACACATGGCAAAAAGTAAGTCGACTCGAAGGTGTGTTACGGTTTACACCGTGGCATCCTTTGGGCGTAGGACGACTTTTCCATGTGTAGGGTTCGCAAGACCTTTGGTTAGGAACTGTTGCTCTTGCGCCCTTTTCGTAACCGATACTGTCGGTCTCAGCGGGGTTCCAAAAATTGTAATTACTGAAAATCTATGGTGAATTTTGTCGAGAACCCCGCTAAATCCGTATTGTGTGTAGGACACATCTCTCAGAGCCGGTACGAAGATGTGACCTCTATGGCCCGCTACCGTACCAACTTACGCTCTCTCTACCGGACCCTTTCGTCCGAAGGTATCGACACCTATCTCCATGTACGCTGGAGTCTTTTCGATACCGTATCTGCCTCTCTGCTGCAAGCGTTCAAAACGGAACTTATCGCCGACTTCCGTCTTCCGTACATCTACCTGATGGGAATCTTCAGCAACAACGCTCCATTCGTCGAAACGCCGCCCTATACGGAGTATTTCGATGAGGCGATGTTCCCCCAAAGCGATGATGACCAACTCACAGAAAATAGGCTGCTTTGCAATGTCCTGAAAAGCGTTCATACGGTGCTGTTCGACCATACCGGCGTCGATCCGTTTGTGGAAGCCATTCTCAACCGTGCCTCACGACAGAACAAGCGGCTGTTGGACCTGAATGATCTATGTCTGATGAAATAAGGGCGGTATCGAAGCTTTTTACCTGTATTTGCCGTCGACGGGCCGGATGTGAATTTCGACCCGTCCGTCTTTGAGAATGCTCTCTACGGCCCGAAAAGCGGGATGCTTCTCGACGCCCAGTATTTTCATGGCCCGAAGTGTCAGATGATCGTTGAGCAGCATCCGGTAATCCTGTTCGCGCAGGGTAACGTACCGGGTCTTGTCGGATAATTTCTTTGCCATGTCGGAAAGGATAAGAAGAATTAAAAATGCGCCTTCCGGCCCTCACGGGTGGGAAGACGCTCCGTCTAAAACTTTCAACGTGTTTTCATGCCGTAGTCGGCCGGGGTTTCGCCCCAGCCGTCGTTGTCCCAGTGTTCGACACGTATCGTATCGACCAGATGGGATACCGCCTGCAGGAACACCTCGGCCCGCAGCAGCGCCGCAGTCTTACGCCGCGATGCCGTGCGTTTGTTGCGGAACCACGAAATCGCGGTCACGCTGTCGGTATACACGATTTCTGGCGAGTAATCATGCTCGATGATGTACTTCACTGCAGCAACTACACCCAGAAATTCCCCGACGTTGACCGTCTGGTTCCCTATGTTCTCGGAAAAGATTTCGGTGCCGGTCTTCAGGTCTACTCCCCTGAAGCGCGTGCAGCCGTTTTTGATTGAGTGGGATGCATCCGTCGCAATCCCCGCAGTCGGACGGCTCATCGTCGGATGATGTAGCCGTCCTGTTCGATCCGGTCGAGCAATTTCTCAGCCTCGGCCCGGAATCTTTCTATCACTTTCTCCGTGTCAGCCAGATCCTGCCGCTCGCGGAGTGCTTTCTCGACCCCTGCGATGGTACGGCTCGATGGCGAGTTGCCGTCCTTTGGGTCGAAATAAATTGTTTTGTGTCCGAAGATGATTCGTACCTGATATACGGTTTTCTCGATGACTGTCGTCTCGAACGTCGCCTCGTATTTTGGACGAGTGGCCGAGATGACAATGAATCCGTTGCCCTTACGCATCGGGCGCAACTCGACCTCGTACACGATGCCCGGTTCGATAAGCCCCTGTAAGTCCTGAGCTAGGACGCATATCTTCTTGGGACATTCGTCTTTTTCGCTTACACCGCGCAACCGCCATGTCGCGGAACTCCGGGTAACGAACCCGATGAGCGTTTTCGTTTCTTTCGACACTTCGAATTTGAGGCGGACCGTTTCAATTTCCATGATGCTTTCACTTCTTCATCGTTCGATCTCATAATTCACCAATTTATAGAATCTGTTGTCTGTCAATTAAAGAGCTCTCACCCCGGTGCAAAGATACCTAAACGGAGACTTGAAAACAAGTTTTTTGAAGATATTTTTACTTCACAACTAATTAGTATTTATATACTTCCGTTGCGTTTCATTATATTCTCTCCTCTTCGGAGAAGTGGCTGAAATGTTCGTCAGTGTCAGAGAATTGAAACATACCCCGGCACTGGAAATACCTATAAACTCTGCCACAGTCCGAATCCGGAAAGTAAATATCCTCGTCGCGGATGTAGAGGAGTCCTTGTGCCGTCCGTCTGTCGATCGATCGGGCCGGATTTCTGATGAGCGGGTTGTCCCCGATGTACATGTTCTCCTTCTCTCGACCGTATACGAAGATGTTATGAATCCGTATGTCCGCCGGATCGAACCGCTTGGCGAAATCCGCGAAGTCGTAGATGTCCAAATGGACCATGTCGGGAAATTTCCGCGGTGCCACTTCCATGAGTTTACTCAGCGAATCCCGTACTGCCGGCCGGCTGCGTATCTCCTCGAAGCGCTCCCGGGTAACGCTGTTGATGGTGGCATAACTGACGCGGAATCCGTTGTTGGTACTATCTACGACATATATCTCGGTAACCAGCTGCCGGCTTTTGATCGCCGATCGGTCGAGAGGATCCTCTTGGGGCGAGAATACGGCCACTGCAATACCGACAAGTACGATAAGCCCCAAAAACAACCATTTACTGATAGCCAGCAGCGCTATTGTCCGATACTGCCGCTGTATTTCCTTGTCGTCGTATATCATCATATCTTTTCTTCTTGCCTGGTTCTACAAAATCTGCCAGTTCGGCGACCAGTTTCACTAGCCGGGAGAACTTGGTGACGGCAATGCTCCGTCCCCACGGCTTTCCGCGTGCAAAGATAGTGAAGTCTATCTGTGCGGCCTTAGGGCCGGGATACGAGAATCCCCCGATCGTGAGCCCTCCGATCCGGAGCAGGAAGTAGGCGTCTGTACCGAACACCTCTACTGCATCCTGTACCGAGACTTCGCGCCCGGGCAGCGCTTCTGCGAGTGCACAGGTCAGCGGTGCGATCACTTCACGGGCATAATTGGGAGTGGTTACCTTGCCGCTGCGTCCGCTGCGGACGTGTTCGTCGATTTCGCGGTAAGCGGCGTTGATTTTCGTCTGGTAACGGCGGGCCAGCTTTCTAACATGGTTCAAGGCATACTTTTTCTTCGTGGTAGGTTCCATATTCATCGAGAGAATATTTTGGATGGATATAAAATAGTTGTTGTCATTCGAACTGAAAAGAGTCATAGACGTTTTCCAGTGCATGGGTCGATACACCGATATAGCGTTCCGAGGTCTGGAGGTCCCGGTGGTTGAAAGTTCTGTTCACAAGCATCAAACCGTACTCGGTGCACCCGTTGTCCTCGTAGATCTTCTTGCCGAGGGTTTTGCGCAGGGAGTGCGACGAGAACCGCTCTACGGGCAGCAGGTATTTCTTTTTGAAATTCCGCAGGTGGGTGTTGATGTTCTGCGTGGTGTAGGCCCGTCCGGTGCGCTTGCTCAGGAAGATGAGCTGCTCCAGCGGAGGGCGCCCCATACGGTCGTAGTATTCGAGGTACTTGCGCCGCACCGAGTCGTTGATCTTGATGCGACGGTTCTTACCGGTCTTCTTTTCGTCGATGAAGTGCAGGTCCCCGGCCAGAATGTCCTGCCAGTGGATGCGTTTCACGTCGCTGACACGAAGGCCCATCGTGCAGGCGATGATACAGAACAGGGCCCAGCGGTATTTGCCGTCCTGCTCCAGATGCTCGATCAGAGCATAATAGTCGGCGCTTTCCAGCGGCTCCGACATCGTGGATACTCCTTTGGCTGCCATAGGCGTTAAGGTTTTAGACAATTTTTATTTTGTTTTTCGTAATTTTATTTTGTTTTTCAAAATATCGGTATTATCTTTGCGTTACTAATGTGAGTCACGTATGAGAATAATCGCTCGCAAGACATTGGTTATGTTTTACCGAGAACATGCCGATGCGGAGACAGCGCTCGAAGAGTGGTACAAGAAGACCGGCAATGCCCAATGGGACTGCTTTGCGGATATCAAAAAAGATTTCAACAGTGTCGATTCCGTAGGCAATCAACACTTTGTATTCAATATAAAGGGCAATGACTACCGGCTTATCGCCGTGGTAAAATTCAGGATCAAGATGATCTATATCAGGCGCATTTGTACGCATGCCGAGTACGACAAGATCGACGACTGTTCCGCATTGTAAAATCGGGAATTACTAAAACTCTGGAAAAATGACACGTATAGAAAATGAGAAACAGTACAATGCGGCTATGGCTCGCATAGAGGAACTCATGCCGCTGGTTACGGAAGAAACTCCGGAGGATGATCGAAACTCCATCGAGTTGGTTTTGCTGTCCAATTTGGTGGCAGATTACGAGGAAATTACCTATCCGGTAAAAACTCCGTCATTGATCGACGTTTTGAAATTACGCATGTATGAGCGCAACCTCACCCAAAAGGCGCTTGCCGATATTTTAGGTGTAAGTCCTTCGCGCGTAAACGAATACCTTACAGGTAAGAGCGAACCTACACTCAAGGTCGCGCGCACTATGAATGTCAAACTCGCCATAGATGCCAATATCATTCTTGGCGTTTGAAACAACGGGGAATAAAAAGGAAAGCCGTACAGAATTTTTCTGTACGGCTTTTTTACTGCGCCGCTTCGTCGATGGTCTGCTGCACGTCCTCTATGGCCGAAATGGCCTCATCCATCGTGTCGATGGCCGTCTGCATTCTGTCGCCGCGCTCGGTTTGCTGCAACCCCTCGGGCATATTATCCAGTGCCTCTTGCTCCTCGTCTTTGATCTCTTCGATTTGGGAGATCACGTCGTCCAGCGATTCTCGAACTTCTTGGAGGCGATTTCTGCGGTCGTTATTCATCGTTTTGTATCGTTAAGGTTTTCGTCTATCGTTTTTACACAGTGGCGAATGGTCGCCACATCGATCAGGCCGCCGAATAACCCGAATACGAATCGGCCGTCGTTCTGTTCGATTACCTGCCGCAGTACGTTGGCAGCAACAGCAAAATAGAGGGCCGCCATGGGCCCTCTATCCAGTATATTTTGGATCTTCCGACCCAGAGTCATGCGTTGTTCGTTCATAAATTTTCAATTTTAGTAGCAATTCCCGCTGAAAACTTCGGCGGAGAGTCTATACGGTTCGTCATAAATTTTGGACTTTCGCACATAAACCTATCATCATAGAACTTTTAATGTTCGTAACCGCAGACGAGGAATATCTGCGTTATTGCAAACGCAACAACTTCATCTATAACAGCCAGATAAACGCTCTTACAGATAGGACGGAAATTTGTATATTCAATATTCCTTTAGTCGAATCTAACATCGAGAAACGGTACATCGTGGAATCGGAACGGTAATTTATAGTTTGTCAGCTAAAAGGTTTCGGTCGTCAAAGATTTCGACAGAGGCTTCAACAGCGTTTATACTGTTTCTTCTATTACCGTCTTTCAGAATGAGTTATTCGGAAAAACTGTCCCTGAATGTTACAAGCCTCCAAGGTGTCGGCATTGTCTTTCCCGAAAGCAACTAAAACGCTTCCGCATCCCGGAGATCCTCCTTGACTGCCGTCCGGCATATAAAACCTGATACGTCCCCGCAAAAACAGAATTGCATCGGCTGCAGGAAAAATCACATCGTGGAATAATTTGCTGTCGCAGCGATTGAACAACAACGCGATACCATTGCCGTGCTGTGCCATTTTTTTGACGAAACGTTCGATGAGGGGATGAGAATAAGGTGGATTGAGCCATACTCGACCATGCCATTCATGCGACAACCCATCGTCAAGTTTCGAATAATTGACTTTCGCGATTTTCCAGAGAGGCTTTACCGGAGCACACGGGTCAAGATCGAATGGACCGAGACTTTCGAAAATAGAAGGTGGCGTATACCATTCATCCGAACTGTTTTTCGCTTTCTCGAAGCTGGTGTTCATTGAGCCTTCGAATTTTACTATATTCCCAGAATTGTCTGCGCTAACCGATTTTGCTTAAATCGTCAGCCATTGTTCTCGAAACAAAAGACGATTTCGGAATAATGTAAATTCGATATTCTATTCGATAGGAATGACACAATACTCTTCCCCTTTTCCTCTCAATCATTATTTGCTGATTTTATGAATATTTCCAATCGGACAAATATAGGGAATATTAGGGCGAAGCCACCTTTTTTTTAGGCAAAAATATGATTCAAATACATGATATTCAATTTATTAAGTGATATATTCATGTATTGAAGATATGTACTTGATAATACTATTACATGCGCGCGTAAATATTGAACTTATTCGATTACTTTGTCCTGCGCTAACCATTGCCGGAACGACGCAATATTTTCCTCGTCAGAGGCGAGGTTCTGCCAATGCTCCCCGACGAACTCGAGAATGTCGGACAGCGAAGCATCCGTCTCCTGTTCCAGCAGGTGAATAGCCTGTTCACGCCAGAGTCCTTGTTCGACACATAGTTCCCGATAACGGTGCCATACCGTTATGAGCCAATCGATGTTGATTTCGTAAAGGTGCCCGCCGCGACGCTCGTCTGTTTGCGGGTTATAGAGCGTGCAACTTCCGTCTGCCTTGTAGTCTTCGAGCTTATACATCGTATATACCGGCATTCCGAAGCAACTTGCATCTTCTGCTTCTTCCTCCACGTACACCGTATGCGGGAGCCAGTCATCCGGCCGCTCCGTAATACGGCAGAGGTCAACGATCAATTTGTCGGTGATACTTTTGACCTGCTCTTGGGGCGACAACGTTTCCCTTTCAGCGGATGCTGTGCAGGGATGTTCTGATCCCTCGGAAAGCCTGTCGTCCGCATTCGTGCAGACGGACCGTCGTTTGTCGGCCGTAAGGACCTCCAGCGTGTGCCGTCCGCCATTTTCGTCGGGTTCGATACGGCTCTGCGTATCGAAAAGCGTTTCCGTGTTCTCGAAGACGATGCGGTCATCGTAGACATTCGTAACACACTCCTGATTCAACTCGTTTTCATGAATGATACGGTCGGCCTCCGCTTCGGATTCGGACGTGACCGTAAAGGCGTGACGCTGCCACACCATGGTTTTCTCGTCCTGAAAATATTTGTATTTGGGCATATCGGTTTAATTTTTGTTATATAGGCAGTGTCATTCCAATGATGTTTTCGTCTCTCCACGGTTTGTTCCGCAACAACTCGCAAACACGATTGTCATAACCCAGAAAACGGGAATAATCGCTGTTGCGGTAGTAATATGTACTAATCTCGTTCTGCTTCCGGATCGCGTCCTCCAAGACTTCGTCGTCCGAGCAGCCCTTGTGCAGTCCGTCCCGCTCTATTTGGCGGACGAGGGCTGTCATTTCAGAAAAAAGCCGTTCTATATCCTCGCAGGCGGTACAGTATGTCGGGTAGAGTTTGCGGACGGCGGGCATGAATTTGGTCGAGCCTCTGAGTATGACCTTTCCGGATGCCTTGACTTCGTGCCGCAGTTGGCGAAAATGCGTCTGTACCTCTTGCAGGGTGACCTTCCGGCAGTTGTGAATATGGATGAACAAGGTACAATCATTCTGCACCCGAATTTCTTCCTCATCGATTTTATAGACGACGCCCTCGATCGGAGGGCGTCGCAGGTATTCTTCTCTTGTCATTGTTCAATACTCTTTGAGTGATTTTATTCCGTAATTTTCGGCCCACACAGCCACGCCGTTCCAGAGCATGTCGGCATCCACTTCAACCTTCTCGGCAATGCGGTCGATGACGCCGGCATCCTGCTCCGTCACGTCGTAGCCATGCTCGCGCATCTGCTCTACGGTCAGGGATTCGACGATGTAGTGACGTCCGCTCTCTTCGATTAGGGTGTTCAGATCGTCGAGCAGCCGGCGTTGTTCGGGTGTAATGTCCGGCATGGCAGCCTCCAGCCGGCGGAGAGTCTGCTGCATCTGAATACTGGTAAAGTTCATAATGTCTTCGATTGTGTTAAATATTGTTCGATGGATTTATAGCGATCGGGGATGCTCGCATTTTCGTTGAACCCGTTCAGACAATGAAGCAATGCCTCTTCGAGTTTGACATAGCGGCGCGTGAAAGTTTGGATGTTGTCCAGACAGAACGCCTCTACGGTATAACGGAACGGGGCGTACTGCTCCTCCCGCTCTTTACGGATTCTCACGAACCACTCGAAGTGGAGCTGCATTTTGAAACTGTCGCTCTCGCCGGGTTTCATCAGGCGCTCCTCGTCCAGCAGCCGCCGGACGAGTGCCGCATCGAGCCACCGCTCGCATTCTCGATAGGATTTGATCAGGGCCGTGTAGGTGGCCGCATACCGCTCGATATCGTCCTGGGTCAGGTTGTGCTGCTTCGGGTAGAGTTTCAATACCTCTTCCGTGGTTACGGGAATACATTCACCGTCGATTTCGATCCGATAGGTTCGGTTCTCCATGACCGGTCGGAACTCGAAGCCCAGACATTCGACGAGGGTAAATCCCCGTTCGGGATCGGGCTCGGTCATGATTTTGAGCTCGTCGAGGTCGCGGCATGCGGCAAGGGCTTTCGTTTGTGCGACGACGTTCTCCGGCCCTCCGATGCGGATATGTGCCTGTTCGTATCCGTCGTAATTGTCGGTACGGACGATCCGGCAAAGGACGAAATTGGGATGCGAACCGTTCCGAGCCATATATTCCGCCCACCACTTGTCGATGTCTGCCTTCACTTCCTCGGGATCGGTCAAAAGAACGTTGCCGCACTGCTCACATTGCCCGTCTGAAAGGGCATCATACCCGAATTCGATAAATTCCTTCGTGTTCGGGTTGATGACGGCGGCACACCTGACATGCGTGCCGCCGCAAATGCTGCATACTATCATAATCGAATGAGTTTCTATTTCGTCGTATTTGAATCCGTTGTTTCGGAGAGTTTTTCGCACAAGGCTTTGACTAACGCGAAACATCCGCCGAGCTTCGGAATACTCCTGCTTTTCGTGAGCATATAACGAATATTATTCCGGGAGAGTTCATGAACGCTCCGGTGCAGGGTGCCGTGCGTGCGGAGTGGTATGGGAATCCGTTCGCGTTTGCACAGGGCGATAAAATTCTCGCAGGAGATGAATTCCTCGGCGAGGAACTTATCTCCTGCCTGCCGCAACTGCTCGCACTGCTGTTCCTCGGCCTGTCGACGCTGCTGCTCTTTCCGGTGCTTTCGCACCTCTGCCTCTTGCTGCAAGCGCAGCTCGCGCTCTTCCCTGTAGCGGATCAAAGGTGCCGCATCGCGGCCCAGTTCCTCATAAATCCGCACGAAGAGAAGCTGCAGATGTCGTCCTTCCTGCATGGTCTGCTCGATGTTAAGATGGAAGCTTGCAAGAAATTCGGTTCCGACAGCGACTACGTTCTTGCCGGAGAGGTACCTGCGGCTGTAGACTCCATGTTCGAAAAAGACGTTGTCCAGCTGTAGAACGATGGCGATCATATCGTCCTCTTCGCGATATTGATCCTTCTGTTGAAGGTAGATGTACACGCCCGCGCCGATTTTTTCCAGTTCAGCATAATGCCAAACGACCTGATTAGGGTTCGAGCGGCTGTAACACAAAAATTTCGTTTTCATAAAATTGATTATATAACCTTGTTATGATCGTATTTTGCCGTTTCTTGGATTTAAGCGTTTAAGCGTTTTGGACCAACTGCCAGAAGGCATCGAAGAGCTCTACGGCGCACAGGTCAGAAACCGGCACCGTCCGCAGCCTGCCGTCGCCGTAATCCAGCAAAGCATAAAGTACATCTTCGTCCACTTGAAATCCATATACGCAGCAAGCGTCGTGGTCTTCGTCGCTGATGCGGACGGAGTATCCTTTGGTTTCGAAATTTTGGTCTTCGAACTGAACGACAAGTTTTCGGATGTGTTCTGTCAGTTCTTTGTCACGCAATCGATTGCGGAACTCCTGCTGTTCGAGTTGCTGACGATCTTCGTCCGAGATGGGGAATACGATCGTCAGGTAATTGGCCGGGACATCCCATGTCTTCTCTCCGTTGCCGATACGGATAATGCATTCGTTTTCCGGTTTACCCATATTGAGTTCGCCCTGCGGATCCAGTACGTCGTATTCGCCGGAGTGTTCGTTGTTCGGGTCCCACCAGACCCGCTGTCCTTTTTTGAATGTTGTCATAGTTTCAGTTTTTATTTTGTTTCGTCGGGGATCTCTTTTCCCGTATAAGGATTGTAGAGCGGCGTATTGCCTACCGCCTCGGCATCGATGGCGAAAGCTCCGAGAGCGACGTCGTAGAAAAGCTCCAGTTTCTGCGGTGTCGAAGCCACGACCTTTTCGGCCTCCTGCTGCGGTAATCCGGACAGCATGAGGCTCCGGACGCGGCGGCGGAACATATCGGGATTGATGGTCAGAGTCGTGATAACCTCGATTACCTCGCATGCGTCGTCCGTAATGGCAACTCGGTCGGGATCGGCGACCGGTTTTTGTGCGATGTACTGCATGCAGAAGCGGTATAGGGAACTGTCCTCCGCCCGATTGTCCTGATGACAGGCTGCGAACTCCTCGCTCAGTGCGGATAGCTGCTTCGAATCGCCGTCGCCCTGCAGGAGCGAGCGCAAGGGGCTTTCCGGCAAGTCGTCTACCGAGGCATCGAATGTCTCGTTGCCTTGGCCGTATAGGTCAGATAACATCTCCACAAGTGCCGAGCCGATCACATGGAAGAGATTGATGTGCATCTGTTCCTTGTATGCATCCTGCGAGCAGTCGTCTTCCCGGATGAAGAAGTCGGCCATGGTTTCGTAATTGATCCAATAGATGATTTCCTTTTCGAAGACGCTGCCGCCCTTGTACAGGGCGATGCAGCCGGTATCCTGCCGTTCGTCTTCGTCGAAAACATCGGCGTCGAAACGCATGGTCAGGCCGAGCGGTTCGAGAAACGGCAGGGCCTGAGCGGTGAGCACGGCGTCGTTCCATGCGCGTAGTTCCTGAATGATCGCTTTTTTATCCATTTTCTGAAAATATTTTATTCGTTCAGTCCGCAGATTTCGGTATCGATAATCGTGATGCCGCAGCCTTCCGGCGCGGTAAACCCGTAATCCACTTCGTTAATGAGGTCCTGCACCTCTTCGTCGGAGATGACCGCCGCCGTACTCTCCAGATCGAGACGAACGGTAATGTAAACAGCTTTCGTTGCCATAGCTATAAGACATATTTAAGAAACAGCGCGATGTCGTAGAGCTGTCCGTCGTAGAACTGAAATCCAATTCTCTTGTCACCGTCCGAGTCGATACCGTCGGCCATGATGCAGGTCTGCTCTTCGAGGTAGACGTCGGTGATATTAAGACGGATATGATCGTGCCTTCCGTGGAATGACGCGGTAACGGGATACTCTCCGTCTTCCTCTTCCGGTGTGTATGTCACGCGCCCGCCGTGCCGGCGGAGCGTTTCGACGATTTGCTCGCGGGCCTCCTGCTGCCATGCGTTTGCCCGGGACACGAGTGAGGAGATCGGATCGTCCGTGCCGTCTCTGCGGATGCCGTCCTCCGTCCCGATATCGAATTGCATCAGCGAAGCCACGCGCTCGTATTCCTCGTCGTAAAATTGGTTGTACTCGTCTTGGAATTCCTCTTTGTAATGAGTTCCGCTATCGGGATCGTCGAGGTCATCCGGCTCGACGAATGCTTCGAAGGGCTGCTTGTATTTGTCTACCATACGGCCGACGGCCAGATCCGAAGCGATTTCCATGATCGACGAGTTGATATCGTCCTTATTTTCCGCGTAATACCTGTGTAAATCCATATTTTCTGTGCTTTATATAGTAGTTTTTATAATCCGGACTGTCGTATTCCGAGTGCAAAAGCGAGAAAGGCGAGTGTTCCCGCATAATGTTCGGGAAGTATTTCGAGATTCTTTTCGACGGTTCCGTCATGCTCGTCGATACCACCGGCTTTCAATCTCCCGTTCTCGTCGAGGCGGATGTCGGTCATATTGATGTTCCGGCATCCGCGATTTCCACGAAAGATCATCGTCACGGGATAGTCGCTGCCCCCGTACTCGTCGGTTACGGGATACGATGTGATGCGTCCGCCATGACGGGTGAGCATCCTCTCGATGAGCCGTTTCATCCGTTGCTGCAGTTCTCTTCGGCACTCCTCCAGTTGCCGGTAGTCCCGGATATCCTGCTCATCATTGTCAGGGTAATTTCTGCGCATATAGGCAGTTATGGCTGCCTCCGCCGAACCGTAGTCGTGAACTTCCCCGCCCAAGATAAGAAAGCTGCTCAACAGCTCGGGCTCCGTCGTGTCTCCGGGACGTCGCAGATATACACGGCAACAGATATCGTCCTTGTGATCGATATGCGTATTGCCGGTCGGCACATATTCTATGATGTAATTCTTGTATATCATACTTTAATCGAATATTTTTCAATGAGTTGCTTTTTTATTTTCGCATAATAGCGTTTGCGGCAACGCTTGCACGATCGCCCCGTGCAGTCTTTTTTGCCGTTGTGACACTCGCTATCGAGACATTCCCCTGCATGCACCAAGGATTCGTACTCGATGATTTTGCCGATCAGTTCCCGGATTCGCTTGTTGGCCAATTCAGCCACTTCTTGTGCTGTCGGTTTGGGCTCGGCAAGTTTCCGGCAGGGTTCCGAACAGTATTTCTGTCGGCCCTTGAGTATTTTGCCACAGACGGGACAACGGCGTTTGCCGTCCCTTTCCAGTACCTCCAGCACGCTGGCGTGAATCTGCTGCCACCATTCCGGACGATTGATTTCATAATCCTGAAGGGTTACATTGTTCGCGAATTCCCGTGCTTCGACTTCTACGGAGACGGTGTTGTCCTCTACCATGACCTTGATAACGGGGTCATCATAGGGACTTCCATCATCATCGAACCAAACGATGTAGGCGGGGTCATGGAGCTCGTCGTAGTCTCCTAAAGAAAGTTCCGTTAGACCGTTGTTGGTCAGAATGGCTACGATGGAAGCCATTATATTTTTTTGGGTGTCCATTTAATTTGGGTGATTAAGTATTTTACCATATTACCTCAGCGATCTCGCATGTATGTAAGATTGTCTGGCTCAATCATTATCCTTGTAATAGGAAATTCCTTGTCGCACGGCGGCATTTTCGAGTTCCGTCCACCATGTCTTGGACTGTCCGTCATTCTGGAAGTCGATCGGTTGGTCAACCGGGATGCGCCAGCACTCCCGTGTCGCGGCATCGGCCTCCTCGACGATGCGCTGCATCTGGGCGTCGGTCGTATCCTTCGTGCAGAACGGACTGGAAAAGCCTTCCAGTTCCTTGCGGCTGACGTGGCTGTTACCGCAGCGAAATTCGCGGGTGTAAAAATCGCTTTCGACGATCTCGAAGTCCAGTCCCTCGACGAGCAGTACCGTGGCGCCGTTATCATAGTGAAGCATGGTACGTTTACCCATGTGCTTGTCGCGGATTTCGGCCCAGTTCGGAAGGTCGTCGCGTTCAATGGTCCAGACGCCGCGATAGTCTTTGTGGAGCGCATTGTATTCTGAAAGAGTGATTTTTATCATGTGTTTGGCGTGTTGTAAGATATATAGTCCTATAAATTCCGGACTTTGCGTGTATCTATTTAGCATATCCGTGTCCGACGAGTGTTTCCTTCGAAATACAGTCTATCGGCAAAGGGGTATCGTTGATATACAAGATATCGCAGTCCGCTACCTCTGCAGGCAGCCCGAACAGAGGATATTTTGAAAAATAAGGTTCGATATCGCCGTCGTCAGCCGTAACGGGCGCAACAATCTGCACCTGCCAGTTACAGACCCAAGCGTCGACGATACCGGTCTCCTCCTCGGTCAGCCCGGATGCGTCACCGTTAATGAGGTAGCACAGGCTCCATGTGGGGATACGTTCGGTTGTCTTGTGCATCGTGTCCATTGTCGTTTCTCATCGGTAGAGTAAAGATCATACGGCCAGTCCGAGTTCGCGGGCGGCATAGGCCATATCGTCGAAATGGAGCCTGTGGCATCCGGCCTGCATGATGTCGTTCTCGAAGGAGTTTATCGTCCACGGATGGTCGGAAGCATCGCGGATCACATCATGCCGGAAAGCGGCCTTGCGCTCGTGGTAGCGGCGCATGAGCTTCCAGACCCGTTCGGCTTCGGCCGCCTCGACGGTAATGCCCAGCGAGGTTTCGACCTTCCGGTCGCGCACCCGCAGCACGGCGTTCGAGCGGTAACAGTCCGGAACGGAGAGTGAGTAGGCCTCTCCGCGGCGCCACTTGGCGACTTTCTCTTCGAAGGCTTGCAACTGGGCTTTGTTGCGTTTCGTCTCGGCATCGCGCATCAGACGTTTCAGCATGATGCTTCGGGTGGCAACATCGGCATCGTCGGTCCACCGGGCACAGAGCTCGCACAAGACATCGCGACTACGGGCTGTCGAGGATTGTTCCAATAGTCCCATATCCACGATAAGCTGCAGCAACTCTTGATATTTGAGTTTCCCGTTGTATTGACTTCCTCCGCTGCATTTGAGCCAATAAGCCTCTCGGTCGGTCCAGCGGTGCGAGAGCATCGCGGAAATTGCTGAAGGCAGCCACTTGCCGCCCTCGGAACGTTGTCGGGCGCCCAGTCCCCAGAACTCGATCCAGCGGGAGATTTCGCAGAGTTCATCTTCGATATCGCTGATGTAGTCGCACCGGCGGGCCCGCTTCTGTTTGTAGGCCAGTTCGTCGATCCGCTCCACACGGTCTACTATGTAATAGATGGCCTGCCGGTAGAAGTACTCAGTCAGCTTGTCGTTGCGGGTCTCCACGAGCCGGTCGGTCGTGAATACCATCCGATGGGCGGGGATCGCATTCCGAACATGGGCCATGTGTCTACCCGTAGTGGACGAATATGTCCGGTCGGTAATGAGGTAGGCCGTTTGCCCTTCACGGTTTCGGACCACGGAGCCGCAACGGAAATGCGAACCGTAGGAATAAATGTGCTCATCATGGAAGTAAAAATTGCTTCCGGAGTTTCTGGCGTGATCCTGCATCTGGTGCGCCCAGAGGTGGGCTACCATGGAAGGTTCTACGACTTGTTTCATATCGGTTGGTGTTTGATAAAGATTAGCGGAATGAGGTTCGTGATGTTAGCGGAAAATGAAAAAACAGCAGGAAGATTTCGTTTATCCTGCGGCCTGACTCGCACCGTCGCTTTCTTGTACCGAAACCTGTCGTGCGACTGGGAGCTCCCGGATATATGGCAGGCGCAAGACCGGAAGCCTTTCGATACGCCAGCAGCGCCAGATCTCCATACGGAGCGAGTCCATGTGGTAAACCTCCCCGACGATGTCGTTCAGGCAGGCGTTTACGAGCGTCATCTTGCAGCATGCCTCCGTGATGTCCCCGCCGACGAAGCTGATCGCGCGGTTCTCCTGCGCTGCGGCGAGAAAAAACCGCCCGCTGCCGCAGCAGGGATCGTACACGGGGCCGTCTTTGTCTCCCGGTCCGATCATTGCCGCCATCATTTTCGTCACAGCGGGAGGCGTGAAGAACTGGGCGTTGTGCCCCTTGGAGATATACTGCTGGAAATAATCCCCGAATGCGTCTTCGAGCGGATGGGTTTCCATCCAAAGTACCAGCGAGGCGAAGGCTTTCACGAACAACTCGACCTCTTCTTTAGTGTACTTACGGATCGTCGCCAGATACTCCTCTTCCTTCTGCTGCATCGAGAGCGTGCAAACGATCATCGTGAGAAAATCGTTGAATACTCCTGAGCGGTCATGGTTACGGGAAAGATGCTCCAGATACTCCGTATAGGGTTGCAACTCGTCGTTGTTTTTCTTTTTTGCCATGGTGTCTGAATGTTTGAAAATGAAAAAGGCGCCGTATAAACAGCGCCTTGCATGAATCGGTATCGTAATGTGTCAAAGCCGGGCTACGACTTCTGCAAGAAATTTTCGGTCGAAAGAAATCTTCTCGACGTCGATGGCCCGGGAGCCTTTTTTGCCGGGACGATCGGCCCACTGGCGGATCAGTTCGCCCCAGCGCAGTACGGGCTTTTTGAGCAGTACCCCGATAAGCAGCTCGGCCTGCCGGTGCCAGTCGTGGAACGACGGCGACCACGGGGCTCCTATAAGGTCCGAGAAACGGATCGTAAAGCAGTTCTTACTAATCTGTCGGACGGACGGATTCTGGCCGATACTGCGGATTGTCTCCACGATGGCCTCCGTGACGGCGGCACGGCGGGCGTTATACTGTTCTTCCAGCGCCCGCAGGGATTCGATCTTCTCTACAATTCCCATATCGAACAAGGTAAGGGGCGGAACAGAAATCCCAGCGAGGGGCGTTTGATACCGAGCTTTTCGCTGGGTGTGGTCATGCCGCACGAGCACTTTCCGACCGGCTCGCCCGAGCCGCACTCGCATAGGTCGATGCCCCAGTGGTTCACGCAGTGGTTGCAGTTATAGGCTTTCGTCGGAGCCCACTCGCCCTCGATATGCAGGGCCTCGAAGGTGGCCCGCGTCATGGAGTTGGAGACACCGCCCGGAAAGAAGACCGTGACGGCGCCGCACCGGCACTCCTGAATGTATTCGGCTTTGAGCATAGGTCGTAAGTTTTAGTCGTCGTAATTGTATATGGGGATAAACTCGCCCTCGGCGGTAAAAATGCAGACATTGCTGATGATGACCTTCCGGCACCATGTGCGGTCCCGTTCCCACTTGCGCAGGTATTGCATGGTGCGGAAGATTCCACGCCACGTAACCGGGTAGCTGAATTTCCGCTGTTTCTGCATTTTTTCGTAAGTGGCGATGTCTCGGCAGTGGATCATCCACATCAAGCCTAGCGTCTGCACGTCGCGCTGCCGCTGACGGATCATGGCGCGGATAATTTTCCTGTGGCCCTCCAAAAAAGATTCTATGGCCCGCTCCTGCACCTCGGCAGAAAGGTCTTCCAGCTCGTAGAAAAGGCCGTTGGGAAGCTGCATCATCGGCTCTCCTGTTTCTGGCGCTGTTCGTATCTGGCGACCTGCTCGGCAACCATGTCGCAGAAACGCTGTCCCTCGCGCAGGTCGTTGCCGAAATAGGCCAGCATCCGCCGCAGGTCATGGGCGTAAACGAGGCTCCACTTTTCGTAATAGTGGCGTCCCATCACGCCGCCGAAGTAGCGGATGAACAGCTCTTCGGTAAGGGCTTCGTCCGGCGCGAAATTATAGTCCCATGCCAGCACGCGGCTGATCTTCTCGTAGTCGATTTCCACAATACGCCAGCTACCCGACAGGAAGAATCCCACGCCATCCGTATTCTGTTTGTCGTCCGGCAGGTTTTCGAATGTGCCGTGCCGCTGGCCGCACTCGATGCGCTCCGAGAAGTTGTCCATAACGGAGCGAGGAACGGAAACATAAGGTTTGTCGTGCTCCTCGGAAAGCGCGAGCGTTACTTCGACCTTATGGCCGAAGAAATAGGTTGTCAGTCTTTGTGTCTTCATGTCGTTGGTTTTTTGATGTTGCAGAACGGTACCCAGACGGCTTGTTCCCCGAAGTCCGCAAGACCTTTCTCGTCGCTGATGGGTTCGTTCAGCGTATCGACCTGATCGTTCGGCTCGTCGGGGAACAGGTACGACTGGGACTCCGGCCAGCGGAAAGGTCTGAAGCAGTTGTTCGGCTCCGGGTCTTTCTTGAAGTGGTCGATATAATTGCGCTGCGGGACGTATCGGGCGCCGTTGTCCTCGCTATTGAATGATGGGTAGCCGATGTCGTTCTCTTCGAAGTATGAACTGTCTTCGGGGAACTCGACAAGCACATAAAGGTTGTCACGAAGTCGTTGCATCATAAGTAGGTCGTTATTGATTGTTCAGCACTTTCTCCGCAAGCGACGAGATCGACCAGCCGCAGATGCTCGTCAGCAGCGCATCGCAATCCCGCTCCATATAGGCGTCGATGACGCTGCGGGCGACCTTGTGATAAGGCTCCGTGTCGGTCATCGTTTCGCTGATCAGAATTTCGGCGAACCGTTCCCGCAGCTCTTCGCTGCCGTATATCGTATCGAGTTTCGCCTCCAGAGCTTTCTGCTCCGGCGTGCGGCGTGTGAAGGCCGCGACAGCCTCAGCGAAGAGGCCGTGCAGGATGTTGTTGCGCAGCAAAATAGCTTCCTCGCGCGTGATGCCGGCCACGGGGGATTCGTGACCGTCGATGAATAGCTGAAGCTGCGCCTGACGCAGCACCTCCTCGCGCTCGTGGTAGTTCGGGACGTTCGCCTCGATAAAGTCCCAGAGATCGTCGGTGATTTGTAAATCTTTCAGTTCCATGTCCTTGTTTCGTTATTTGTCGTAACCCGTCATGTCTTCGTCCCAGAAAACCTTCTTGTACAGCTGCCGCTGCTCATCGAACGTAAGCGAGCGCCACCACGCTTGGCGGTTCTCAGCTCCCCGGGACAGGAGCCTCGCTGTATCGTCGTCGAGCGAATCCCACCATGCGTCGATCTTTTCCTTGTACTCTTTGAGGTTAGTGCCATAATGTTCCTCTTCGCAGTCCGGACACCATGTGCGTGTGCACCAGCCGTCGTCGTAAGGTTCGGGAGAGATGTTCCGTCCGCCGCAGCATTCGCACACTTCGATCCGGCTCTCATCTTCCGAAGTAAGTGCGGTAAGGTCTACGGAAATTTCCTTGACCGTAAAGACGGTGTCCTTATCGAAATAGTCGTCCAGTACGCCGGGCAGCTTCTTCGCAACGTCATCGAAGTCGATTGCCGCGACGCTGTTGCCGTAACCGCCCACGAAACATACGGGCGTATCGTACCACTCCGTCTGGGCAACTATAACGGAGACGTTTTCTCCGCCGTTGAGTCCGGTCACTTCGATCTCCCCGCCGCTGTTGCAACCTATTCGGTCGATCAGTGCGACGAGTTCTTCTTTGGTATATACCTTCGGTTCCATTGTGATTTTGGTAGATGATGATTACTTTTCGCAATATTGTTTATCATAGGTCAGTGCCTTCCAGCTGCTGATCTTCTGCTCGTCGTTCAGGCCGTTCCAATATGCGGCAACAGCCGCATCGTACGCCTCCGCGGAAGGATAGTCGCATTCACAGAGGCCCGTGATGACTTCCGAATCGTCGGGCTGCAGTTCATTGAGGAACCAGTGGTCGATATCCTCCATGAAGTCGCGGTGCGGTTTGATAACATGATGGCCTTCACAACAGTCGCACCAACAATCGTCTTCGTGTGTTTCACATTCTCCGACATCATCGACATACTGGTTGCCGTTGTTGGGCCGCGCCCAGATCTTGCGTTGTACGTCGGTCGAACCGCAATTCGTACAGCGATACGGTTCTTCAGGTGTGATCTTCTCCTGCTCGAAGCGAGGCTAGGTGTACTCGCCGCATGTACGGCAATGGCATGTTTCGGATTCTTCGAGCGCGTTTCCGTCGTAATACATGGCGAAGGCATTGCCCGAATTGGGGCTGACCCAAGCCCGGATATCCACTTCGCGGGAGCCGCACTTGCCGCAACGAACAATCGTGTAGGTAGAGGTAGCGTTGTGAGAATTCATATCATTAGTATCCAACAATTAACCATTGAGTCACATTTTTGCTATATACTTCTTTACGATCATAAAGCATGGTAGAACATCCATCCTCGCGTACTACCATACTCATTTCTTCTTGACGGTTGAGAGGTTGGAATATATAGAGCATCTGTCCGGTGGCACATACCAAATTTCCGGTGAGCGTCCATCCCCTTGACAGGCAATCTTCCATAAAATGCTTCCGATTTTCTATAGAGGTTTGGCCGTCAGGTTGGGCGATGACGTGAAGTTCATTACTCAAACAGAGCATCATTCCTTGAGGATAGACCGATTTGACAGCCTCTATCTCCATGAGCTTACGGTCCAATTGAACGATAACCGCATAATCTTTTTGAGGCTCAGGACCAAGCTCATAACATTTTACGACAACTCCTGTAAAGGGCATTTCAGGATCATTTGCGGGAATGCTCACGTGAGTTCCGCTCTTAATCCCATCCGTTTTAATGAAAGCTGGCGAGGTTTCGACAATATTGTTTTTCTGCATGATATTATTTTTCCAAAGAACAAATAATTTACAATTTATCAATCATAATTTGCATAGCTCTTCCAAATCGTATAAACATAGCCCCCGTCTCGGAAGGCAATCGCTCGTTCAGCAGCATCAAATGCCTCCCACCTACATGGTAACAATTCGAAATACATTGTAAAGTCCTTCTCGAAGAAACGTGTCAATATCTCACGCTCGGTGGCATTGACTTCGTCGTGTGTAACACGTAACGCGTGCCGTCGAGTACCGTGGAAATAAAATACAATTTATTGCCGTCGCAGCGTGGGATGTCGGGATAGCCTTCAAGATAACTCAATGCATCGAAGTCGGTATCGTCAGGATCATCATCGAAACTCTTGGCCCACTCGTACAAGTCATTATAGAAGGCGATCCTCTCGCCAATAGGGGGTACGATGGTCTCCATGACTATTCCTCCGTACGATCGTGTACGGGCACCGGATAACGGATGCCCGTGAGGTCCTTAAACCGCGAATCCGATGTTTTCAGGTAATTGCCTCCGAACATGTACCATCTGCCTCTGTCGACGATGGGCTCGGCATGGATGTAGTCGAGATTCTCCCGATAAACCAGTTTCACGACGCTATTCACGTCGATGCCGTTTTCGAGGCAGTAGTCGGCCACCTGTGCGAACGAGAGATGCGGAGCGAAGAGTTCGAGGGTATCCGAGCGGCAAGAAATGCCTCCGTTCGTACAGGCACCCAACGCATCGCGCAGTACATAAGTCGTCAGATAATCCCTGTACCGTACGATCTGGCAGGGCTCGGGAAACTCTCCGGTCATGTAAAGCACCTGTCCGAGGTGGTCGGCTTGCGGGCCGAGCCCTTCGGCGAGTACCGCCTCGCAGGCTTTACGGGCTGCCGAGGCGTAATGCCCCAGCAGCGGAGCGTCGGGCAGGCGTTTGGTATGCCACACCTGTTTGGCAATGTCGAGCATCTCCGTTTCGATGCCCAGATGGTCGGCCGTAAGCAGGATGACCGCTTCACCGATGTAGTTGGCTGTTTTTCCGTCGTTTTGCATGATGACTTCGTTTTAGTCGTCCAGTTCGAATTCATCTTCCCAGACCTCGATTTCTTTACCGCTCTCGCAGATGCGGGCCCGCCACTTATACCAGCACTTTTCGATCAGTTCGATACGGTGGTAACCGAGGTATGGTTCATTCAGGGTGGCGATGTCGCCGGCCTGCGGTTCTTCTCTTCTGCACATGTTTTTGGGGGTTATTGAATACTATCGTTCTATACTAGGTAGCGAGAGATCTACCGGCACCGACACTCCGGCCCGCCGGCACATTAAGATAAGCTGGTCGGAGAGCTTATCCATGTCGCCCAGTGCGAGCGCCGTGCGGATGACGGTTTCGTCCCACGCCGTAACTTTTCCTGTGGGACAGAGTTTTTCGTTGATGAAGTCTTCGAGTGTCATATCAGGCTGCGGGTTTGAATTTGAAGGTAATCCCTGCGGGAAGTTTCTTCGGGTCGATCTTTTTCATCAGGGCGTTGTACTGCTCTTCGCTCATCCGCTCCCGCTCATAGATGCGGTGCGTCCAGTTGAAGGCCACCTCGTTGGAGTGGTCGTAATAGATGAAACTCTCCAGCGGAGCACCCAGTTTGAATAGATAGAGTTCGACCTGAAGCTCCCGGTCGATCTTTTGCTTTCGACGCAGGGCCGCTGCTTTAAGGTCGGCGACCTTCTGACGCTTGGCGGCGAGCACGGCTTCTCGTTTACGTCTTCTTATGTTCTCCGGCAGATAATATCCTTCGGAAAGACGCCTTTCGACAAACTGCATCTCTTCGGGGGTGAGTGGTGTGAATTGGTAGCGGACAGAGGTGTCCTCAAAGGTATCGCCGGTAAGCTCCTCCAACTGCTTTATCGCGGCACGCGCCTCTTTTTCCCATCGTTCGGGAATCCCCATCGTTTGGAGCAGGTACGTGAAATAGAGCTGATCTTCGGCCTCACGCAGAAACCTGTCGTACTCCTGCCGCGTGATGCGCAGCTCGTTCATCGTCACCTCACGGGAACTGTTGTGCAAATGGTAGAACCCATTGCCTTGGGCATACATGGGCGCTCCTTTGGCATCGCACAGGTGCAGGTCGATGAACGGCTTGAATTCAGGGTAAATCGCCTCGATGATCTCATGGATGCAACCGCAGCAATGACCACCTTCCACATAATCGTAGAAGTCGCCCGTGATGGCGAAATCGGCATGTCCGTTATGGCAGTCGTCCGAGAGACGAATCTTGACTTTCAGGGTGTACTGGTCGGTTGTCTTGACCGTACGGTATTTGAGTTCGGACCTTTTCATGGCATTTTCACTGTTTTAAACCATTCGTCATATTCTTTTTGGGTACGGAAAGCATACACGCAGTTCCATCGGTCGCTGAGCGTTGTGTCAAGAAGCCTTTTTACAGTCAGTGCTCCACAGCCTAAGACATGCTCCCGCTCGTCATCGTACCAGAAGTAACCGGCACCATATTGCACGATACGCCGTTTGCAGCCTTCTATCACAGCTCCGAAGCCGTAGAATTTTCCCTCGTCGACATCCCGCAGGTCGATACAGCCTGCCGGAGTCATTGTTTTGATAACTGTATACATCGTTTCGGTATCAGTTGAGCGCCAATTCGGGGAACGCAAGCTCCGGCCCGAAGATGCGCAAACGCTCTTTGTACTCTTGTTCTTTCTGTTCGGCGATATGGCTGTCAATGATAGCCCGGCATTCGTCTTCGAGTTGTTCGAGGCCGGAATCCCCGAAGTACCCCCAGCAGCTTTCGAGCACGTCGTCCTTGTCGTCGGCCGGGGTAATCCGGTAGCCGTACACCTCGCCCCGGAGGTAGTTGTCGTAGGTGGCGATTTCGCCCTGCAGGTATCCTTCGATCTTCCGGCGGCGGTCGGCGGTCAGTAGTTTCCAGTCGTATTCCTTCTTGACTTTCTCAACGCTTACGGCAACGATGCCGAATAGCCCGCTGTCCCACGGGTAGAAGAACGGACTGGAGGAGATCGTCTGGCCGCTGTGGTCGTAGAGGTAGATTTTCAGAGCGATGTATTGTTTCTCGAACGAGTCCGAGAAATCGCCGTAACGGTCGAATACTTCCTCCCATTGGAAATGCCGGTCGAACTCTTCCTCCGGGCAATAGCGGTGATGGATCGTATAGAATGTACCGAGGTTATCCCATGCGCGGGGACTTTCCGGACTCTCGTCGTAGTAAATGTCGATGTGATGTCCGTTATATTCGATTCGCTTGTACAGATTCATATACTTTGGTATTATGGGTTCGTTATCCGGCATAAACAGCCTTCGGGTATTTCGTTTCGTCCATGAGTTTCAGATAATGTGCAGCCATGCTTTCCAGCTCGGGGCGGATCGTCCCGCCCGGATAATGGCATCGCATGTATTTTCGCCACAATGCGTCGTTCTCTTCGGTCATACTTATGTTATGGTTGTACCGAATGACAATATTTTGTGCACGGCCGTAAAGTCTATGGCGGTTATGAACGGCTCGGATACGCTGGATTTGTATCGTTAAGTCTTTCTTGCTCTTCATAATCTGTCGGTGTTGTCATTCCCCGGTAATTCGGCGGTTCGATATGGAGGTCAGATGTCGTTTCGGTAGTCGAGCGGGTATTGTTCGAAATGGTTTTCGCAGATGATCTGGTTGCGCTCGGCATCACTGGCGAAGAACTCCCATTTGTAACCGTAGTCAGCGAGCAGCGCTTCCTGTTCCTGCTGCGAGAAATCGGCGACGTCGATCTCGCCTTCCATCCACAGCATACGGTCGGAGGCGAAGGTACGCACCTCTGCGTCGGTGTGCATGTCCCGCAGGAAATCGTCGGGATAGCCAAGATATCGGCAGAGGATACACTGGGCGGGGGTGTCGGCGTCCGGGAGCAGATCTTTGTGGTAGATGTTAGGCTGGCAGTACCAATACTCCGTGTCCGAGATCCGCAGGCAGAATTGGAGCGAGTCGGGGTCGGTACATTCGATACCCGGTGTGAACAGACGGTTCATTGATGCATTATTTTGACGATTTCGCGGATCGTATCGTCTTCGAAATGTCCCAGCGGAATCAGTGCGCAAGGATCACCGTCCTTGTCGAGCGTGATGTTCCTGATGTATAGCTCGCTCCGAGCATCGAACACGGTCGGTTCGCCGCAGTCGTTCGTAAGGTTCCACGGTTTTCCATCCTTACTTTTGAGCTCGTCTGCAATGTCGAGCAGCACTTCTGAAATCTCCTTGTCTTCTATCATCTTTAATGGTCGTTTTATGTATTTTGAAAAAATGATGCGGCTGCCGACGGGGGCATGGCTCTAACCGTTCGATGTATAGTCTTCCGGAAGGATCCTGAGGCACGGCGGATAGCCAGCGCCTCAGGATCCTGTCAAGGAAGACGAACTAAAGTATGTCGGCCCGCCGCATCGTGTCTGCCAGACTGGATTTGCAGGTGGCTTATCTCTTGCTATTGCGCCACTCCTTCATCTTCTTAGCTACGTCGATGCCGTTGTCGTCGAGCATCTTCTTGAGCATGGCCAGCATGCGCCAGCCCCCGCCGTTCTTGTACCGGTCGGCCTGGAGCGAGAGGAAGACGAGCGACCGGTCTTTGTCCAATTGCATTCCCTTGTCGTCAATGGCCAGACAGCCGTGGAAGCGGATCAGGTTCTGCATAGTGTGGAAAGCGCCAGCGCCCTTGTACGCATCGACCCACGCCTTGCACTGGGGCGTTTCGTGCGGAAGTCTTACGCGCAGGTCATCGAATGCCTTGATGGCATTGTAGAGCTGGGCGGCGTTCTTGGCATACCTGATACGTCCCGCGGCCCGGTGCAGCGGGCCGTAGAGCTTGTTGTACAGATCCTGCTCGAAGATGTTCTCGCCTCCGACACGCTTGTAGGGGATGCCCTTGCACTTCTTCACGGGCAACTCGTCCACATATCTGGTCAGATGTTCGACATACTCCTGCGCTATAGCCTCGACTACGCGGACATTGAACCAGCGGTTGCGCTCGGAGAAACTCGCCAGATCGCGGGGTTCCATCTTCATCTGGGCGCGCAGCTCACTCAGGAGCATTTTCCACTGGTACTCATAGCCCAGACGGCGGATCATCTCCGTAACGCCCACGGGTTCCTTGCAGAGATAGTCCCTGTATGAGAGCATGTGGAACATCTGGGCCATGACCCAGCGGCGGAACAGGCGGCGGTTGGGGACGGTGCCCTGCGAAAGGATGGCGCAGAAGATCGGGTCGTCGTCGGCAAGGATCGACAGCTTGCCGTCTTTGTTCGATACGACGTACTCTCCGCCGCCCGAGCCCTGCATGGCGAACAGATTGCTCACATCTACGCCAGCACGACTCAGCGCCTCGATACGCTCCTGCGCCGTCTTGGGCAGTTTGGCCGGCGCCTTGTTTTCTACGGCTGCTACAACTCCGTTGCCCGTAACCGCAAGCTGCGTCCCGCACGCGGGACAAGTGACATTCGTCTCTTTCGTTTTTCTCATCTCGTTTGGATTTTAATTGGTGATTGATTGGTTGTTACAGTCAGGCTCTACCCACTGGCGGAGTATTACCAGATCCTTGTCCTGCTTGCTCTGCCAGAACCAGCGGCCCATCGTTTCGGGATTCCACTTCAGGCCGCTGAGTATCTGGCAGAGGAGGTAGAGCTCCAGCTCGGCCTGTGCACGGTCGCGCCGCTGGCCGTAGAGCATATCCTCGTCGCTCAACTCCCGCTCGGGCAGGGCCCTGAAGTAGCGCCTCGAACGGCTCTCGCTGCGCTCCGAAGGAATGGAGTGTTTGTAGCGGCGGTAGAGTTCTTCCATGTTAGCGAAAAACTCCTCTTCCGTACAGGACGGCACGCCCAGCTCGCCCTCGTATTGTCCGTTCCGGATAACCGGCTTGCCGCCGAGTTTGAAGCTGCGGGATGCAAAGTCGATGGAGAACTTCGCTCCCTCTTCGACGGCCTGCACGGCCGCTTGATAGATATTGCTCATCGTTGTTGTGTTTTAATTATCTGCACTCGGATCGCCGGCGCATGGTTTTATAGCTTCGATATGTACAGCGGAAACCAGGGACCCAGAAACGAGGGTCTGCTGTCTCTGGGCCCCTGGTTCCCACTGTATCGTTGAATCCGATCCCTCGTGCGTGTTCGGGGCTGCGCTGCCCCTTGGGGAAGCCTCGTCCGGAATGGCACATGGCTTTATCCGTTCAATGTGCGGCAGACGTTGGAGTTGGCCGCGTCATCTCCGGACGATCGTAGCGATTAGCGTCACGATCGGTAGGAGATGAAGCTGGCCCGCGATTGACGCTGCGCCATTGAAATCCTGACCTCGACTTCCCAACTCTGTGCTGAGCTCACTGCGATTCTCTGGATGACCGGCACGTCGCTTTACTTGTTCGATATATGCCGAGGCAGGAGTCCCGGGCAGCATTCGTCGGTTCCTGATAGTGAACTCGACGTATGCAGCCGGGGACTTCCTTGCTCGCGGCATGTTGAACGTCATCCCCTGAACCGCACCTTTTCGTGCTAAATGTTGGAGCTCTCATTCGGACTGGCACATGACTTCATCGGCTCGATATGCGGCAGCGAGAAAGGCTGGAGACGCTCCTCATCTCCGTGTAGGAGATTGAGGCGTGTCTCCGGCCGTCTGTCGCTGCGTCATTGAAATTCCGACCTCGACACACCACGCTGTACTGCGTTTGTTTGTTGCATGATACTCAGAATACCGGCACGTCTCTGTATCGACTCGATATGATGCCAGGCTTGAAGCCGGAATGGCGCCGGCGGCAGGCTGGTAGGTCTCCCGCCGGCGCCAAGAGGGCTGTATTGGTCTGGCATATTGAATCATATTCCTTGTATCACGCTTTCCGTGTTGAAATGGAGTTCTCATCATGGCGGCACATGGCTCTATTTGCCTGATGTCAGCCAGTGGCGGATGCAGCTCTTGAGGAGTCTGAAGGTGCCGGTTAGGGACCTTCAAGACTCTCGATAGAGCTGCATTGCACCCTGGCGCTGAATTCCCATGCCTCGAACTTCGTCCGGTATGCTCCGGTTTTGTGCGGATACCAAGCAGGCGGCACATCGCTTTACTTCTTACGATATTTACAGGTAAATACCAGTCTGGATGGGATTCACCGGTTGATAGACCGGTGAATCCGAATGAGACTGGTTATGTCACCTGTAATATTGAATTTCCTGCCCCGCATACGCCTGCCGTGTGCTCGGCATGAGTTACAGGGAGGCCACCAGCGTATTGTACACGCCGCGGCTCGTCAGAAGCGCATTGCGCATACATCCGATCGTAAGGTAGCCGTCGATCCGGCCGCCGGCTTTGGCGCGATTAGCCTTTACGTTGCGGCCCCGGCCCCGGACGATGCAGCCGTCGGACTTGGTGCGGACATATCCCAGCCCTCCGAGTTTACGTCTTCCGGTCTGTACGGCTCGCAGGCAGTCCAGCACAAACCCGTTCAACTCGTCGAGGTCGTGCTTTACGTTGCATACCGGGAGTATCTGCGTCGCCCAACTGAACTCCCCGTCGCCCTTGTAGAGGTATCGGTTGACCGAATTGACGGCTCGTGCGGCGTTGTTTGATTGTGCGGCGCTCGATCTCCCGCTGGAAGGTCTTGATGCGGCTCGAAGAGAGCGAGATCATGCCGCCCCGGATGCCGAAGCCGAGGAATTTGAACCACTTGTCCGCGGTCAGGTACTCCACCTTCTTGGGGTTGAGCCGCATGGACATTGCGCCAAGCCGCTGCTCCAGAACGTTCATCGCCCGCTCGTAATCCTCGCCGATAAAGAGCATATCGTCCGAGTAGCGGACGTAGTAGCCTTTCATCTGCGAGAGTTCCTCGTCCAGACCGTAGAGCAGCACGTTGGCCAGCCAGCTCGCCACGGCGCAGCCCTGTTTGAGGGATTGGTACCGGCTGTGGAGTTCGTTGTCCCCGTCGAAGTAGAGATCTGCGTGGTAGTATTTACGAAGCACGTCGATCAATGCAGAGTGTCCGTGCTTGGCTTCGACCTTATCGAACGCCGCATCGACGAAGGCGATCGGCACGCTGTCGAAATACTTCGAGAGGTCGGCTTTCCAGCCCATGCAGCCCATTTTCGAGGCTTCCACGATCCGGCGGCTGACCTCCTGCACGACCTTGCCGCATCCGATGCCCCGCTGGTAGGATTTGCAGGCGGGGTGGACCATCTCCGGCATCAGGTCGAACAGCAGGTCATTGGCGATGCTCAGAACGATACGGTCGATAGGCTCGTTCACGTAGACGGTGCGGTATTCGCCGTTCTCTTTGGGAATTTGGGCCGTATGGGGCGGTGAGATTGCATACCGGCCCTGCATCATGGCCTCGGCCATGGCAAGGCGTGTCCGCTCGTCGGTCAGCCGCAGGAGCTGGTCCTTGCGGATGTCCTTGTCCACGCCTTTGTCGATGGCATGCTCCCAGCGGCCTATGTCGAAGAACATTCGTAGAATTTTGTCTTCCATGGTTCAGACATTTAATGAATTTTTTTTGTCTCTTGGTTGTCGGTGTCGATGACGTCGCAGCCCACCTCATAGCCGAAGAACCACACATAGCTGGAGGAGCGATCCTCATCGGCCCAGTCGGCGAAATACATACGCCACGTAAGGCTGCACTCGGTATGGCGCTCCGTCTTGCGGATGATTTGGAGTTCGTCGCCGCAGAAGTCGAAGCAGGAAAGCACCTCTCGGCTGACAGTCTGACGGTTATTGTCCCGCCAGTTGTCCTGTTCCCACGAAGAGAGCCCTTGCGGGATATGCGGCGCGAACCACCGCCAGAAATCGGGAAGATCGAGCAGGCGGGCCGGTTTGCCGTGAAAATCGTTCCACGCCTCGCGGCAGGCTTCCTGCAACGTCGGGAAATCCACGGGGAAACGGCCCTTGTCGTTGCCTACGCGCAGATGTTCTTCCCATTTGTGATTGCACAAGATGAGCGTCGCCTCGTCGGATACCTCGAAGCACGGCTCATAGAACTCGCCGCTGGCCACACGCCACGACCCGCCGGGTCCCGAGGTGTCGCGGATGATAAAACAGGGCTGCTTCTGATTGCCCTCGGGAAATATCTCCCAGAACTCACGGAAATAGCTCTTATCGTCGTGGTGGAATCGTACTTTCAGCTCTTTCTTTTTCATCGGTTTCGGTTTTTGGAGATTTGCTCGTCGAACTGCACCTGATGCTCCGGGCACAGTTTGATGAAATACTTTCTTTCGGCCTGCCGGCGCTCGTAACGCTCGGCCGTTTCATCGACCATACGCGGTGTCCGCCCGCAGGCGAAGTGCTCTACGAGCACGCAGCCGCAGGCGTGGGTAATTTCGATCGACGTGCTGAGGGATTTGATGCTCGCGCCCTCTTTGGGCACGGCGTCGCTTTCGATGAAGCGGACCTTATCCAAAGTGTCCATAGTTTTCGTAATTAAGGTAATGGGATGTCGTTGATGCCTATTTCCCGCTGGGAGAAGCTCATTCGGTCGAGCTGTTCATGCGGTATGCCGCGCCGCTCCAGATACTCCCGGAGCACGGGCGGCGTGGTGTTGTCGAAAACAATGAACCTTCCCGACGAATAAGCGAAGGGAATGTCGCCGGCCATGAAGAGGTTGGCAAGGCTCTGCGGGGCATTGTCGACGACAAGAACCAGCCGCTCCGGCGTCTTCTCCACCGTCTTCCCGACATATTTCGGATTGTCACGCAGTCTGTTCCCGTCGTAGAGTTCGCAGGCCCGCTCCACGACGAGACGGCGGTTCGCAGGACTCAACTCGGCGTAGAAATGTTCGGCAGCACTGCCGTGGAAGGTTCGGTAGAGATAGTCCCATTTCTCCCAGAAGTGTCTGGACTGCGAGCCAAAAACCGTATCGCACTCTTCTTTGCTCCAAGCATTCCACATATAATAGAAATATGCGGAGACGGTCTTTTCCTGTATTCGTGCTGTCATAGTAGTCGCAATTTTTCGAGTAATTCCCGCAACGGAATTTCCTCGGTCCAGAACTCTTCGCTCGTATGCTTGCCATATGCAGTATATTTGGCATCCCCGTTCTTGTACAGCACCATCTTGTAGCAATCCAGAGAACTCTCTGGCGGGGTCAGGTTGTCTTGCTCCTCCTGCGTCAATTCCACGAATGCCCATTCGTGGTCTCCCAGTAGTTCGTCGACGTCCGGGAGTCCGTCATCTCCCGACTGATAGAAATCCGCCGCACCGTCAAAAAAGTGCATGGATAAGAAGGATTGATTATTCGCGGCCTGTGTTATGGCGTCGAGCCGTTCGAGTAGCGTCTTTCTCCAGTCTTTTGAAATGGAAAGGATAGCGAAATCGCACGAGTCCCATTCATTGTCCGTGTGCGCTTTGACCAGAATACGGTTCGTCGGTTTGTCCGATATATTCATTAGCATTGTTTTTTAATAGGTTAAAATGTGAACCCCACCCAGACGAGTCGGTCGCCGCGCATGAACTGTTCGTGATTCACGTCGTCGAATCGATGAGTGCTGTACTTTTTCACTTCACGGATGTACTCGCCGCGTACCCATACCGGGGCTGTATCGCTGTCGGTAAGGCGGAAATACTCGCCACGTTTGAGCTTGCGGATGGTTCGTCGTTGCATAGTGTCGAATTGAGTGCTGTCAATAAGAAATAGTATCGGTTAAATGGAATCGGTTGTAACAAGGCATAAAAAAAAGCACGGCCCAAATCGGTCGTGCTTTATTGCTCCTTACCCTCCAAGGATATCAGGTATGCGTCTGCCAAAGGTTTTTGCGGTCGAACGTCACGGCGCAGGAACGATCGGGCGAGCCGTGATACAACAGACCGCCGTTCATGATGAGCCGCCCGTCGGGAGCATAGAGACTGAAGCCGAAGCTGTACGGCGCGAAATCATTATACAGATGCAGCGTGCGCCCGTTCCTCTCCCAACTTCGGAGCTTGTCGAGACATTCCTGCAGGGATTTGTCGTCGAGCGTTTCGGAGTATTCCCGCGCTTCGCGGAGCCGCTCTTCGCATTTGATTATCATCGTGAATGGATTTTAGGTGATGCAACAAAAAGCGACCCGCATCGGCGGGCCGCTCTGATTTATAAGCTAAATATGTCTACCGCTTCCAGCGGAATATCACGGAGTTCTCCTTGCCGCCGCGGGTGTAGAGGAAGTCGTGCCGCTCGATGCCGTCGAGATGCTTCATCGCCGGGTCCTGCATGTGCGTCGTGAGGCTGCCGATCATGTAGTACGCCTCCACCTTGCGGGCGATTTTCAGGTTGTCCACGCCGTATTGGTTCCCCGAGGTCATGCCGGGACGCCATCGGTGCGTGATGTAGCTGCCGATGACCACCTGCGGGCGGTAACGTTTCACGGCCTCATGTGCATCCAGCTCGATGATGTCCACCGGATAGCGAATCGTGGGCTGCCGCATAAGGTCGTAGTATGCCTTGACGCTGGGCCACGCCTGCATCTTGTTGTCGGTTACAGGTATCCCGAGCGCACGGCCTATGACGCCCATGCCGGCCCCGATTTCGATGGCGCGTTTTCCGGCGATGATACCTGCGAGGTATTCGATCAGTTCCGTGGTCGGCATGGTATAGAGGCCGTACTTGTGCAGGAACATCCGAAGCTGCTCGAAACCGCACTCCTCGACCATTTTCGAGGGTATGGGCCGAATCAGGCCGGACGCTGCGCCTGTCAACTTTTCCAGACGGGATATGTCTACCGGTGAGGCGATTGTGAAATCTACCCCTATAAACCTTGCAATCATTTGTATAACAATTTGTTATGTCAAATATAGCAGTATCGGGGCTTCCCGCCAAATTTCCGACGGGAAAACAGCGTTCGTCCGCCGCGCTTTACCGTACCGTGCGGGCCGTGGAGAAAACCAGCTCGCTGCGCCGTTCGCGCCGGATGCGGGGCCGCTTGGCGCGAGCCGTGGCCAGCGCGGGATAAGCGGCGGCAAATTCGCGCCGCCACTGAGCGAGTTTGTGTGCAGGGATGCCCAGCCATGCGGGCATAGTTGTCGTGTTAGTCATGGTCGTAAATGATTTATGGTCGTTATGAAAAAGGCGCACCGAACCGATGCGCCGATAGTTTGCCACGCCACGCCTGCGGGAAAACCCTCGGCGAGCCGTGTATATCGGGCCGTGTAGATTAGGCCCCCTGCCCGAGAACCTCGGTGCGGATGCCGCGCGTAGGACCGTAAAGGTTCATGGCGAAATTGGCGTTGAAGGTGCGGCGGAACCCGTGTTTCTGGGGTTTCTTGCGCGGGCGCTCCTGCTGTCCCTGCTCGAAAATCTCCGAGCGGTACGGGAGTACGGTGTTCGGCTCCGGTTGCGTGTCGCGCTTTTTCGGGACGAAGAGTTTGGCCCATGTTTGTTTCCAGTTCTCCCACGTCAGGAGCTTTACCCAGCCGTTATGGACGTAGATGACGACACCGCGCTTCATGGCCTCGCAGACGATGCGGCCCAAAAGTGCGGAGGGGCCGCGCCAGTGCATGACCTTCGCGCATTCGTGGGAAACAGCTACGAAAAACTGTGTTTCGGAGTAGTCGATTTCGGGCACAGTTACCCCGTAGAGTTGGCAATAATTGCCGATTATCTGGTGCGGTTTCATAATTTTGCAGTGTTTGCGGTGTGGATTCCGCCGGGGAAAATGTTTCGCGGCCGGGCATAATGCCCCCGCGATTCCGGCGGGAAAATTCTTTTTGCGTATGCGGTTTACCCCGTCGTGTGCAAGGTATGACGGGGCATTAAAAAACAGACCGCACCTTTTCGGGCGCGGTCTGTTCGCGGTTTGGATATGTCGGGCCGGTTTAGGCGGCGGCGGTTGCCGGTGCGCTCTTTCCCGATGCGGTCGGAGCGGTACGGCGTGCGGGTTTCGCCGTGGTCGCGGTTTCGCCCTTTTCGGCGTCTTTGTCGATTGCTTCGGCCTTGTCTTTGATTAGGCTAATATAGGCGCATTGTGCGCGGACGGCCTTTGCGTGCTGGTAAATAGCCGCTTTGCGGTTTTCCGGTTTGCAGGTTACAACGGCGTGCGTTTTCTGGACGCGGAGCGCGGTGCGGTTTAACGGAACCTCCGAAATAAGGGCGTTTGCAATTTTACCGCTGGAATCGGTGCGGTAAATCGTGTTTCCCGTAAGGAATTGATTAAACAATTTCCTTTGCGTTATATTCGTTTCCGCAAAATCCGTTTCAAGGTCTTTGCAGACGAAAAACTCCGCAACAATGTATTTTAACAGACTTTGAACGATAAAAAGCGGGTCGGTTTTTTCAATCGGGCACACTTCGATATATCGCACGGTCGTCGATACCTCGCCCGTTTTCGCGTTGGTGCTGGTGGTCTGTTTGGCCAATACGACCGTGTTAGGAGTGCAAACGATGTTTTCGATTGCGGTGTTTTTCACGACGTTGATTGCTAACTGTTTCATTTTCGTAAAGTTTTAGATGTTAAACATTTGTTTTTGTTATCGTTCGCAACAGGGCATAATTTCCCTATTGACGTTGTTACACGTTTTTTGCGGTTAGCGGGGGAACAAACCCCCCGCTAACCTGTATTTTGTCAATCATTGCAACGCAGGGACGCGGACGGGGTGTGTCAGACACTACCCAAATACGAGTATAACCCGCATAACGTTCGGTGTGCGTTCGCGGTGTTACCCGCGACAAAGCAATTATTTTTCAAAGAGCGAATTTTTGTGTTTCATGTTCGGTCGCGTGCGGCCGGATTTGAAAACAAAGATTAAAGAACGTTTGCAACGGTTTTCGTTTGTTCGTTGCGTTCGGTGAATAGCTTAAAACGGTTTTTTCAATTTTGCAAATGTTTTGAAAATATTTTTTTCAGTCCCTTGCTTTTTAATCAGAGGACGCACTCGCGCGCGAGGGATGCATTTGTAACATATTGATATTCAGCGAATAGAAAAAAGTGAAAATTTTTTCGTTTTTTCTTGTTTTCGTTTTTTTGTCTAATTACTCCGAATATTGATAAGTGCTAATTTGTTAGTCTGGCTTCACGTTATTTGATATTGATTTAATTCTCTTGTAATCAATGATATGCTATTATTTGCATCTATGTTATTTTTATATTAAATCACTGTTTTTATATTTTTTAATTACGATTTATAGGCATGACAACCGAAAAAGGACTTGAATTTTCACTTTTCTACAAAGTGAAAATATGTAAATAGCTTATAAGCAAACACATATCGAAATATAATAATACGGAGGAGGGTGTGCTTGCAGGTGCGTATTCCGTTCATTTCCTCGGGGAGAATTTTCAAGTCCGACTTCTTGTTTTTCTCGTTACACGAATAATTATTTCAGGGATCGCTAAGAAAGATTCCTACCTCTGGCTTGCTGTTTTTCTCAGAGTGTTCCAAAGCCCGTTTTTCGTTCTTTGCGACGGTCGTATGTTGATAGTGCGGCGTGCGGTGGATTTCGCAGCTAAATGGCATTTCGACCAAGCAGTCGATCGTTTTTTCTCGAAGTTGTCCCGAGTATTTTGCTCCGTTTCTTGCAGACGGGCTTCCTCTATGATATGTGGCGTGCTATGCTGATAAGAAACACCGTCCGAAAAAAGCAGTTGCGGGCTTCGAGGTTTTTTGTCGCTTTCGATTGGGGGTGTTAGTTCATAACTAAAAAAATTCAAAATTCAGAATTAAACGTTATAAATGATTATATTTGCATTTGTGTTTTCAGCGACGGGAACAAGTATGAAAAAAAGCAAAGAGCATATAAAACGGTTTTTATCGACGGTACGTCCGGCTTCGGAGAAAGACGAATGCCTGATCAGGGTGTTTTTCAACAAGCGCAAGATCCGGATCGCACTCGCTTCCCGAACTCACGGCCCGGAGTCGTTGGAACAAATCACCTATGAGCAGCTCGAAGCGTGGTACAATGCTTCGCGTCCTACGGTCGGGGACGTCGTCCACTGCCCGCAGTGCGGGTGTGTCGGTCTTGTTACAGGTGAACGGTGGGATTCGTTCGTGGTGGGTGCCGCACTCTCATCTACCGGAGAACTTATGCTCGAAGAACGCCGTTTTTCGGACAGGGAATGGAGCGCCGCGTCGGAGGATGAGGTAGCGTCGTTGCAGAAGGCCCTCGCCCTGCACGGCTACGACTGGAACCTCACGAGTGGACGCATCGAGCCGCGTACGATTCCTGCGCATCCGCGCTTTGTGCGCCTGATGGTTTTGGGTCGTCAGGTGGGGCTGGGTATTTTTCGCGCCGTACGAGAGGACAATACGCTGGAAATGTTTTGCGTGAAGATGGGAGCCGGGCAACTGCGTTACGAGAGCAACCTGAATTTGGGCGATGCGGATCGTTTCAGCTTCTTCGACGCTTACAGCGAGCACCGAGCGATTCTTCGGGAAGAACTGGGTGAGGAGGGTTATGTCTGGAACTCCAAACGCCGGCGCATCGAGAAGAATACGTCGCGGGCCAAATTAGGTGAGAAATATTACTGGATCAACAGCTACCTGATGATCAAGCAGTCGGTGGAAACGGACTCGCAGAGCGACAGGCTCCATTCCCGGCGCGGGAATTACTTCCTGCAGTACAAGGTTGCCGAACGTGCCCGCAACCGCATGCTCGACGTCTGTATGGAGGAGATGCTCGCAGAGGACAACTGTTGATGTTCGCGCTTATGCCGCAGAATCTGCACAGCCGCCTTTTTTGCCTGTAAAGCCATTTTCAGCATTATCCCGAGGAGAGGATTGGACGAAATGGGAAAAGGCCAGAAAACGCCGGAAAACGGCATTTTTTCTTCCTGCCGTTTTCAAGGAGCATCCGAACGCCTTTCAAGCATATATTAAACATTCTTCGAACGTCTTTTACAGTTGAATGTTCATCGTAGACGAGATTCCTCCAAGTATGAAAACCTTGAAATAACAAAAAAACCGTCAGGTTTTTTTGCAGTATGAGACGCCTCTTTTTGGATACTTTTTCTGGCGTGACAGAAAAAGTATCTCTCGTAATGCAGCTCGTTCCGATCTCGAAGGTAAAGATTCGTATCTCGTGATAAGGTATCGTTCTCGGCTCAGGCTCGAATCGAACTCGAAAGGTAAAATCCCTATCTCGTCTCCGACTCGTAAATCATGTAAATAAATATAACTATATAACTATATATACATATATACATCATATCTCCCTTTTCATCCTTTCGGGATAGCCCCTTCCTCCAGTCTGTCGAAAAAACAATCCTCTTTGAGGTTGTCCGGCGCGGCAGCCAACCGCAAAAAAAGGGCTGCAACCCGTGCAGCCCTCGACAGACGTCCTGTGTCGTGCGACCTATCCTCCTTCCTGCGTCGCTCAGCGTAGAAGCGTGTCTATCTCCTCGTCGGTCAGCGATAGGATGTCTTTCCCCAGTTTGAAGCAGTGCAAATCGAAAAATGCGATGAGTCGATCGATGTTGCGTGTGGTGGTCACAATTCGTACGAGTCGTTCGTACGCCTCTTCGTTGAGTCGGTAGTGTACTCTGTTGCGGCTGCTGTCCTCGGTTTTCACGATCAACCCGAGGCGGCAGAGCGAACGCGCGCACCGGTCGAAAGTGTATTCCCGCAGTCCCATGCGACGCATATACTGCGCCCGCGTAAAGTTCACGCTGTACCCTCTGCGCCGGATGTACTCGAACTCCTTCATATGCTTGAGGAATCGTTCCTCCTCGGGCGAGAGCAGATATGAGAAGCCCGGATAGGCCAGTCCGCCCGGAGCATGCTGTCGTTTGGTGGTTACCATGTGTCGTTTCGATGTTTTTCGGTGGCCAGCGCGTCGTTGATGTAGAAGAGGTATATCCGTCCGTCAATCATGGGCTTGTAAACCCTGTATCCCATTTCGCGGGCGTAACGGCCCACATTTACACGGTTGGCTATACGGTAGGTGTTCTCCTCCATGTGTCGCGCCATTTCCTCGAAGGTCATTTTAGCTTTCAGTTCCATACGAAAAATTTTTAATTGATACGGTTTCGTTCAGATAAGTATAGAGCCGCATCAATTCGTATGGTTTAATCTCGATTTTTTTTGTTCTTCGCTTTGAGTCTTCAGACAGAACTCAACGATTTCCCAATTCGCAGGGTCCGCCCATGCGGCGATGATTTTGAGGATGATCAGATGCCGCAGGTCATGGTCGAACAACTCCCCGACGCACTGATGTACCCGTCCCAGAGTAGGAGCGAGTCCGCTTTGCAGCAGACACCGACCCTTGTCGTACATGATACAGGCATTGTTGCGGCGTTGAAGTTGCACCATCGGCAGCTTGTGATCCGTGCCCTTCGCACAATCTATGCCCACGACCACGCCCGGGCACAGCATGTCGGCATAACCGGCGCGTATGAGCCGTGCGATGTCGTGCGGCGTTCCCAGACATGGCATGTCGCTGCACAATACACCGTCTACTTCCCGCAGCTTGTCCCGCAGGAGTTTTTCGAGCAGTTTTTTCTTGTCGTCCATAGTTGTCGCGGTATTAGGTTTATCGGTTCGTGAGATAACTGTTGCGGCGATGCCACAGTTCGACGATGTACTCGCGTCCTTCGGGTGTCCATGCTTCGATTTTGTAGCGATTCAAATAGTTGGTCTTGCGGTTGAACCACTCGTAAATGTGTATGCCCCGCAAGTGGCGATAGGCATCCGTCGCCTGCCATTTGTCTTGTACGCGCTCTTGGAGCCCCTCCTCCATCAGGAAAAGATTCAGACGTATGGAACTTATGCCCAACTCTGCGGCGATCATCGAGGAAGTGAACCATTCGCGGTCCTCGATCGTGAGTTTGTAGTGCCGCAGTTTGTGGCGGTTGCGACGTATGAACTCTTTCTGGCGCCGTATGGTATCATGCTGGTCATCGATGACTGTGAGTGCCTCTTCGTAGGTTGCGGGCGCTGGCAGCAGCAGATCCTCCGAGCAGAACTCCTCAGTGGGGTCCGATACCGACGATACCGGCTGCGGGACCTCCTGCAGCTCGGTATGGCCATCGCGCAGCAGGTGCAAGAGCTTCTTGCTGCACCATGCCGCAAAGGCCGGCGAGAGCCATTGTGCGAACTGCGTCCAGAGATGTATCTCCAGCCATGTGGCACCGTGAGGACCGCGCGTGGTGATAACCTGTTGCTCCGTATCGGCCGAGATGCCGTCCTCGACCAATGCCTCACGCAGGCGCGCCGTCTCCGTGAGTTTGAGCCATACGGCCGGCCGTTTGTCGAAAGGCCGTGCCATCTCGGTAGCGTTGACCATATAACGGCCATCTTCGAGACGCACGGAGAAGCGGTTGCCCACGTACTCCAGCTCGATGATTCGTGGTGCGGAACCTTCGGAAACATCCGTTGCGGTAGTGTCCTGCGCCATGCGCAGATGTTGAAGATTTTCCAGCACTTCTCGGCCGCGCATGCGCAACAGTTTGGCGCCGGAGCTCATCCATTTGACAAGCTCGACAGCCTCCGTGAAATCGGCATACAACTCTTCGGGATGCTCCGCATCGAGATACGTAAGCGACGGGCAACGGCGCAGAACCGTGCCGTTCTTCAGAAGGATGCTGCGCCGCATGGCTCCGCAGAGGTCGTTGACGCAGACCTTATGCACGTCGCCTGCGGGCGTTCTGCTGATTCTTAGTGTGCCCCGCAGAAAAGGCACCGTCAGGATTCTATTCATGCTTTGCTTCGTTTTTGAGTTTCCGCCTCTTTTCCGCGCTCAGTTTGCGGCGCGACAGTTCCTTGGAATCGTGGTAGCGGCGCACTTCGTCGCACATGCGGTCGTACTCTTCGACGCGCAGGTGTCCGAAATCCTGATGAGGCACTATTTCGACTTTATCGAAATCGTAGTGTCTGAAATAACAACCATAACAGGAGATGTGGTATCCCAAACAACACAGGGAGATCGATTGCGCAGGGATGTTCATCGCTTGAGACGCAACATTCAGTGATTTGTACATGGAGATCAGCACGCGTTGGTTGTTGAAGACGAGTACGATCTTGGGGTCCTTGAAAAAGCTTCGCTTGGTCATGTCGCAGTTGTGGGTTTTTAGGTTCTCGACTCCTCCGGCGGGAGGAGATGTCTGCTTCGTCCCCGAACGTATTGTCGAAAGGTACGGGACTATCGTTTTTAAGTTTTCCATACTCGGATATAGTGATGTTTTTTTCGCAAATATATATTTTTAGTTTAAGCTAAGGAATAAAATCAATTATTTTTTTGAAGTTACTTTTTAAGTGTAACAATCTAAATACAAGTATATTGCAACAAGACATAAAAAACTGTAAGTGGAATTTTACTATAAGTATAGCCAGTTCGTATCTGTGTTGGAGTAAGTGTTTTTCACACCCTTTTCACATTCAGCATAACCACCTCGTTTTAACCACTTTCGGCATGGTTCTCCTACTCTTTGGAAAGCGTGAAAAATGGCTGAAAAAAATTTCGACGGCACGTTCGACCATGAGCTTCTGGAGTCGGTTTTCCGCACCAGCAAGAAGGTCATTCAGGAGTATGTCCGCGAGATCGACCGCACGAACCGCTATCGTTCGGTGCGCTCGTCGGTAGTCCGGGGAACGGTACTGGACGACCGCGGTCCTCTGATCGACCTCTACGAGGCGTGCCTGCAGCAGGATGCCCATATCCGGGCCGTGCTGGAGACGCTTGTGAGCCAGATTCTCGGAGACCGTTACATGCTGGCCCGCCAGAACGAAAAAGGCAAGTACATCAAGGATGTGGAGCAGACGCGCAAGGTACAGGGCACGCAGTTCGACAAGATCATCCGCGGCATCGTCGAGGCGAAGCTCTATGGTTACACGTTGCTGGAGATCATGCCCGGCACGGACCCCCGCACGGGACGCCTTCGGGAGGTGAACATCATCGAGCGGCGCAACGTGCTGCCGGACCAGTGCCGCGTGGTGAAGCGTCAGGGCATGTGGTCGCCCGGCTGGGATCTCACGCAGAAAGCCTACCGCCGCAACTACATTCTCGTCAATACGGGCGATCTGGGTCTCTTTTCGGCCACCACGCCCCTGATTCTGGCCAAGAAATTCACGGTGGCCAACTACGTGAATTTTTCGAGTACCTACGGCCAGCCGATTATCCACGGCAAGACCGTCTCGGAGAGCAATGCTGACCGCAAGCGCCTTGCCAGCGAAATCGTCAACGCCGCACAGAACAAGGTCATCGTTACCGGACTGGACGATGAAATAGACATCAAGACCTTCACGATGTCCAACTCGGAGAAGATCTACACGGGACTTATCGACTTTGTGAATAAGGAGGTTTCGAACATGATCCTCGGCTCGGAGTCGATGGCCGGAGCCACACAGTCCTACGTGGGTTCCACGAAGGCGCATCAGGATATCTTCCGCGAGAGGATCGAGGTCTACCGCCGCTTCATCGAGAACGTGATGAACGAACAGGTGCTGCCTTCGCTGGTGGATATGGGCTACCTGCCCGGCGGGCTGGAGTTCAAGTACAGCAACCGCATCGAGATGAACAATGAGGATCGCATCAAGCTTTACGGCCTGCTGACGGACAAGTACGAGATCGCCCCGGACGAGGTGGAGAAGGAGTTCGGCATCCATGTGGGCCGTCAGCTCAACGTCTTGCAGCTCACGGCGGGACTCGGCGGCGCGGGCGTCGGCTCCGGACAGAGGCGCATGAGCACTAACGACCGTCATATCATGTCCGACGAGGAATACTACAAGCGCTACGGGCACGGCCGGGGCGCCCGCGAAGTGGTAAATTTTATCCGGGGAGCGAGATGATGGCCGCAGCTACGCTCCCGACTCCTTCGGCGGCATCCCCCGAGCGGGAGGAACAGGAATATTTTCTGCTTTACGACGCTTTCGCGCGTCTGCTGGACTGCTGGACGGACAGCGCAGCGCGGTATTCGGCTCTTGAGACGCTCATCGAGATGCGCGCAGGAACGCTTATCGAGCGGCTTCTCGACGGGCTGGGCCTCGACTTGGAGCAAGCTCTGGAGATCCTGAAGCGTCGGAACGACTTTCCTACGCAGCAGGAGCGGGAGCGGCGCGACATCCTCGCGGCGGGGATCGAGAACATGCTCGACTTCGCCGCAGCCGAAGAGTACGCCATGTGCTGCGACCTGCCCGAAAAGGTGGCGGAGGATGACTACGAGTTCTGCGACGCGGTCTTCGAGCGCTACAACGGCCACCGGGCCGTGCAGGAGAACCTCGACGTGGAGTATGCCGCCGTGATGGCCGCATGGTGGCTGACCGTCGGGACGGAGCAGATGCTGACCTTCACCACGCAGGGCGACGAGCGGGTACGTCCGTGGCATGCGGCGCTCGAAGGCGTGAGTTACCCGAAGTCATCGTTCCCCGCGGAGCTCATACCACCCATAGAGTACGGCTGCCGCTGCTTCCTCACACCGGACAGCCAGGGTGCTGTGACCGGAGTGCTGGAGCTTCCCGAAGGCGTGCGGATTAATCCTGTTTTCCGGGAGAGTCTCTGCCACGCAGGCCGTATCTTCTCCGCAGCACACCCTTACTTTCGCCATCCGTTGCCGTCGGCACTGCACGAACACCTGCAAACCCTGAAACGCAAATTTCATCTGTCATGGACCTAACTCCCGATCAATTTTACAAGCAATGGCTCCGGCTGGGGCCCGCGGCCGCTACGGTAAGCCACTTCGAGCGGCAGGTTTTCGACTTCACACATCTGGCGGGACGCTTCGCCAAGGACCGTTTCGAGCAGTCGTTCACACAGGGCGGTTTTTATGGCTCGGGGTGTCCGTGGCCCGCCCGCACCTCACGCTGGGGACGTCGCCGCACGCATCCCATTTTGCGGCATACGGGGCTGCTGGCCGGAAGTGTCATGGACAAGATGCGGAGCGACAATAAGAGCGTGAAGCCTGCGCCGGGCCGCAAGGCTGCCTTCCGTCGTTCGATAACCTACACCGTCGAAGCGGCGCCCGAGAGCGTGGCCCTGAGAGGACACCGTGGAGTACGCCGTACTGGCCCTACGACCTATGCCGCGGTACACAATGCCCCCACGGGGACCTACTGGTCCAACCAGTATCGTAAGAGTCGTTCCGTGCAGCGGCAGTTCATGGGGCCTAACCCCAAACTCACGGCCGAGATCGCGCGCTACTACGCCTATATCTTCAACGGGCTGCCCGGCATCCCCAATGCTCCCACGCCATGATAAAGGACAAGACCGACCAGCGGGAAAAGCCGCGAGACGTACCGGAACGGCCTGCGGTGTCGTTGCCCGAAGAGGTCCAGCAGAATGCCCTCGCAGAGATGTACCTCGCCGTGCGGCGGGCCTTACAGACGATCCGCGAGCGGGAAGATGATCTGCGGAGCCCGCCTTTTTTCAAGACCATAGCCATTGACAACGGCCAGTTTGCACGCATTGTGCTCGATGAGAATATGGAATCCGAGGTGATTTTCCCCGCTGTGTTCATCCACTACACTAACGTCCGCTATCTGGTTCAGCAGCAGCGCATCGGCGAGGGGCGTGCGACCATGCGCGTACGCTTCATCCTCAATACGCTGAACAACGCAGACCCGGAGCGGGAGTGCGACCCTTTCTACGTCTTCCAACGAGTCAATCAGGCTATTCAGGATGCCAAGAACCGCGAGCCGGCGCTCAACGAGCGGTGTCAGCTTCTCTATTTCGACATGCCCACCTCGACGAACATGCTGCAGGCATACTGGGTGGATTACGAAGTATGGTTCCGCGAGACCTCGGCATGGAAGTACCGCGACTGGGTGGAGCGTTATCTCGTGATGCCGCCCTTCACGAATCATGGCGATGCCCCGCAGCACGACACCGAAGGGCACGGACACCATCCGCATCCTACGGATCGCGAGGCCATACGCATCGAAACCTCCGTGGAAACATCCGACTCGCAGCAATCCGAGAAGGAAAGAGTATAAAACGAGAGCGGTAACCCGATAGGTTGCCGCTCTCGTTTCGTCGTGCCTGCTCAGAGCATGATCGATTTAGCAGGGTCAAAAGTGCGGTGCTCGCCACTGCGGATGTATCCCAGCTGGTTCGAGAGACACTGCGTGCGGCCGATCATGCGGTCGATATTGCGGTGTGAATGCCCATAGATCCAGTATTCGACAGGACTGGCCTCGATAAAGCCGTGCAGGTCCGTGACGAATGCGCCGTTGAGCGGACTGCCCAGAAATTCCGGCGGGAGCAGCTCGAAACTGGGAAGGTGATGCGTCACAACGACAATATGCGCCGCCGCACTGCGGCGTATGGCGGCGTGTAGAAAGTGAAAGCAGCGGAAGTGCTCTTCGTTAAAACGTACCCAGTTCAATGTCTTTCCGCCGCAACGGACGAGGCGGAAATCGTTGATACCCTCCTGCACCGTTACCGCATACTCGATGGGCACGGACGCCCACATAGGCGAGAGAATCAGTTCCGTGTCCCCGAATGTCAGGCAGTCGTTGTAATGGCATGTCACATTGCAGCGTAGTTTCAGCTGCCAGCCGTCGTGCATATTTTCGAGATCGAAGCCGCCGTAGAACTCGTGGTTGCCCGGGATGACCGCAACATGGCGGTAGTGCTCCGAAGCCCAGTCCCAGAACGGATGCTTCGCGTAGTCCTTACCCAGATATGCGATGTCACCAGCCAGAACGAGAATATCACCCGTAACCTGCAACGGGTTTTGCGCCACATGACGGGCGTTATCCGGAAGCTCCAGATGAAGGTCCGAAGCGTATTGGATCTTTAACATGACAAGAAACGGCTAATAAAGCAATCCGAACATCCAGAGCGGGATCTTGTTGCCGAAACCGACCTCGATATCGTCGGCAGCGATATAAGCATTCTCCATTCCTTGAATCTGGCGCCCCGTTTTGTTTTGTCCGCCGATCTCGAAGCTGTATTTGCCATCGATCATAAAGTCGGTTTTATCCGAATAACCGACCCTCCCCGTCACTTGTAGCATCGAATGAAAGAATGTCTCCCGAAGATTGCCCGTATCCGCTTTCCGGTTGGCGAAGGCATAAGCGTAGTTGGGGTTGCCTAAATATATTTTCTCCGGTTTGACGAGTCTCTTCGTACCCTGCGCTTCCTTGTCGACCATCAGGATGGCCTGTGCTCTCCCGAGTGCTTCCAGATAGGTCAGCAGACTGGGGCGCGTCGTACCGACCTGCATAGCCAACTGGGATATGTTCGGTGTAAAAGGAACGCTGTCTGCAACGACCGAGAATAGCTTTTTAATCTTTGCGATCGTCGGGAACTCGATGTCGATGGTGGCTGGCAGGTCGACTTCTATAACGGTATTCACCGTCTCGGCCAGCCGGGAGAAATAGCCTTCTTTATCCTCCTTGTAATACGGGAAATAACCGTATTTGAGGTATTCGCGCAGTACGGCCAGCGGACGGATCTGCCTGCCGATCTCCGCAGCGATGCCGACATGATTTTTCAGCACTTCTTCCAGCGTCAGCGGCTCGATCTTTATACCGTGCTCGTAAAGCAAGAACTCGCGCAGCGACATGCCGTAGAGGGTATACTTGATCGCACGGCGGCTCAGGTCCGCACCGGAGCGATATATGTCCAGCATCGACGAGCCCGTAAAAACGACTTTCAGTTCCGGATAGGAATCGTAGATGTTTTTGATCTCACGCGCCCATCCGTCGTATTTGTGCACTTCGTCCAGAAAGAGAACTTTCCCGCCGCTTTTGTAAAACTCGTCGGCCAGATCCACCAATGTGTGTGTGCTGAACCATAGATTATCCAACGAGGCATACAGGACTTCTCCGGTAGCGATGTCGTAATTCTGCCGGATGTGCTGTAGCAGCATCGTGGTTTTGCCTACTCCCCGGGAACCGACGATGCCGATGAGCCGGTTATTCCAGTTGATCTGCGAGTAGAGGTAACGCACGAAACGCAACTGCGTACGCGATACCAGATGGTGAAATATTTGACGCAGCGTCTCCATAATTGCAAAACTATTTTCTGCAAAGATAGTTGTATTTTCTGAAATGCAAAAAATATGAGAATTTGTATATTTCAAAATACATTTTTATCATGCAAGCGCAGCAGCCATTACGGGCTGCCTTTTCGGTAGATTGTTTTATTACAAAATGTCTGTCATTTTCGCCGAAAAACGGGCAAAATGATAGATATATTCCGTAATCGCCATTCCAATTCCAACAATAGGGGCAGTTTTGCACTGTATACAGCGCAAAATTCGCTGTTTTTCGCATTGTATATATAGTGTAATCCTCCGCTTAAACCTTTCCGTCCGCCTTTGCCTATCCTTCCCAAAAGGCAAGGATGGAGACGACCCACTTCAAACATATCGTCGGCGAGGTCCGTACCGGGGCGCCGGCTACGCTGCGCTTCTACGGCAAGATCACCGAGGCGACGGCCGCGCGCTTCAACGAGGAGTTCGACTATGCGGAGAGCTGCTCCCCGTCTCTGATCCGCGTTCTGATCAACTCCGAAGGCGGCTCGGTGCTGCACGGTATGAGCGTTTACTCCACAATCCGCAACTCCCGTATACCGACCGAGTGCGTGAACGAGGGCATGGCCGCGTCGATGGGCTCGGTGCTCTGGGCCGCAGGCGCCCGCTCGCTGATGCGCGACTATGCGATCCTTATGATCCACAACCCCTTCCTGCCGTCATCCGAGGATGATACGGGCAGCGACATGGTCGCGGCTTTCACACGGCAGTTGCGTACGATCTACCGCAAGCGCTTCGGCCTCGCGGAAGAACACGTCGTCTCGATCATGGACGGCAAGGCCGGCAGGGACGGCACTTACTTCGATGCCGAGAGTGCCGTCTCCGCGGGCATCATTCCGCAGGACAACATTCTGGAGACCTCGCCCCAGCTGCGCGAGCGTGTCCGCACGGAGCTCTCGGCACTGGAGGATGCGGCCGCCATCCGCTCGATGATGGAGAGCATCAGCGCCGAGGCGGAGGGCTGCAAACCTTCCGGCACCGAAGAGCCTACTCTTAATCGAACCACACAAAAACACATTACGATGAGCAACGAAAGCAAAACCTCACCCGAATATTCCGCCGTAACGGCGACCCTCGGCCTGAAAGACGATTGTCAGCCCAAGGACGTGATGGCCCGCATCTCGGAGTTGATCTCCATAGAGGCCCGCTTCCGCGAGAAGGAAAAGGAGCTGAGCGACACGAAGACCGTCCTGGCGGGCAAAGAGGCCACGATACAGAATCTGCAAACCAACGTCGCAGAACTGACCGCCTCGCTCAAGACCTATCAGGACCGCGAAGCGCAGCTGAAGGCCGAGCGCATCGAGGCGATGCTCGCGAAGGCTGCGGGCAAGATCCCCGCGGACGACATTCCCAAGTGGCGGAAACTTGCCGAGGAGAACCCCGACCTGGTGGAGAGCACATTGGAGAGCATTCCCGCCGTAGAGCAGATCTCGCACGAGATCGCCTCCGACCCGGCTGCCGTGCAGGCTGCCGCCGAGGGAGCTCGAAGCGCCGAGGCGAAGATGGCCGAGCGTATCGAAGCCGTCGTGGGCAAGGACTTCGCCTTCCGCAAGATAGAATAGGCTCCGGACCCTGTCCATATCAAGCAGATGCGGGCGTCGCCCGCGGATCAGACGTAAGTGGCTATTACGACTGTACAGATCAAGCCGGAAAACTCTAAAACACAATCTGCAAAACGATAATGGCTGATACGGTAACATTCTTACAGAACGGCTACAACGGCGAGGTCTTAGAGGACCTTCTGACCTATACCGCGCAGGGCAACGACACCTACCGCGAAGGGCTGATCCACATCAAGAGCGGCATCCAGCACAAATATACGCTGCCCTCGATCCACTTGGGCGACGTCATTCAGGACAACGTACCCACGCCGCAGAGTACGCATGGGGCCAAGGGCTCCGACGGCTTCAACGAGTACCAGTTCACTGAACGCTACCTCGAGCCGCAGGACTTCATGGTTTATCTGGAGTTCAATCCGCGCGACTTCGAGTCTTACTGGCGCTTCGCGCAGCCTACGGGCAACCTTGTTTTCCGCGAGCTGGATCCCAAGCTGCAGGCCACGATGCTGCGCCTTCTGATGGACAAGAAGAACGAGTACATCGGCAGCGCCATCTGGACCTCGGCTAAGGGCGGCACGGCAGCGGCCGGCATTACGGCACCCGAGGGCTGCACGCCCATCGGCGGCGGCAAGGAGAAATATTTCGACGGGGCCATCAAGCGCATTCTGGACAACATCCACGCCTCGGACCCCGAGACCGTGGCCGGCGGGCAGTGCATCCTCTCGGGCAATACGGAGCTTGCGGACGGTGCGGCCATCGAAGCGGCCCTCTACGCCATGTGGACCAAGTGTCCGAAGCAGATCCGCCGCAAGAGCGGTCTGAGCTTCGTGATGAGCTGGGACATGTGGGATCTCTACGACCGTTACCTCACGGACAAGATGGTCAAGTATTCCGAGAACACGGAGGTCAACCGCTACCGTTTCAAGGGCAAGCGCATCATCCCCATTGCGGGCATTCCGGAGCACACGATCGTCTTGGGCAACTTCACCACGGGCGTCGACTCGAACCTGTGGCTCGGCGTGGACTACGCCAACGATACCGAGGTGCTGAAGGTGGACCGTCTGCAATCCAACTCGGAGCTCTTCTTCTTCCAGATGCGAATGAAGATGGACGTGAACATCGTCAAACCCGCCGAGATCGTCGTACACACCGCCTACAAGAAAGCATAGCATTTCATAGTGCACCCGACCGCAGGGGAGGCGGGGCATACGACTCCGCTTCCCCTTTTCCACACCTTACCGACATGGCAAAGAAAATAACAAACGAGAACAACGACCTTCCGGACACTGCAACTCCGACATCGGCTCCTGCGGCAGCACCGGTTCCTGCGAACGCAACAGGCGGAGAACCCGAGGCGGACGGCTCGGGACCCGATCCCGAAAAGACGACGCCCACACAGTCCGAACAGGAAAAACAGGAGGACCAGACGCAGTCGTCGGACGCAACTCCCGACTACGCCGACCGCCTGCTGAAAATATTTCCCGCTTATGAGCAGCTCTACATAGACCGTCTGGGCAGCACCTACACCGCAGACACGCCGCCCGTGTTCCGCACGGACGCCACGCTCTACACAAACCCGTACCACAAAGACTGAAAACAACATCCATGGCATTAGGAAACGTATTTATCAGCGATGTCGACGGCAACATTCCGTATCAGGCCCCCTCCGATCAGGAGCGCGTAACGGGACTGCTGTTCGATATCTCGCAGCAGCCAAAGCTCTTCACGGAGGGATATGGTAAGATCAACGAGAACAAGCTCAAAGCCGGCGACGTGGTCTACATCACCAGCCGCAAGTCGTCCATAAACGACTTCGGCATCATCGAATGGAAGGACGTCGCAGACCCCGCGGAGGAGACCTCCGAGAACTTTATGTACGGCATTCCGGCTTACCACATCCGCGAGTTCTTCCGCATGTCGGGCGGCGTGGACAGCCAAGGCAAACTTTACGTAATGTTCGCCGACTGCTCGACCAGTTGGGACGCCATCGACGTCATGCAGCGCGCCGCAGGTGGCATGATCAATCAACTGGGCGTATGGACCGAGCAGCCGCTGTGGCGCCAAAGCGGCGAGGCGGACCCCTACAACCTGAACCTTGTGATGAGCCTGAACGACAAGGCCGAGGCCATGGCCGCGCAGAACCAGCCCCTGTCGATCGTTCTCTGTGCCAACCCCTCCACGACGGGGGCTCAGACCACTGCGGGGCGTCAGATCGACTTGAACAAAATCCCTACGGCGATCTGCGAGTCGAGCCGCGTGAGCGTCATCTTCGGACAGTCGGCATCCGAGCAGGTACACCGCATGCAGCTGCGCAATACGACCAAGGCTCCGGTGGGGTTCCTCGGAGCCGTGATGGGCGCCATCGCCCGCGCCAACGTGCAGGAGTCCGTAGCGTGGGTCAAGCAGTTCAACCTCTTCACGGACGACTTTCAGGAGATTGAGCTCGGATTCGGAGATACAAACCTCGACGTCGATGACGCCTTCGTAAGTGTGAATGCCTACGAATCGCTCTCGCCGACGCTGCTCGACGAACTGGACGACAAGGGATATATGTTTCCCATCAAGTATGCTGGGCGCGAAAACGGTATCTACATCTCGCGCGACCAGACATGCTCGCATGGCGACTTCCGAACCATCGCACGTAACCGCACGATCAACAAATCGCGTCGTCAGGTGCGCAGCGCCCTGCTGCCATACGTCAATTCGCCGCTGATGGTCAACCCCTCGACGGGCTATCTGGCCTCATCCAAGATCACGGCCTTCCAGACCCTTATCGGCGATATACTCTCCAAAATGCAGGCTGCACAGGAGATTTCGGGCTATTCCGTCACTATCGACGAGAAGCAGAACGTCCTTGTGGACGACACCCTGCGCATCGGATACACGATCGTACCCGTGGGTGTGGCTACGCGTATTTACGTCGAGGAGGGGCTTTCGCTAACCGCTAAATAACACACTATATGCCTATAATCAATAATGTAGCTTACAGCTGGTCGATGATTACCCTCTCCTCGACGGCTCTGGGCATCGACGAGGGTTCGACGACGCTCGAAGGCGTTTCGGGCATCAAGTGGAGCCGCAAGCGCAAGATCGAGAGCAACTACGGTCTGGGCGGGAAACCCGTGAGCCGCGGCTTCGGAAACATCGTCTACGAGGCATCGATAACGATGGACTATGCCACGCAGCAGACCCTGCGTTCGATCTACGGTTCGCTGTGCGACATCGGGGAATTCGACCTGATCGTCTCCTTCGCCAATCCGTTGGCATCGGACGACTGGACGACGACATCAGTCGTTTTGAAGGGCTGCATTTTCGACGAGGATGCCATGGAGTCGCAGCAGGACGACACGAACATTACGCATGAGTTCCAACTCCATCCCTTCGACATTCAGATCGGCAATGCATCGGCCTGATTCCATCATATTGCAGACGGAAGAATAGAACCGCTGCGTACGGAAATAAACATATCCTTGTACGACGTCTATTCTTCCATACACCAAACCATGACATGATATGGAAGAGAAAAGTTTGACACTGGAACAGCTTTCCGCGATCCGTGAGAAGGCTGCGGCACTGAAATCCGAGAAGAAGCTGCGCAAGATCTGCCCGATGGTGGTCTTCGGGGATAAGGAGTGCGAGGAGAAGGAGTTCTACGTAGCCTATATGGCCGAGCCTACGTTCCCGCAGTTCTCGAAATTCATGGCCGCGTCGAAGAAGGACGAGGTCACGGCCATGCGTACGCTTGCCCGCGACTGTTTCATCGACGGGGACAAAGAACTCGTAGACAACGACTCACTGTTCTTGTTCGGCCTTATGGGCCAGCTTTCGGAACTTATCCAGACGCGCCAGTCGATACTGGTAAACTGATCGACGGGGCGGCGGTGCAGGACGGACAGCGAATCCGTCAGCGTTTGATATACATACGCCACTACTTCCCCGGGGTCGATCTGGACGCCATGAGCGACGAGGAGTTCGCCTCGCTCTCAGAGGAGGCTCTCTGGCTGCACGAGCAGTTTATGGTCCACAATTCCGCACGGGCACTCTTCGCGCCGCCCGCCGTCTGATCCATGTTTCGTAGCCTGCGGACATTCCTGCCCGCAGGCTTTTTTTCGTGTCTGCAAGCTTCGTAATCAATCGTTCGTCCGGCACTCTATTCTTCGGAAAAAATCTAACCGCGCCGCCATGTCCGACCAGACTTATAACGTCAAATACAACATCGAAGTCGAGTCGACCGAAGCCACGCGGCAGCTTGGAAATTTCACCGCTGCCGTGGAGGCTCTCTCGAAGTTCAAGGGAGACATGTCGGGTGCCGTGGAGAATGTCCAGAATGCTCTCAAGGCCATCGACAAGGCGTTGTGCACGGACCCTTCCGGCAAAGGTCGCAAGTATAATTACAAGTTCAACATAGACACGAAGTATGGTGAAGCCAAACTGGGGCGCATCGTCACGGCTTTGACCACCATCGAGAATAAAAGCAAGGGCATAAACCTTGTGGTGAACCCCGGCAAGGCATTCAACAGCAAGGCCGTACAGAAAAACGCTGCGGAGATCATCCGTCATTCGCAGGAGGTATTCCGCAACCTATCGAGCACGACATACACCACACAGACGTCGCTCACGCGTTCGCTGGGCAAGATCAACTCGGCGCTGTCGCATCTGGAGCGCAGCCGCGAGCTGAACATACAGACCGACGTTGCCAAGGGGCGCCTCGAGGAGATCCTCGCGCTGCTAGGACAGGTGCGCACGGCAGCCGCTGCAGCCATGCCGCTGGGTAGGACTATCGTACAACGTGCGGCAAAGGAAAAAGCGTCCCAGCCTCAGACCACGACGCAAGCATTCCTGTTGCCTCCGAGGGTGCAGGAGCAGTTGCGAGCCGTGCTTCCCCGTGCCATTCCCGTTCCGGACGGCAAGGAGTCCGCCGCGGCGCAAAAGCGGGCCGCAGCCGAAGCGGAGCGTACCCGCAAGGCTGCGGAGAAGAGCCTGCGGCAACAGAACGTGGAGACTGTGCGGGGACTGCTGCGCCAGCAGACTTTCGCAGGCAACATCTCGAACAGCCGCCAGAGGGCTGCCATCAACCGTCTGCAATACTCGCGGACCCCGTCGCTGCAGGGTGTGCTGCCTTTCGCCTACATGCTTAATGGCTACATGCTTTACAGCACGATGCGAAAAGAGCTCCTCGACGCCGTGGAGTACGCCAATACGATGGAGTCGGCACGGAGTATCCTGCATGTTGCGGACAGCGACCTTTCGACCTTCGAGCAGCGCTTCGAGTCCATGGCCCGCAACGTCCGGCAGGTGGGCATCGAGACGAAATTCACGGCCACGGAAGTGGGCGGAGCCGTGAGGTACCTCGCCATGGCGGGTCAGAACCTGCAGTCGATCAATGCGTCGATACGCCCCATCACGAATCTTGCCCTGATCGGCGACAATCCGCTGGACGAAGTCGCAGACCTCGTGACCAACATCATGGCGGGCTACGACATCTCTCCGGAAAGCATGCCCGTGGTCGCGGATATCATCTCTTCGACGATTTCGCGTTCGAATGTCAATGTCGTGGAAACGGCCGAGGCTTTCAAGATGGCTGCGGGTTACCTGCGCATGGCGGGCATCGATTTCACGGAGTCCTCGGCGGCCATAGGTCTTTTGGGCAACATGGGTGTCAAGGCTACCATGGCGGGCACGGCGCTGCGTGCCATGGCCACGCGTCTTGCCTACCAGCCCAAGGAAGCGCGCGATATCCTCGATCGACTGGGTGTAGAGTTCACGCACAAGGTGGATGTCTACGGCCGGACACTGGAGAAGATCCGCCCGCTGGCCGATATCTTCGAGGAGCTGAATGCAAAGGGAGCTTCGCTGGGCGACATGCACAAGATTTTCGGCCGCATCGGTGGCAATGCCGGCATGATGCTGCTGCAGAACTACGGTCAACTGCGGGAACTCACGACGTATAACCGCACCTCGCACGGTATCGCAGCGCAACTGGCCTACGTGAAGCAGGAGACGACCAAAGGGCTGTGGTTCCAGCTCACCTCGACTTTCTCGGAGATGTTCATGCGCGGATACGAGATCATGGAACCGCAGATACAGCGCACGCTGCGACGGCTCACGGCTGCAATCAATACGGAGAAGTTCGCCCGAGGATTGGCATCAATCGCTTCGGCGTTGCTGGACCTGTTCGCGCTCTTCGGCAAGATCGCGGCATGGGTGGCCGACAATTTCCGGTGGCTCGAGCCTGTACTCTTCACGGGCTTCGCCTCGACGCGTCTTTTCCGTCTGGCGGGCGCCGTCACGAACCTCGCCGTGGCTTTCGGGCTTCTGGGACGTCAGAAAGCCGCGGCAGCGGGTATGGAACTTCTCTCGTCGCTTACGGGCCTCGGCGGGAGCGGACGGCTGGGGCGCATGACTTTCGCGGACAAGCGCAACCTTGTAGGTGCACTGCGGCAGGCGGGTGTTGCGGGTGGCCGCGGAGCCTTGATGTCGGCACTGGCAGGTGCGGGCGTACAACGCTCGCTCACGGGCCTCGGACTGCGGCGCGCCGCCTCGGGGGTCTTTGCCTCGCAAGTGGTCACGGGCCGTGGTATCTTAGGCGCAGGAGCGGCCCTCGGGGCGTTGGGTACGGGGGCTGTCGTTGCAGCCGGAGCCGTGAGCGCGCTGGTCGGAGCTTTAGGATGGGTAGCCTACAAGGCATGGAAAGTCAAGGAGGCCACAGATGCAGCTTTTGCCGAGTTACAGGAAGAGCGCAAGTACAACTATCCCTCGGTGGACGCCTTGTACGAATCATTGCGCAGGACGTATGAAGCGGCCGTGAACGCCAAAGGTGCCGTGGACAAGCTCACCGAAGGCAAAAGCCTCGAGGAATCCACGGGTCTGAAGATCGGGGCATGGACGGGAAACTGGTTTACAGCGCTGTTCAACAGCATGAACTATGGGAACAGCATCCACGGGGGTTACTACCACACTCCGGGTCCCGTCTATACCTTTTCGGATGCCTACCGCGACGACCTTACGCGGGCTATCATATTTCAGGCGGACAAAGATGCCGCCACTCGCATCAAGAGCGTCTATGCCGAACTGGGAAAGCTGACTTCGCAGACCGAAATTCAAGCGTATATCGACGCGATACCCTCGGTCTATGGCTACGATTTCAAAAAGGTCGACAAGACACTTTACAGCCACTACGACGACACGTCGCGGACACTGCGCAAGGGACTCAAGGAGATGACCGTGCAGCAGGCCGCCGCGACATGGGAGTATCAGAACCGCATGAACGAGAAGTTCGTGCCGGAAGCCGTGCTGGTAGCCCGCGAATACAAGGCGCTCATGGAGAGCCAGCCCGCGGCGCAGGCGGGGATCGCCGCCACGGGTTTCCGTTTCTCCGAGATGATCGAGCGCGGATTCCGCTTCAACGGCAAAACGGGGCTGTGGGAGCAGATACCGCTGGCGGCCAATGCCACGGACGAACAGAAAGTCGAGCACCTGAAGAACTTCCGCATCGTTCACGACTGGCTCGTCACGGTCATGGCGGCATTGCGCGACACGTTCCAGAGCGGCCAGATCGCCGAGAACATCTTTAAGCGGGCAGGTATCCCGGAGTACATGTACGCCAACGAACCGGCATCGCTGGACGAAAAGCCGTGGGACGCTTCGGGCATCTCCGTAACAGGGTTGGACGACGCAGGTGCCGGCGGCAACTATTCGGGTACGGGCAAGCTCTCCTCGGCTGCGCCCAAACAGGTTATCGTCAACATCACTAACCTTTTGAGTATCGAGACCATCGAATTGCTGAAAAGCGAGAACGGCAGCTTCCCGGAAGTCCGCGACCTGAAGGAACAGATGGCACAGGCGCTCATCGACGTGGTGCATGACTTCGACGCATCATGGAACGGAGCATAACGAAAACGAATTTATGGGCAGACTGATCAATATCGGCATATCCTCCCTGCTGTCGGGCGGCATTCTGAGCCACGGAACACTCTCAGGCTACGTCTCGGATGCGGCGCGGCGGGCGTTGGGCATGGGGCTGGCACACTTCAAGGACGGCACGGTGCATTATCTGGGCAAGGATGTCGACCTACTGGGACGGGGGCTGGTGCAGACGGCACATCAGACAGCATACGGACTTTTGCGCTCCTACCCGCGCTATCTGAAATACTGGGAACAGCGCACCCGCGACAAGTACCTCGAGACACAGTCGCAGACGAGCCTTGCGAACAAGACCGGGCAGTATTACCGTCTTATCGAGGATCAGCAGGCCGTAGCACGGCAGAAAAACCACACGGATACGATCGTGGGCAATATCGTTACGGACTATCTGGAGTTGGGTGCAGCCGTCACGCAGACGCCCGGCGGCCCGGCCGGCAGCCGTGTGGAGTTCGTGGACCTCGGCCCGCGGGTACAGGTGTCGAGCCGCAACAACATCGTGCTCACGACAGTACAGGGGCGCGACTATACGCGAAAGGAATTCGTCTCGGGTGGAGACTACGAAATATCCATAGAGGGTAAGATCACGTCGAAGTATCCCGATGTCTATCCGGAAGCCGAAGTCTCGAAGTTTCTCAAGCTCATGCAGCACAAGGGCGTCATCGAATGCAGCAATACGATCCTGCGTCAGTTCCGCATCACGCAGCTTATCGTCCTGAACTACTCGTTCGGCGTTTCGGAGTGCCGTAACGTGCAACCCTACAAGCTGCAGTGCGTGGCCGTAGAGCCGTCGGAGGCCATCGAGGTCCGGACGGCCGAGGCGGAGAAAGTGGACGAGACCCTCAAACATACGAATAAGTGGATAAAATGGACGAAGATGGGCGCCGACGTGGTGGATCCTTCCTCGCTGCTTAAAATCAGCCGTCTATGGATCTGAATGCGCTGGACATCCTCTCGTGCCGTATCACCATAGGCGACGCCGACCCGCAGAATCCCATCGTCATCAAAAACGGCATGGAGTTCACCGAGGTACAGGAGATACGCATCACGGAGTCGTACAAGAAACTCATCGGTACGGCAAAGGTAACCTTTCCCAAAGGTACGGTCTATAAAAGTACGATCATAGGTCCCGTGACGGCCGAAGGCGTGGATGCCACGCGCCTCACGACGGAGGTCATGCAGGACGGCGTACTCATTGAAAAGCGAACGGGACAGGCGGCCCTCGATGACAAGACCTTCAAGGTCGGCCAGCGCATCAATATCAAACTGGGCTACAACGGGGCCTTGAAAAACATGTTCGACGGATATATCACGGCTTATAATTCGGACAGTCATTTCGAAATCGAGTGCGAGAACATGGCCTACAAGCTCAAGTTGAAGACGGCGCCGAAGTTCGAGACACCCGTCGAGGGTACGAAGGTGGCCGACGTGCTGGGCGAGCGGTACGGACTGCTGAAAGATACGGGCTTCGCGCTCCACAGCCAGACACGCCGTTTCGACATCGAGGTCGGCAAGATCAAGGTTACGGACAACTTCACCGTGGCCGATGTACTGGAGGCATGGAGCCGCCACAAGGTCTACTGTTTCCTCAAGTACGACAGCTCCTCGGACGATGCGATGCCCGCGATCGCCGTGGGGCGCCCGTACTCTGCGTCCCCGAGCCAGCCTCAGTTCCCCTCGGACGGCGAAGGGCCCTTCGTCATACGCTTCGACAGACATGTGGCGCAGAACAATCTGAAGGTGCTGCGTACGGACCCGCGCTTTCTGGCCGTGCAAGCTAAGGCGTTGGGGGCAGACGAGAAGTTCTTCGAAGTCACGGTACGCCTGAACCCAGACTATGACCCTTCGAATCCCGACAGCAAGGAGTTCCAGACGGTCAATGCAACGCAGATCTCGAAGAAGACGCACAAGATAACGGGCAACACCACGGCCGCGGGGGCCGACACCCGCACGAAGGTCGATCTTTCGACCTATACGGTGGTGCCGTACACCTCGACCAATATGCGGATCACTTCCGACAAACTCGTCGAGGAGGCCATTGAATACTTCCGGGCCTACAATCTGAACGGCATCACGGGCCACCTGACGATCTTCGGCGACCATGCCCTCACACCTGCCTGCCAAGTGGAACTTAGCGACGAGCGCAACCCCTCGAAGAACGGCGTCTACCTTGTCGAAGAGGTCACAACGACATTCGGCACGGGAGGCTACCGTCAACGCATCTCGATTCCCTACAAAATCAAAGGAGAGAAAATGACTTACGGGGACGGAAAGAAAAAGAACTGACGTTTTCCGAATGCGTCGTTATTTTTCATTGAGTTCGTTTTCGATTTCCTCGATGGAAGGGAGCGTATTTTTCAATTCTTCAGAGGTTACCTTCATCAGATCGTACTGCGATATGCCGAGGGGTTGATTCGTTCCTTCCAATGCGTATTCTGCGACGACTCTGTCTTTTGTTTTGCATATAATCAGTCCGATCGTCGGATTGTCTTCAGTGCGTCTAAGCTGCCTGTTGACAGCAGTAACATAGAAACCTAACTGTCCGAGATACTCCGGTTTGAACTCGGTTACTTTCAGCTCCACGACCGTATAACACCTCAATTTCAGATGGTAGAATAGCAGATCTATGAAGTATTCGTTTCCGTTTACCTCCAGTCTGACCTGCCGTCCGACGAATGCGAATCCAGAGCCCAATTCGAGCAGGAAACGGGTGATGTTCGTGGTTAGGGCATCTTCCAATTCTCGCTCATTGTAGTTCTCACGCATGGTCAGAAAATCGAAATTGTATGGATCTTTCAGCGTCTGTTGTGCCAGGTCACTCATCGGCTCGGGAAGGTTTTTGCGGAAGTTCGTCAGGGCCTTGCCCTGCGTTTCGAACAATCGGGCATCGAGGAAATTTAGCAGCACGGCACGGCTCCACCCGTTTTCAAGAGTCTTGCCGACATAAAACAGAGCCTCGTCGATGGTGCGACACTTGGTCAGTATTTCGATATGATGGCGCCACGGGATTGAAAATATCGGGGATATTAATTTGTCACCAACTTGGTGACGAATTGTATCGGATTGGCTATAAAATAAATAAAAGCGTTTGCAGTATTTCAGGTTCGTAGGTGAGAACCCCTGCATATCGGGAAAATCGGCTTTCAGATCGCGGCTCAGGGTGTTGAAAAATCCATTTCCCCATTTCGCTTCCGCCCGGCGTTCCGCGATCTCTTTACCAAGATGCCAATACAAGCGCAACAACTCCGTATTTACTCTTACAGCAGCTTTTATCTGGCTTTGGCGGATATGCTGCTTTATCTCCGATAGCCACTGTTTGTAATCTTTTGCGAGGTCGCCGATCATTGTGCCATTGTTTTCGCAAAAGTAATGATTTTATGCGGATAATCTGGCGAAAGACACTGCATTATCACCGTAATGCCCCGATTTTTCCTATTCCTTATGAAAAGCGACTTAGGATATGGGACAGAAAAGCAAACTCCTCGAGAGCGGCGGCAGCCAGACAGTGATCCGCGAGGCGATCCGGCGTATCGCGCTGGGGCGGAGCATCGACCGCGTGGACATGTCGCCCGGCGGCACGGGCGGCGTTGGCACGGCACGTCTTATCCACGGTTATGTGGCCAAGGTCCATGACGACCCTTCGGATGCGGAGTTCGCCGAGTACGGCGGCACGATCGACGTGGGCGAATATCCCGACGAGACGGCCTCCACGGAGCCGATCATCCATAAGGGCGTGCTGCTTGCAGGTACGCAGGATAACAGCGGCGGCGTGCTGCTCGTTCCGACACTGCTCTCGGACGTTACGATCGTTTCGGATGCCGCCACGCGCGCGATGTATGTCGTGAACTTCTCGCATGCCGACGTGCTGCAATACAACGCGCACCGCGAGGTCACGATCGGCGTTCGAGAGACTGAGGAATTGGATACCTCGAGCGACTCGTCGCCCGACTACGACGAGCTGGAAGCTACAGGTAACGAGGCCGCGACGCACTATACGGCCGAGGGGATTACGTCAACGGTCAGAAACGACGGCGGCAAGGAAACATCCGTTACGCAGGATGCTGAAAATATCGCCCTGAAGGTCGACCGTGGCGAGCTCAACCTTTCGACAGACAAAGCCGAGACGAAGGTCGGCGGGCAGGCCGTAACCGTCACAGGGCAGAAGATCACCCTCGGCGCCGAAGACGCCACGGAACCCATGGTGCTGGGACAACAGCTCGCGCAACTGATGATGGAGTTTCTCACGGAGTGTACGAAGGTGATGACTCCGACACTCATGGGTACGATGCCTGCGGTCAACGCTCCGAATTTCGCGCCCCTTATCTCCAAGATCCGGAACTTCCTCTCGCAAACCTCCTTCACGAAATGAGCGTCGAGAAAGACCCCGCCATCGGCTCCCTTACGCCGGGGAGCCTCTGCCACAGCATCTATACGGAACTTTACAACCGGTTCTTCAACGCGCAGGACCGGCGGGACGACGAGCATCCGTGGGGCGTGGAGGAAGGCGACGAGACATCGATCCGGCTGCACAATACGGCCTACGGCTTTGCTGCAGCCATTGCGGGGGCCGTAGGCGGCGATGGCAGCAGTGAAGGCGGCATCCTCATCGAGTACCTGCGTCGGAGCGGCGGGGATATGTCGGGCCTTTTAAGGGCCCACTACGGCTTCGAGGCGGGTGCGGGTAACCGGACACTTCTTGCGGCCTACACCCGTGATGACGGTGCCGGTATCCGCTTCGCAGAAGATATCGACGTGCAGGGCGGCGTCCTGCTTTCCGGACATAGGGTTATCGGTTACGATATCCAGAGCGACCGTATTACTCTCTCGGCCGCGAAGCTTGATCTGGGCGCAACGGTTCTCACATCGCAGGCTTCAATCCTTGTGGGTGCGGACGACAGCGGCGTACGGATCGCCCCGGATAATATTACGGTTGCAGGCAACGCGGTCTTCCACGGCGGCAATGCCAACTGCGCGGATGCGGACTGGACGATGCGCGACGCGAAGGTCGCAGGCACGTTGTCCGTTGCAGGAGCCGTCGAATTGTCGGGTACGCTTCAGGCCCTGCACGGCGCGGAGCTGGGTACGGCAGGCAAAACGCAACTTCTGCTGGGCACAGAGTGCCTCACGGCTTTTGCAGACCTCGCCTTGGCCGAGGGATGCGGAATCCGTATGGGCGGCTACACGGTGCTGAAACATGTGTCGGAGACGGAAGTGCAGCTCTCGGGCGCAAGGGGCAGCCTCTTGCTAGGCGGCGCCCACACCTCGCGTATCCGGCTGCTCTCGGGACTGATGGATACGGATGACAGTTACATGCTTCTCTCACCGCACGGAGCAGCCTATTTCCCCGATTCACTTATAGTACGCCACAGTTTCGGCGAGGTGCTGCTTTCAAGCTACCGAACCAATTCCTCGGATGAGGGCATCACAATCCATAGACGACTGCGGCTGGGCTCGAACACAGGAGCGTATCTCTGTGCGGAGGACGGGGGCATGGCGCTGCACGGCGTCTTTACGCGGACGCTTCCCGAGGACGGAGCGACGGAACGCACGGCACTGGGCACGCGACTCCGTTACCGCTATTCCGCCGAAGACACGCTCGGCGAAAAGAGTCCGGCAGGCGTCCTCTCCATAGAAACGGATGCCGCCGCGGTACTTTTCGAAAGTCCGATCCGCAGTGGTAAATCCTTCGGAATCGCCGGTTCCGCAACCCGCCTTGCCAGCGGTGTCCTATACTTATCCGAAGGGCTCTTCATCTCGGCCGGGGCGGACGGCATCACGCACTACGGCAACACCTACCTCGCGGGCGACGTGACGAGTGCACGCTTCACGCCGGGGCTCGCGGGCACAGGCTGGGGCGTGCAGCGCAGCGCCGCAACGGGCAATGCCGCGGCAACGTTCGACGAGCTGACCGTCCGCAAGCGGATGCGCATTTACGAACTGGAAATACAGAAGACCGATGTCGTTGGCGGAGCGCTGTGGATCAGCCACAGCTTCCGCGGCGACGAGGTCGAGAGAATACACTGATGGCAAAGGTCGATTATCCGATATACAAGATCCGCCGGGACCCGCACTCGAAGAAGGTGCAGAGCCTTGCAGTCGGGGATGTGGTGCGGCGTTCGTATTATGATGCTCCGCGGCAGGTCTATTCGCTGATGGTTGTACTCGATACCGGCACCGAGACTATCGGGAATGCCGAGGTTCCGTATTTTACCGGGGCCCTTATCGAAGGAGATGAACCCCGTGGGGAGGAGTTGCTCGACTTCGTGCGTATCACGAACCTTTTCGATACGCAGCGCAGCGGAGCTCTCTACCTCACGGCATCGGACAGCGATGCTCCTTACATGGATGTGATCGACTCTCTGGGAAGCGACTTCTCGCTGCTGTACCCCACGATGGGCGGAGGCGATCAGTATGCTGCGGATCGCAGTCGTTATGCCATGCAGGGAGAGTCGTATCTGACAGAGACCTATACGCAGAGCGAAGGCAATGTTTCGAGGATCTACCGTCTGACACGCACGTCGTACGAGGGTACGGGAAAATACGGATTGAAAATGGTTCCGGAGGAAACGGTGAAGGCACCTGAACGGATTCTCGTCTCGTTCAGAATCCGGGCTTCCGAAACGCTGGAGAATATTCCGGTAACATTCGGATATACGGATGGCTCGCAATCGGATTATTCCGATACACTCGACGCGGATACGCAGTGGGAATACCGTTTGGCAGTCTTCACTGTGGACTATTCCAAGCTGTATCAGCGGGCATTCGAAATAGATCTTACGGGTCGACTCGCTCAGGAGTCGTGGCTGGAGATAGCCGAACTCAACGTCGTACGTCTTTCGGATCTCGGCGCCTTCGCTCAGGCCGTCAAGGGGCGTATAGGCAATATCAGGGGCATCGTCGATTCCGTTTTCGGTACGCTGGAAGACTACGGGGCTTATTTCAAGAATCTCTATGCTTCGGGGAACGTCCACATCGCCGGTACGCTGACGGCTGCCGACGAGCAGGGCTTCGGAAGTACCTTTTACGTGGGTCGTATCCATCGGAACAGCTTCCCGAACAGCTTGCATCCGGCTTTCCATACCAAGTACGAAGCCTTCCCCGACGGTTCGCCCACAGGCATCGGGGGTTATTGTCATATCTCTTCGGGGACATCGCTTTTGGAAGTATTGGACGAAGTGTGGGCCCGCGACCATCAAGGGCAGAGGTACTGCTTCTCCTTCTGGGCACGGACAAGTTCTCCTCATACCCTGACCGTAGGCCATGCCCATCAGCCGCAAGTCAGTATCGACCTGACCCGACAGTGGCAGCGCTTCCATTATTCGTTTTGCGTAGAACGCGTGCAGGGGTCGAAGCCGACCTTCTCCTTCACCAAGGGCAAGGGTTTCTATTTCGCAGCGCCCCAGCTGGAGCCGGGTTCCCGCCCCACGCCGTACCAACCTACGGACGGGGTGCTGCGCGATACAGACGAGTACGGGGCATGGTTCGCCCGCGGCGGTATCGGCGGTACGATCCAGCACCCGCTGTTGCGGCTCGACGACGACGGCTCGGTCCGGGCGGGCGACGACTCTTTTGTCATCAACTCCGACGGCACGGGACACTTCGCCTCGGGACGTTTCCGCTGGACGGCAGATACGATTGCCCTTCAGGACTTCACGATACGCTGGGAAGACTTGAGCGAGGAGGCCCGCGAGAACCTCAAGGGCGAGAAAGGGGACCCCGGAAAACCCGGCAAGGACGGAGTATTGCCGGACTGGGTTGCGGATTGGGACAGCGGGAAGACCGTCATCGACGGGAGCAGCATCATCACCCCTAAAATCTTTGCCGGAGTTCGCAACAGCGACGGTACAATCACAGGCGTTGCGCTGGGACGCTACGAGCTGCTTTCACGCAATGAGGCCGGACAGTTCCAGAGTGAGACGATCGACGGGCTGTACGGTTTCCACAGCGGACAGCAAACATTTGCCATAGATACGACGGGCAGCGTAACGTTCGGCCGTGGCGAAGAGTCGATCCGTTACGATGCCTCGACGGGGAAAATCTCGTTCGGCAAAACGGTTTCGATGCAGTGGATCGGTGCGACCTACATCGACAAGGACGGTCTTTTCACGGGCACGCTCTCGGCCGATACGGTGCGGACTATCGTGCTCGACGCCGGGCAGATCACAGCCGGAGTCATCGATGCGGAGCGTCTGAATGTCGACGAACTGAAAGCCCGGCTTCTGACGGCCGAAAATATCGAGGCCCTGACGCTCGACGTGGAGCGCGGAACGATCGGCGGCTGGACGATCGACAGCGAAGCGATTTTCCGCGGGGCGAAGAACAATACCCCCGGCGGCTATACGGCAGGTCCGGGCGCCATGACACTCTCCTCGAACGGTCTGCGCGGCTACCGGTGGCGTCTGGAGTCTTCGGGCGCCGGAGCATTGGCCGGAGGCAACATCCTTTGGGACGATTCGGGAAAGGTAACCTTCTCCGAGGCGGTGAGCTTGCAGTGGACAGCACCTTTGGAGGCCATTACCGAAACTCTCGAAAAGGAGGTTTCGCCCCGGTTGACGCACATCACTTCGGAAGGTATCTACACAGGGACGCTCACGGCCGCACAAGTCAATGCCGCCGCGCTCGACGCAGGCAGCATCCGCACGGGCACGCTCTCTGCGGACCGCCTCGCCGCGGGCAGCATCAAGGCCGAGAAGCTCGATGCGGCCAGTATCCGTGCCGACATCATCAATGTCGCCTATATTAGCGGTTTGGAACTGAACTTTACGCGCGGCAGGATCGGCGGCTGGACGGTCGGGGCCTCGACACTCGCAAGCAGCCATATTCTGCTCGATAGCGGCAACCGGCGTGTGGCGGTCTACGGTGCGGGCGGGAGCTCCACGGCAGGACACCGCGTGCAGATCTACTATAACTCGGACAGAGACTTCGGCCTGTGGGCGTCGGATGCTTCCGGGACGCGTGTCGCCGCGCTGGGTTCCATGAATCAAATCGCTGGGTGGAATATCGAAGCTTCGCGTATCTGGAAGAATAATGTTTCGCTGAGTGCCGACGGCTCGATCACGAGCGGCTCGAAATGGAGGCTCGGCAACGACGGCTCCGGCGCGCTGGCTTCGGGCAATATCTCGTGGGACACATACGGCAACGTTACATTCGGGACTTCCGTGTCGCTCCAGTGGACCAGTGCCGCCAATACAGCGCTGGCTTCGGCCAAGACATATGCCGATACGAAGAAGAGCGAAGCCGTGAGCGTCGCAGCGGCTGATGCCACGTCGAAAGCTGAGGCAGCCAAGGAACTGGCACGTGCCATGGCATTCGGCAAGATGCTCTACCGCGTGCCGGAGTTTTTTCTTGACGGCAGTGTCCACTACAACGGTACGGGCAATTACCTGCCGCAAACTGTGCATCGCACCATCGAGCGTGTCGCGGGCTGCCCGAATTCTACGGGCTACGCTCTCAAGTACACCGCTACGGCGTGGAACTCTGCCTCCGATCTGCGCATCGGAGGTTTCCTCTTCGGCAATGCCTCGCGCGCCAATGCGGTTTTCATCGTACGTATCATCGCGCAGATTCCCATAGGCCGCACCTTGCAGAACTACCACAACGCCTACGGCAACGGAGGTACGAGCCGGTGGCTGACCTCCCAAGCCGGCACGGACAAGTGGGAAGAGTACATCTGCAAGGTCGTCTGCGGCAAAGATGGTTCTTTCAGCACGGTCAACCATTTCGCCCTCACAGGCGGCAGTACCCCCACCTCTGCAGCACCCGTGGTGTGGTACATCGCCTACGCTACGGTCTTCGATGTCACGGCCTCTGAGGGCTACATCACGACGCTCGACGCCAACGGTATCTATACAGGTACGCTAACAACGCAGCAGGTCAATGCCGTGGCAATCTCCGCGGCGAGCATCAAGACCGGAACGCTTTCGGCGGACCGTCTGGCTGCCGGAAGCATCAAAGCGGATAAGCTCGACGCGGGAAGTATCAAGACAGACATCATCAACGCCTCCTATATCAACGGTCTGGAGCTTACCTTCTCGCGGGGTAAGATCGGCGGCTGGACAATAGGCGCCACGTCGCTCTCGGGAGGAAATATTTTACTTGACAGCAACACTAAACGGTTGGTCGTCTATGGGGCGAATTCCGGCGTGGGGACGGGCAAACGCGTGCAGATATACTACAATTCGGACAAGGACTTCGGCTTCTTTGCCACGAACGCGGCGGGAACGTGTATCGCTCAGTTCGGCGCTGCCAATACGGTTGCCGGGTGGAACATCGAGACTTCACGCATCTGGAAAAACAACGTTTCGCTGGGTGCTGACGGGTCCATTACGAACGGCTCGAAATGGAAACTGAACAATGATGGTTCAGGGTCGATTGCCTCGGGCAATATTTCATGGAACGCCTCCGGTGCTGTAACCTTCTCTTCGTCTGTGTCGCTTCAGTGGAAGAACGACATCGAAACGGCCAAGAGCGCCAACTATGGCTACCGCTATTATAAACAGGTCATCATCAACGGCGAAGAAACGAAATATTATCCCGTTATTTTCAAGGGCGGAGACCAGACCGTGCAGCGCGACATCATGATCCGGCGTGCTTACCACGAACTGGCACCGGACACATGGTACAGCCCGACGCACAAAGGGGGGCTGAACCTTCTGATCAAAACGAACTTCGGCGGTTGGGGCGGTGTAGAATACGGATGGGATATTTATGATCTTCAAGAGAGTTACTGTCGTATGTTCGGCGGTGCGGGACATTGCGGCAATTACTGCATGTTTGCCGTGTTCCTGCGCGGCGGAGGCACTACGGGCGCCGTATACCACCTCTACTCGGACCAGCCCATCGAGAGCTCTTCCATGAGTCCTTCGCCGATTCCTCCGGCACCGCAGATCGCCTACAACTCGGACCTGATCTTCCAGAGCGGCACCTCGATGGCTTACGCTGCGGCACCGCGCACGCTTACGGCTGCCGTCGAGGAGGAGATTCGCCGCCACCGCTTCATTGCGCTGGCACAGGGATCCGACACTACGCTCAAGGAACACCCGCTGACCTACATTGGTTCCACGGGTATATACACAGGCACCATCCGCGCCAACCAGATTCAGGTCGATTCCGCACTCGTCGTGGGCGGCAGTACCTATAACGGCAGTATCTCGGTTCGTAACGCCAGCAATACGGTCAAGGTTACGCTTGACCGCACAGGCATTACAGCCGTAGGCGGCAAGATCGGTGGCTGGACCCTTACCTCCTCGTCGCTCTATGCAGGAGCTGTATATCTAAGCTCTACGGGTAATATTTATAACGGTTCTTACTGGCGTCTGTCGGCCAATGGTTCGGGATACCTTGCCAAGAACAACATCTCGTGGACGGCGGCCGGCGTGCTTACGATGAAAGGCGCGACGATACAGGATGCCATTATCAAGGGCACCTTGCGCAGCCCCTTCGTGAAGGTCGACGATTCGATCTGGGTCGATGTGGGCGGCAGCAGCTCTTCGACGAACAAACCCGATGCGGACAAGTACGATAACATCTGCATCATGGCGGGACAGGACTCGGGAGGTTGGAATATCGGGCAGCCGGAACTGCCATGGGATGTGAGCCAGTCGGGCCGCCGTCTTTGCTTGACACACTATCGCTACGGCAGCGAGTATGTCTACGGCACGAGTACCTTCACGGCACCTGCGGGAAAATATTTTTACGAGAACGGACGTCTGGCCTCGAAACTCAACATGTCGCGCCAAGTCGTAGAGCTGATAGGCTTCGGCACCTCTTCGACCTTCTACGGATGGATCGTGCTGAACCGCCGCGATCTTGGCACCACGTCCCAATACGGCGAATACATGCAATACCTGGCCATGGGGTCCGTAACGCTCAATTCCACGAGCAGCCTCACGCTCCGACAGAAGACCTATGACGGCAGCAAGGTTACGGTACGCCGTACGGGAGCGGGACTCTTTACTGTGGGATTACCGTGGACTTTGTCCGTGAACAAATACATGGTCATGCTCTCGGGCAAGACAAGCCCCGTGCAGAGCACGCCGATCTATGCCACCGTGAAGAACCAATACTCGACCTCTTTTATTGTACAGACACAGGATGACGCCTCGGCCAACGACGGATCGTTCAACTTCGTCATCATCTCTACGGCCGATTTCACATAAAAGATGAGCGCGGCTCAAACCATTGCCAGCCGTGCGCCCTAACCTTCGGTAAACAGCCAAAAAAGCAATATGGAGATCACCAGCACCATTGTCACGCGCACGGCCCGCCAGCAGACCGAGAAGGCAACTTTCGCTATCGAATATTCGACCGTCAACGGCACACTGCAACGCGTACAATTCAACATTTACTCTATGGCAAGCGATGCCGCCGCGGAAGAATACCGCGGAAACATCTATTTCGACGGAAACGACTTCACCTGCAACCTTCCCTTTTCGGAAGAGATTCCGTACTACGTCGGTAAATCCATAGAGTTTATCCGGCAGATCGTCGAGGAGTGCACCGCGGCCGTACCGGCCGCAACCTCGGATGTGCCGGCGCCCGCACGACAATCCAGATAACAAGATACAACGTATGGAAATGACGATCAAAGACCGGCTTTACCTGCCGGCGCTACTGCCCGACAAGGGTAATTACAGGGAGTTCAACCTCAAGAAGGGCATTCTGCAGAAAATAGCCCTTACGGATGCCGAACGCGAGGCGGTGGGCCTGCATCGTGTGGAGGAAACGGACCGCATAGAGTGGGACACGGACAAGGAGACGCCCCTTGTGGCGGACTTCTCACGCGAAGAACTCGACTACCTGCGGGAAGCGTGCGAGAAACTTTCGGAGAAGACCCTGCCGGATGACATGTGGGCCACAGTAGAGCGCATCTTCGATAACTGTCAGGCGGAGTAAACAATCGTCGGGCGGAGTAACGAAAAAGGCAGGATCTTGCGGATTCCTGCCTTCTCGCGTTTGCGATCGTATGTTTTTTTCGAGCGATGCACTGTCCGCCGCAGATGCGCAGATTTGCCGTGTCGCTCGATCTCCGCCTCGCGGTCAGCCTTTCGGTGGGCTTTAAGGTAGTCTTGCTGTGTGATCTTAAATTTTTTCATACGTCGAATATCAAAGTTACAACGGCGTGTCCTCCAATGGATATATTTATTCCCATGAATGACAAATATAGCGCATCTCGGGGACAAAACAAAATGCGACTTCTGTCCGCTCGGGTCCCGCTCCACTCCAAACACTTGTCCTGCTCGGTCACTATTCTTCAACCGAACGACATCACGATATGAAGCATGGCACGGGAGGACATACTGGTCGACTCCACCTATGGAGAGCTGGTTACCGCGGACAATCCAGCGGGCAGAGTCATCTACGACTTCGTTTTGCTGGAAGAGGTCGCGGGTATGGATAACGAACACTATGCCTACGGAGAGATTTCCCTCGCACAGGAGGCGGAGAGGCGCTACGACGAGGGCAGCAGTGTCCATGTGCGGATTCCCTATACGGCCGTTTACCTGCCTCTGCGCGTTCGCTTCCACATTGCGACGCCGGGAGGCGGGGAGCACTATATGGTAAATCCTGCGAACAATACGCCGTGGTTCGATGTGCAGCGTACCGGTGGCGTTGTCATACGCCTCTCGGAATATGCCGAGGTGAATGCGGACAGCCTCTTCCGCCTCGTGCGGCGAGGCGGCACACTGGAGCTCTATAGTGGTACGGATACGGACGTGCGCATCGGTGCGGCCCTGCGCCAGAACGAGGTCTTCCTGCTGAAAGCCTCTCCGGGAAGCCTCTACCAACACCCGACTACGGGCGTGGGACTCATCGACTTCCTGCACGGCAACTTCGAGACGACGGGCCTCGCGGCACGGCTGCAGCGGGAGTTCGAGAACGACAGAATGATCATCAACAACGCATACATGGATTCCGAAACGGGCGAGCTACTGCTCGACGTCACGGAGAAGGAATAACAGATACACTCGATGGGACGGTATACGGTAATCACAGGGCAGAACCTCTATGACGTATCGCTCGACATCTACGGCTCGATCGAGGGCATCACGGACCTGCTGGTCTCGAACCCCCGGCTGTCGATGGCTTCGGAGCTGCACGCGGGCGACCGGCTGGACTACTCGGACGACTACCTCATAGATGCCGAGACGGCGGCCTACCTGCGGCGCGAGGGCATCACGCCCGCCAGCGGAGAGCGACGCGTTTATTTTCGGCAGACATCGCAGCCACGGCGTTTGGAGCTGTGCCTCCCTGCCGCAACATCCGGTGTGTTTTTCTCCCTCTCGGGCCGCGGAATGGCGGAGATCGACTGGGGCGACAATGCGCCCCTGCAGACTGTGGGGCTGGAGGTACAGCCTGCGATCCTGCGCCACACCTTCGATAACAGCGTGGCCACGACGCGCATCGTACGTCTTTATGGAGACATCGAACTTCGCGAGGCCGACCTCTCGGATCTCGAGGCACAGGAACTCCTGCTGCTGCGGCCTCTGCATGTCGAGGAACTCGCCCTGCGCTGGTGGCGGGCGCCGCTGAGCTTCCTGCCGCTTATGGAAGGTCTCTATGCCCTCGACCTGCGGGATGCCGTATGCGACGATCTGCGGCCGCTGATCGAGTGTCGCAACCTTATGCGCCTCGACCTGTCGAGCGCAGAGGTGCAGCGACAGGTGCTCGATGGGTGGCTCACGGATCTCGTGCGCAGACATTACGGCCGCCGCGCATGCCACGTGACGCTCTCCGTGCGTCCTTCGGGCGAGTACCGTGAACCGGCGCGTGACGAAGAGCTGAACTACATCCTCTCGTGCGGCATGGAGGCCGTATGGCTGCTGACGCACGAGGAGGCGTGGAACGAGGGCGCCCCATGGCGCTTTACAATCTGCGGCGAAGAGTATGTTTACGAAGCGGTACCGGAACCAGAACCCGAGGAACCGGAACCAGAGCCAGAGCCAGAGCCAGAACCCGGACCTACACCTCCTCCGCATTCCGGCGGAGCGAACGATTAAGCCACAGAAAACGATGAGCAGAACCATACGACAGATATACGAGGAAGCCGTTGCCGAGCGCAACAAACGTCTGGAACTTGCAGAATTTTCGAACGATTCGAAGATGTCGGTCATGAACGGCGTGGCATGGATGGTCGCGGCGCTGATCTACACCTTCGAGTCGATCCTCGATGTCTTTGCCGTGGATGTCTCCGAGACACTCGACAGCCGTATCAACGGCACGCCTCGCTACTACGCCGAGGCGCTGCTCAGGTATCAGAAGGGCGACACGCTCCGGGTGCGCGAGGACGGACTGGGGTTCGGCTATGCCAGCGAGGACCCCACGAAGCGTATCGTCACACAGGTATCCTATACCGAGAGTACGGACGACCGGAACGTGGACAGCAAGCTGATTCTGAAGGTCGCCACTGGGGAGCGCGGAATGCTGCGTGAGATCGAGGCCGAGGAGTTGATGCAAATCACGGCCTATGTGAACCGCATCAAGTTCGCCGGCACACGCATCGAGGTCATCAGCCGTCCGGGCGACGTACTCATTCCCCGCGTTACAGTCTACTGGGACGGCGCGGTACCCGAGGCGGAGCTCTGCGACGCTCTCGAGGCTGCGCTGGCCGAGTATGTCATGAACATAGACTTCGACGCTGCTATCTACGTCAACCGCGTATGGGAGGCGTTGCGACGAGTAGAACATGTCACGGATGTCTGGGCCGACGCCCGAGCCACACCCGCACAGGGACTCTTTCTCGCTTCGTACGACGGCGACGGACATCTGCAGCCCCCTCAGCACATAGAACGCATGACCCTTACCTCGTCGGGCTACGTGCGGGAATCTTCAGGCAAGGATGCCGAGGCAGAGCTTCCCACCTTCCGGCAGGCCCTAAAACTTGTGGTGGGTTCTATCAATTCCATTTTTTATTTCTTGCATAAGACAGCAGAACCCTTTAACTGTCTTGAGCAAGATAATCTTGCGTAAAGTTAAGCAAT